TCGCTCTTATTTCCAGGTCTGTAAGGATGTAGGAAACAGTCTGTACTCGTACACTTTCTTGCTTCTTGGGAGGAGCCGATACAGTTGATGCACATAAGGTAAATAGCTTCCTTACGGCTTCCATTCGCTGCCTTTTGTGCCCTCTCAGGCCACTTTTCCCGAAGCATTTGCTCGTTTGTCTTGGTCATGCGCCTATTATATCACACAATGCCCGTCAAACAAGCCCAACCTACGATAATTGTGATTCGCAGAAAGGGTCTAAGTCGCTGCCGTCCAAAGGCTTAGGATCCTCCTTATCAACTCCTAGATGCCTGTTCATTCCGAGGAGGGCGTATCCAACAATATCTCTATAGGGATTTTCAGCAAAAGCACTAGGATCGTTTGCCAACCTAAAAAGTTTATCAAGAATCCTAGCGATAGTGAGGAGATCGTCATACTGATTGGTGTTGATGCCTTCTGGGAACATCTGGCGTAGGCACTCACCACTCCTACCAAAAGAATCGCCATAAGCCCGTTGCTTATCGTGTACAAGATCTCCAACTGCATCTCCTAATTGTGAAAATATGTTATTCGTCATAATGTAATCTCTCTTCTAATTCCTCGATCTTATTTAAAAAGGCTTTGCGATCCATGTAATTCACTAAAGCCATAGCCACTATCTGTCTTGAAGAGATGGACCCATCAACTAGATTAGCGTACATCTCTATTTCGTCTAAGTAATTACGCAAGTCCAAAGGTAATTCTTTTACTTTCAGTATCTTGCAAGCGCAATCATGAATGAAACATTGGATTACCATTTACAACCACACAGGTACAGGTTCCCCTAGCTCATATGATACCTCAAAGAGTTCTTCATAAAGACTCCTCAACTTTCTAGCAGACTCCCTGTACTCATCTTCCTTGGCAATATGCTTGTTATACTTAGCACAATGAGCGTCAAACATTCTCTTGAACTTCGCATCCAGTTCATCTCTCTTCTTTTTAAGCTCATCACTCATTTAATAACTTCTCCTTTGATTTGTCTCCAATCAAGTACGAACGCACCTCAATCAAACACGCTAAAAACCCTAATTTATAATCCCTCATCCCTTTATCATCTTCTTTTCTATGATTGTTGAAATCAGATGTCACCCTACTAATCTCTTCATCTACATACTCGATAAGCTCTGTAATAGTGTTCATTTGGCTAATGCCTCCATGCCCTTACGAATAGAACTCACAACATCCTTGTACGGTTGACGAATTAGGATGGGCTCTTGATGATAGTTGGTGAACACCATTGTAGAATAGTCTTTTCCTTTCGCATCCTCAAAGCGATATGCGCTGGTGATGTATGTTACATTCAAGAGGATATCGTATGGCTCACCTTTGAGCATTACTATACCTAACTCATCATACTCAATCTCTTGCACTCTAAACTCGGCAAATCCTGGAAAATGATCTCCTCTGTAAGTGCTTAATCTTTTAATGGTAGGCCCGTCCATGCTCATAGCTAGAAGCATAATGCCCCCAAGCACAATCAAACCAATACAAGTTCTAATTACCTTTAACATATCTAAATCTCCTGTTGTCCATAGTTACCTGTGTCCAAATTAAATTGACTTTCTACCTCTTCTTGTTCCTCAATAACATACATATTCAAATCTCTTGCAATCCGTAGCTCAAGTCTTGCGCCCTTAGAGTGCTCCCAACCCTCCAACATATAAATACCTTCGCACTCACATAATTGAGGGATTGCTTTCCTCATATAATAGTCCCATGAGTGATGCTCGGGTTTACCAAGCTCACTAGGATCAAGAGGATCATGCCCTTCTTCTTTCAAGTGTTTAACTGCATTTTTAAAATTCTTCCTGTACTGGTCATGCTTCAGCCCTGTAATCATTCCGCTAATATATACTTTCATAATTGGTTTACCTCAATGCTTGCTTGTTGGAGGAGGGTTAAACCCTCACCTTTTGTATAACTCTCTTTGTATATCACCCTTTCTATACCTGACTGGATAATGAGCTTTGCACAATCAAAACAAGGGCAACAAGTAACATATAGTGTTGCGCCTTGGGATGAATTAGTAGAACGAGCAAGTTTAGTGAGGGCGTTTGATTCTGCGTGGAGTACTTCTTTCTTGGTCCACAATTGATCGACGCAATCAAGATATTCACACTTATTATCAAAGCCCCTAGGAGTTCCATTATATCCTTCTGATATTATTTGTGTGTCCTTTACTACCAAACATCCCACTTTCCTCTTTTCAGCATAAGACAGTTGAGCTAACTCAGTTGCCATGTTCATGTAAGTGGAGTCTAACTGTTCTAGGCTTGCCATCCTTTTTCCTTCCGAATAGTATCCAATAGGAATTGAACGCTCTCGCGCATAGTCCATTTAGGAGACCAGCCTGTTCGTTCAGAGAATTTACTAATGTCTGGTATTTGAAGTGTGACATCTTTAGGGCGAAGCAACGCAGGGTCTTGCTCACTCTTTATGTCCATGTGAGAAGTGTCTTTAAGTATCTCCAAGAAATCACCTACCGTCATAGTGGTGGTTCCTCCAATATTATACACCTCTCCATACTCGCACCGTTGAGAAGCTACCCAATAAGACTCCATAGCATCCCTCACATCAATTAAAGTACGAACTGAGTCTAAATTACCATGTACAATCTTCTCTTTCTTCCCCATTTCGATGTCTACAACTTGACGAGTGAATGCGGTAGAGAATATATCTGCTCGTCTAGGGTTAATGTAAGTAAACATCCTAGTAACAATCACCTTCATCCCATAACAATGATAGTAGGACATGGCGATCTTCTCTTGCGTCAGTTTAGATACCGCATAAATATTAACTGGATCTAAAGCTTGATCCTCCGTAATAGGGACATCCTTTTCCGTAACTAATCCGTACACCTCAGATGTGCCGCAGAACTGGATGATTGGGTCCAACTCCAAAAACTTAATAGCCTCAAAAAGATTAATAGTATTATTGATGTTGTTGTTTAGGACAGATAAAGGGTTCTTAAAGCAAGCATGAACATTAGCATGAGCAGCAAGGTGGAACACATAGTCAGGTCTTACATCACGCAAAACGGATAGAATAGCACTAAAATCAGTTAAATCACATTCATGAACAGTAACCTGATCTTTAATATCCTCAAGATTCTTATTAGTTGCGGTGCTGTGCCATCGTGCTACTCCATGCACATCAAGCTCTGGGTGGAACTTGACCAAATACTCAGCCAAATAACTAGCACCACTTCCCGTAATCCCTGTTATTAGGACTCTCTTCAACGCTTTCCACCAAAATACTTTACTGCGTATCCTTCTTCAACTAGTAAATCATTAATGCTACCTGCTTGGTTAAGGCTAAACACTACACCTAAGTATCTTCCGTACTTACCCTTCTCTTTTGTATGAACGAAGAGCGAACCCTCTTCAAGCCATTTTGTAATCACCTCAGTAAAATACTTCTTACTTGCTAATCCTCTGGCCTTTTCCTCCAAGTCCCGTGTTCTACTCTCTGGTGTATTAATTCCATACATCCTCACCCTGATTTTGTGGGTAATGTTGAAGCCTAGGTCCACGGTGCAGTCGAAGGTATCACCATCTACAATGTGGTCGATTGTTTTGATTTTATATTGGTACATGAGCTATATATAATAGGTGAAACATGAGCAACTTTAAGAAGTTATTGAAAGTAATTGAGGAAAAAGCCTCCCATTCCAGCGCAGTCCTGCACTTCAGAGCAGCATCTAGGGTTGCAAGGGGGACAGCTAGTAATCCCTCCATCTTGCAACAGTTAGGTAGAGCTATGAGGACTCATTACCAAGGGATGAATAAGAAGGAGCTTGAGGCTGTTAAGAAAGGCGAAGAAGCTCGAAAGAATCCTACCGCTGCGAAACCTGCACCTAAAAAGAAAGAAAAAAAGAAACCAACCTAATCCCCTGTAGTGGTACTCTCGTCAGGACTCGAACCTGAAATCTACGGATTAGAAGTCCGTTGCATTATCCAATTATGCTACGAGAGCTATGGGCAGCAGGTTTTAATGTGTTCACCGTATGAAGGGTGAGTGAAATGAATACCACAGGTAAGACATTTAGTAGCTACAAGAGAAGGATCCTCTTTTAAGAAGAAATCATGGGCTCCAAACTTAGCCTCAACACCTTCAAAGTTAGTAGCACAATGGGCATCAAGATGCTCGTCACTAGCATAACACTCACCACACACAGGACAAGCAGGATGATATTCAGCTTGAGACACACAACTAGACATCATTAGAATCGCTGCAAGAATTAGTACAGCACTTAGCACGATTTTATTAAAGTTATCTTTCATATATTTAATCTCCTTTCTCTATCCTATAACTATCATCCTCAAAGTGTTCAGTTGAGAACTCAAACAATTCACTATCCTCTAGTGCAATCATCTGGTGTAGCAATCCTCTGTATACTTCAAATGTATCCCCTGGGGTTAATAGTATCTCTTCCATTTCCTCGTCCATATCTCCCCTTATATCCGTCTCTGCGTAGCGCACAAGCATCTTACCTGATTGTAAGTAAAATGTCTCACGCTTCTTCTCATGGTAGTGCAGGGAACATCTCTTGCCCTCTTTAAAGAACAAGAGCTTCCCACAATACTCAGGGGTGTTATGAATCCACAGTTCATATCCCCATCCTTTTTTGTGATATTTAGGTTTCATTTTAATGTGTATTGGTAGGATGGGTGGGACTCGAACCCACACTTGATAGATTTTAAGTCTATTGCCTCTGCCGATTGGGCTACCATCCCGTATATTTTAGCCAACCGTATTCTATTTCTAAAAATGTAGCTATGCATTATACTGGTAGGACAGGATGGACTTGAACCATCGACTACAGCCTTATAAGGACTGCGCTCTAACCGACTGAGCTACTGTCCCAACAAAAAAGGAGAGAGAGGGATGCGTTTATGAAGATCGTAAATCCCTCTCTCTCATAGGAGTTTCTGTACAAAGAACAGATTGCTATCACCAACCGACAGCGTAATATTATAGAGCTACTGTGGGCTTAAAAATAAACAAAGTTATTTTTTCTTTTCCCCTTCCATTTCCATATAACGAGACATTAGAGATGAGGAAGTCTTGGTGCGTCCTTGTCTCTTGGCTTTAACGAAGGCTCTGGCAATCCGCTGCTTCTTGCTCATGCGACCCGACTTAACATCTGCTGCCTTTCTTCGACGGATTACCGCTCGTTCATCCTCACCCTCTAACAGCTTAAGCACTCTCTTGAAGGTGTTCATTTTTTAGTAGACTTTTTCTTTGTAGTTTTCTTTTTTGCTTTGGGTGCAGGAGCAGGAGCAGGAGCTACCTCCTCTAAACCAAGTAAGGAACCATTCCTCTCAGAGGGAGTCCTAATTTTAGCATCTCCACGGTTAGCTTTTCCTGCGGTTAATTTCTCTTTCTTCCCTAAACGGGCTAACACATGACGGTTAAGACGATTCATTCCCATGATTTAATTCCTTTTTCTTATTGGATTCTATGATAAGCTTTCCTTTAACAAAGCGAGGGACATAGATTATCTTGCCATCCTCCCCCTTATCTGTTAAAATAGCGTCTGCTAACTCTAGAGAGATATCATTTTGGATGAACTTTGCAATCTTCCTTGCGCCGTACTCTCTGGAGTAAGCTTTCCTTATTATATAGCTTAGAAGAGCGGCAGTTCGTTTAATTGGTAAGCATTTTAACTCTAGGGAGGCAATCTTTTTTGCTGATGCCTCATCAATTTCATTAAAGAACACCTGATGGTCGATCCTATTTAAAAACTCAGGGTTAAACTCACCTTTTAATGCTTTCACAACATCTTCCTTTGAATCAGAGTAGGTAATAACCTTCCTATCAAATCCTAACTTTTTTTCTCCTATTCGCAAGTCCTTGAGTCCTTGATTAGATGTGAAGATAAAGATAGACTCAGAGAAATCCAAAGAAGTTCCCATATTGTCAGTACAATACCCTTCATCCAACAATGAGAGAAGGAAATCATAAAACTTACTGTCAGCTTTCTCGATCTCATCAAACAAGAAGACCCACCGATTAGATTCCTCAGCTTTTTCAGCCAAGACGCTCTTATCCGTATGCCCCACATACCCTGGAGGAGCCCCTATTAACTTAGAGTATTCATGCTTACCAATATACTCAGCGCAATTAATTTTAAAAAAATGGGGAGTATATCTTCCAGCTACCTCCTTCGCTAACTTGGTCTTGCCTACTCCTGTAGGACCTACAAAGAATAAGGAAGTAAAATTCTTTAAGCCAGCAGCAATTACCTTCAATGAATTAACCACAGTAGACACAGCTTCCTCTTGCCCTATGACTACACGGTTGAGGTATCGTCTAGTATTCTCAATATCCCTAAGTGATTTTATCTTAGGAGTTTCTTTGTAATGACGAACCTCTTCTCTAACAGTCTGCTTTTGAAGCTCTTTCGCCATTTGCTCCATTACAAAATGAAAGTCCTCCCCTGTAAGGGTAGAATTTAAATCCGCGCAGATGGCTTCCAAGCAAAAGTGCGGATAAGCACTTAGAACACTCTCATAAAGAGTCTTAAGGGCATTCTCATACTCGGAAGTATCTAAACCATCCTTAAGAGCTATAACTAAATCTTTCCCCTCCACAAGCACACACTTAAGAAGGTACTCTACATAATTCTTAACTAAGAATGTCTTTTCTGCGGATTCAATTTTCTTTTTAAGCTTATGGTATACACTAGATTCTTCTTCAGTTGTGAATTCATGCATAAGAGCGACAAAGTTTAGCTCTTTACAATAAACCTTTAAAGTACTCTTTTTAGTCATTGAGGTCCAACTGCTTAAAAACTGAAAAATCTTTACTGTCTTGCGCCTCGTCCTTCTCTTTAGACACTTCCATTTTTACCATCATGTCTAAGATTTTAATAGTGTTACTCTTAGAATTTTGTGCAAGTTTTAAGCAATCTACCATTTGAGATTTAGAAACCCCGTCCGCATTATTCTCATCTACCATATCTTTAAAATAACGATAGGCATCTAAGGCTAAATCTCTATCCTCAGACGCTTCCACAATAAGTTTTTTAGCGATTTTCTGGATTCTATTCCCATCAATGATTGATCGCTTTAGAATGTATTCACTTGGCATTTGTATGTCCTCTCCATTTATTTATATAATAAGTAAGTAATTCAGAGAAATCAGAAAAACTTATCGCATCAGGGAAACACTTAAAATGAGTAATAAGTGGCTCCATATCTTCATCTTCTATCAAATTTTTCAAATTCATCGGCATCTTCCCACTCATAAAATTCTTCAGGATTTCTCTGAATATTTTTTAATTTCATTTTTTTCTCTGTTCTGCCCCGAGAAACGGGCTTAGACTTTGGGTGCTTCACAATAACCTTAGTAGGTTTCCCTTTTTTCATAAAATATCCTTCGCATCTGCAAATTTGGTATCCCCCTCCTCATGAAGTTTTCTTCTACGAGCTACTTGGTCATCGTTTTCTTGGGTGTACTGCTTAGAATACATCTTAGCTAAGTAATCTACCCCTAAATCCAACTTAGGGTAAACTCTAATTAAGGAACAGAGGAAGTTTATACCTCCTCCTATCATTTCTAAGAAATAGAACACTAGAGATTCAAAGTAAGTTTTCACTCAGATTCTCCAAACAGTCCACCACCAAAATTGGACGGGTTACCTCTATCCTCTAAAATAGATAACCTTTCTGCTACAAGACCATCAGCAGGGAACATAACAATGATACACCCCTTCTTTTCATTCCAAGAAAGCTGTGCGCTTTCTGGCTCTTCTTCCATGCACTCGCTTATAATATTATACCTCTTACAAGTATTATAATATTTAAAGAAGGAGTCGGTGGAAATAATAGTAGAACCGTTATTAGGTCTTTGACGGTTCATATAAAACTGCATTTGAGCGTATGTGATATAGCCCCCATCCGAATCATAATGCATAGGATGGGAGCCTTCACCTTCTTCAAAGAATTGGGTCATAACTAGTTCAAAGAATACTCCTCACTATATTTACTAGCCAAATCCCAAAGTTGTGAATTATATTTTACATCTTTTTGAATATTCGTAATGGGTCGCACCTGCCTACGGGTAGAGGTGTTAAGGTAACCTCCCCGCAACAAGTTTTCCTGCGCCACATTAAAAGTTCTCCAAAGATCAAATCCTCGATCCTCTTCTCTCCTAACACGCTTCATGTTTTGTAGAATGTCCTCGTTAGGGGACTCAAAACGAATCTTTGCAGCATCAGCAAAGAAATCCTGCTGGGAACGAGGAGTAAGATTTACTTCTTTCCATGTGTTAACCTTATCAGAAAGCCTCGTAGCATTCATAACAAGCTCACGCGAAGCACTAATAACCTGTTGAGGCTCAAAACCAATGTGCCGAATGTGAATCTTACCGAAGTCCGACTCAGACACAACCATTCCGTTAGAGCAAATCATGCGGAAAATACCAGCCATCAGGTCATAACTGCCCAGACCATTGTGAGCATTCATAAGAAGCATCTCAGGGAAGGAGTCACCAACACCAAAAGACTTAACATCCAGATCTTCATGGCGAAGTCGGATAATGTGTTTGGCATGGTCCTTAGACCATGTACGAGCCCTCACTTGTTGGGCTTTCCAAGCAGTCCAACCCTCATCCTGAAGGATCTCCAGAATATCAGTAGTAGGGAGGAAAGAGTATCGGTCAGATACTCTACCATCTTCGGGCTCCGTAGCAAACGCCGCAGGGGCATAAGTGCGAATCAATTCTTCATTTTTAATCATTAGTTTGAACCTCCATAAAGTTCCTCAAAAGCTTCCTGTCTATTAAGTCCTCGGTCCTTCTGCTCCTTTAGCATCCGAAACCTTTTACCTGTTTTGTCTGTATACTCCTCAATAGAAGCGTATGATTCAGTAACCTTACGCTTCGGTTCAGAGGGGGTACGCACCTCAAATGCTTTAGCAAACGCTCGGTCCACCATCGCATCAAATTTCTCAAATCGTTCGTCAGTATTCATATTTTCCTCCGTTGGTGCAATATTATAGCATAAGTATTTAGTGAATACAAACTAAACTTCTAAAAAATTTCTGAGGGGCTCGTACCCCTTCTCAGACCCTCCCTCTAGGATGCGCTTCAAATCCTTGGATTGGAATTTTTTACCAGTTCCTTCCACAGTATACCAAGCTCCAGCCCTATTAATAAGACCGTCTCCTTCAAACTGCTTGAGAAGCCCAGCGTAAGGGTTCAAGCCTTCGTTAAACAATAGCTCAAACTCACACTCTTTAAAAGGAATGGAACACTTGTTCTTAGTGTTGCGTAATTTTCCTTGTATACCTATTACATTCTTTAGGTCATCTCTAATCAAGTCGCTAGTCTTATTGGAAATACATTTCAAATTTACACCCAAGTAGTACTCTAACGCTTTGCCTCCTGCTGCTGCGGTATCAGGACTACCATACATCACGCCAACTTTATTTCTAATTTGATTAATAATAACAAGAGCCACCTTCTTCATGCGAAGAATAGGATTAATCTTTCTTAGACACGCACCTGTGGATTTTGCTCTTACCGCTCCCTGCATATTGTTGCCATCGTAGTTTTCAGCTTCGTACTCTGCTTTTGAGGGGGACACAGCAATACTATCATACACCACTACAATAGGAGTATCCTTATCTTCTCGTCTGATCTCCATAATAGTATCCTGTATAACTTGAAAACACTCTTCCAAGGTTTCTGGGGCTGCGTATATTAAATTAGCAGGGTCAATACCTAAATGAGTAGCAAACTCTGGGTTGTAAGCATTCTCACTATCAACCATCATAGAGTAATAACCTTCAGCTTGAGCTTCTTTAAGGATGTGAGTACCGAACACAGTCTTAGCTGTACTAGACTCCCCTATGAACTGTGTAATCATCCCTATGGGAATGCCTTTAGTGTAATCGCCAGAAATAACCTTGTTGAGAGCATAGCTACCTGTGCCAACAAACCCCAAATCAGGGGACTGCTCCGACAACAAACCAGCAGTCTTAAGCCTCTTTAAAACCTCTTTATCCATACTTTATTATAGAATTTACTGGCTATAAACTATGTTCTTTATGCCGTATTTATGTATTAAACCCATGCAGCAGGGGCAAGGTTTGGCTAAGTTATTGTTACGCCTATAGATATAAATTGTGGTTCCTCGTAAATCTATACCTCTCCTCACAGCTTTGTAAATAGCATGGCTCTCAGCGTGAAGGGTACTGTACTCTCCTGCACCGAATTTAGGGTGCGTCTTGCGTGTATTATATGCCTTAGATAAAACCCTCTTACCCCTAGCTATAGCTGCTCCTATTTGGAACCTATGATTTGACTTATGTGATTCTTTAATTGCTATCCGCATAGGCGGGGGCGGGTCTTCAAGGTTCAGCACGGCAATCCCTCAAAGTATTCACTAAAAGCCTCAACCATTCTATCTAAATCCTCTTGCGAGAGGTATTGATGAACCCCCACATGTATACCATGCTCCCCTATATGCTCTGAATTAGGGAAATCCCCTGTCTTATGTCCCATAAATGCGTAAGCCTGATGCTGGGTAGGAGTGGATCCAAAGTTTCTCTTCCAATGAATGTTATATTTATCTAGAACCTTATGAAGCTCAGTTATATCATGAGACTTATCTCTAAGAACTACACTAAAAGCATGAGGACATACATCCATATCCTCTGTATCGTAGTTAAAATAAGCTAAAGACTTATAATCACGCAACTTATTTTTTAAATAATACAAGTGTGTCTTCCTTACCCGATAAGTTTGCCAAAAGTCTTCAAGCTGACCCAAACCCACAGCAGCTTCAAGATCATTCATTTTAGAGTTATAACCAACACGCTCATGTCTAAAAAATGCATGACCTTTATGCCTACCGTGGGTCCTGGTAGATTCTACGGACTCTGCTACCTTCTTATTCTGTGTAGAAACCATGCCCCCTTCTCCGCAACAAATAAGATGTGCTGCAAAATAGCTAAAGGCTGCTCCATCACTCATCTTGCCTACATAGGCGTGACCTAACTTAGCTCCATGTGCTTCACAGGCATCTTCAAACAATAGAAGCTTATGCTTGCTTGCGATTTCCTTAAGAGCGTTCATGTCGCACAGAACACCCATAGTGTGTACAGCTAAAATGGCTCTAGTCTTAGGAGTAATCGCCTCTTCTATCTTAGAGGGATCTATATTCATGCTTTCCAATTCTACATCTACAAAAACAGGAGTAAACCCTGCATGGAGAACCGCATTAGCGGTAGCTATGAAGGACAGCGCAGGGACGATAACCTCATCCCCTCTCTTGGCCCCAAAATCATAAAGAGAAGCTAGGAGATTAGTAACAGCATCCGTACCAGAACTCATAGCCATATTGTATGTGTACTTGAACAGCTTACCCCAATTTTTTTCAAACTTCTTCACTTGAGGACCATAGGAGATCCACTCATTGGTTAGACAAGTTTTAACCTCTTGGATGGACCTTTGGTTTAGTTGGATCTCTCCAAACTCAATCCTCTTTAAAGGATTCTTTACTTCAAATTTCTTAGCGTATTCACTTTTCATTATATAAATCTCCGTGTTCTATTAACATAGTGCTCTTTCCATCCTCTCGCTTTAAAGCCCTCTCATACGCACTAAATATATCCGAAGGGTCTTGCAAATCAATAACTTCTAAAGTGTCTGTCATACTCCTAAAGGCATCACTATAATTGCCTTTGTGTTGATACCCTGGATCGAGTGGACGCTCCGAACCCGCAGCCACTTTTATGATTACTTTGGGCAGAGATCTTCCTCCCGACATTAAAGGCCACTTGTCTATATGATTTATTATCTGATTACAGGCAAGAAGTGCAAAATTGAACCTGGGGTAGATGCAGACAGGGACGGTTCCTTCCAAAGCAAGACCTAAGCAAAAACCCGCTTGAAAGTCCTCCGCTACAGGCATCTCCAAAAGGCGAGAGGGCTCAAAATCTTTAAGCTGATGTGTTATAGCAGTCCCTCTATACTCAACTGCTTGTCCCACAAAAAGGGTGGAGGGATGAGAATGTAATAATCTCATCCCTTTGTTTATTTCCTCAAGGTACTTCATCTATGATTAAAAGTGGACAAACTTACCCACACCAGCATGAGGGTAAGTAAGCTCGTACTTATAATAGATGATATCGGCTTGAGATTGCCGTTCATTTATTAATTTCTTGTACTCCGAAACTACCTCAGCGATATCAAGCTTCCATACTTCCTGGGTGACGGTCCCCACACTCTTCCCGTTATCTTCTATGACCCAGACTATAGGTAAATCATGGGCTATAGAGTATCTAATAGATTCTGTAGCTACCCCTGTTAAGGAGGTCATATCTCCAATGAAACAATGCACTCTTTTAAAGCTTTTTTTCCTTTTGAGAGCCCATGCCGCGCCAACCGCAATTGGGCAGATTCCTCCGACGATAGCGGAACTGTAAAAATTATAACTAGGAAAATGTAAGGTTATTGATCTTCCTTTTAAGATCTCCTCCTTCACCAGATCAGCAGGAACACCGTGTAGCAAAGCATGAAGATGACTAGCCCATGAACTAAACACATAATCACCCTCCAGTACATCTCTAAAGATGTCTACTAGGGCCGATTCATTGCCATCTCTTAAATGAATGGGTCCATGGATCTTCCCATCTTCATATATGGATGCTATATCCTTCTCAAAAGAAATAAGAGTTTCTTTGCTATTTTTCATACCAATCTAGGGTCTGTTGTATTCCTGTCTTTAGGTTAGTTGAAGGGGTCCACCCCAAAAGTTTTTTGGCGCGAGAACAGTCCAACACCACAGTTGTAGGTATATCAGGCTTGGTAGTGTCATAAGTTACCACTAGAGTCTTATCCTTAAGGCGCATAACCTCTTTAGCAATATTAAGAATAGGGGTAGCTTTTCCGCTGCCGCAATTAAGCAACTCGAACGGAGCCTCTTGTTTCGTTATACATAACTCTATAAAGTCTACTAAATCATCAATATAGAGTAAATCCCGACACGCTTTCCCTGTCCCCCACACTTCCATCTGCGTATCTGCTTCTAACACCTTTCGCATCATCGCAGCAAACACATGGCACTTATCAAGATCAAACTTATCATGAGGCCCATAAATGTTAGAGTGTCGGATTGCTGTATATTTTGTTGAACCTAACTCAGCGTAAAATTTGCACATCTCCTCGCAATACACTTTCGTTTTTCCCACTCCGAAGTAAGTAGGGTATATCTCTTCCGATGCATCCCAATCACTCTCTTTTTGTTTTTTCTTATTCGGTTTATACATCACGGTGCAACTGGGGAAGATAAGATGCTCTACACCCTGTTCATAACTCTCCCTTAAAATGAGGGAATTCATCAAGGCATTGTCTGTTACATGAATATGTGGTCTAGTCACTATATCCTTTGCTCCAGAAGTAGTTGCAGCCAACTGAATAACTATATCAACTCCTTCCATTACACGCTTAACATCCCTAAAATTTCTAAGATCAGCGTACACCCAGTCTACCCCCAGATAAACAGAAGGTGATTCTTTATGGTAAACCCCTCTTACCTCGTACTCAGGATTTAACCGAAACCTTTCTAAAACATTCTTTCCTATGAAGCCAGTAGCTCCACAAATAAGCACCTTTTTCTTACCCATCTAAATACTCTCTAATGACCTCTTCTGAAGTTTTATTAATACACCCTTTTTGCTTAGAAACCTTATACACATACTTCCCATAAGAGGGAGTTACTCCCGCTAAATGCGCTACATCCTCTAAGCTCATGCTGCTACTGGCGCAGCAATCTATTATACCTTGAGCCGTGGAGTTTATCAAAGAAATAATAACATCAAACACATCCTGCTGCCTTACATAATTAAACTCCGAGTCGCTACTGAGAGACAGTTTAGGCGATTCCTCACCCAACAATTTAGTGAAGTTATTGGAACGCATGGTAGGACCTAACAAGGAAGAGCAGCGCAAAATAATAGGGTTACTGGCTTTTTTAGTAACAATAGATTCCGCAAGAACCTTAGAGAGCTTATAAAAGGAATTTTCCTCCTGATATACATCCACAGAAGATATGTACACAAATTTGTTGTGAGGTATTCGGGTTAAGTCCTGAGTTAGCAGTATGTTATCGTCTACATATTGGTAGTAGTCTGCGATTTCGTTAGAACTGTTAAAAGCGCAATGTATGATAATATCAAATTCATCCCGCAGAACGCTCTCCCTGTTTAACCTAGTAAGCGCAACGCTATCCTCTATTCGTTCATAGAGGAACTGACCTAGACCGCTACCAGCCCCTGTAATTAAAACTCTTTTACCTAAATGCATTGTGGCGTTTATCTATGTTTGCGTAATTTTCGAGGAACCACTCGATAGTTTCATCAATACCATCCTCAAGAGATACTTCGCCCTTAAACCCGTGCGTATTCATGCGGTCCATAGACAGGATTCTTCTAGAGTCACCTTGGGGCTTGGAGGCATCCCATGAAATTTGTTTAGAGAATCTATTTGCTATAATCTCAGCTATTTCCTTAATACTGTACCCCTCCCCGCTTCCTAAGTTAACTGGCTCTGTAATACCATACTGAACCGCATACATCATTCCTCTGGCTACATCTCTCGCATGAATGAAATCTCTAATAGGAGATCCATCTCCCCACACACTAATCACATCGTTTTCATAAGCCTTTCGGATTAAGGAAGGGATGACCATAGCGTTTTCTGGATCAAAGTTATCAAAAGGACCGTACACATTGGCTGGTCTGACTATAGAAACTCTATCCCAACCATATTGAATTGAATACGCCTCTGCCTGTAGTTCCCCTACCCTTTTAGCCCAACCTGCAAATCTATCGTGAGGGGAGGGGAAGGTTTTCCATACATCGTCTTCTCGTAAAATCTCGGCAGGTTCGTACACCCCAACCGTACTAGTATAAAGATACCAGGAAACCTCACACCTCCTCGCTGCCTCCATCATATTAGTATTAAACATAAGCATAGGAACCATAAAGCTGGCTGGTTTCTCTTGGCACATTTTAGGAGAGCCCTTAACCCCTACCAAATTAAACACATAATCCATGCCTTTACAAACATCCAAACAATTGGATAACTCTGTTAGGTCTAACTTTTTAAACTCAACTTCATCAGGAAGATTTATATTTTCATCCAAGGAGACAACTGTTACACTTGCTCCTTGAGATAGAAGTAGGTGTACAAGTTGGCGACCAATCATTCCCGTGCCACCAGTAACTAAAACTTTTTTATTCAACATTATCTAAGCTCCAACTTATTAAAGACTCATCATTAGTCTTGATGTATTCGTAAATTTTCTGAACAGAATACATTTGACTTTTATCAAACCCGTTCTGTGCCACATCTCTATACAAGTCAGCATCATTTTCCATGTCAGAGAGTATATCATTTAATTCCTCAAAATTGGAAAAGGGTATAAAGTCCTCTCCAGGGGTATAGAAGTCCTCTATTAGATTCCACGGGTCTTTATAAGCTAGAATAAGGGACTTACAACTAGCTATCTCATGATTCCTTACCTTAAATTGAGGCATAATCTGCTCATCAAAATTACTAAAAGCTTTGTTTCGTAAATTACCTTCAAGAAAGTTCCCGTCATTACGGGAGTGAGAAATTGTGTCCCATGCATCCCTTAAATACAATTTATTAAAAGAGAGTGATGCCCTGCATCTACTAATTTCAACTAACTTGTCTTCCGTGGAGAGGTCTACATGGGTAGGGTAATCCCTCTCTCGCCTATCCATACCTCTAGGTCCAACATTTCTCCGTGTCGTAATATACTTATGCTTAAACTTGCGAAGAGTGTCGATTGCAGATGCGTGATCTTGAGAATGACAACCCCCAAACCAAGAAACTAATGCGTCATGGTCGTTATAGCGAGTGACGCTGTGATTTGTGTAGGGGTAAGGAATATACTTGAACTTTTCCTCCCCGAAAAATTGATTCATAAAATGGCAAGTGAAAGGGCAACAACAATATACTTCAGTAAAAAATACATAATCATCAAAATGGTACACGCTTGGCCCCTCAATTAATTCACAAGGGCTCCATAATGCTAATAAGCACCTTCTTCGGTAATCCCTATAAGTATCCCTGAAATCAGAGTCATATAAACCTGCCGCTCCGTTAAAAAGCACACAATCAGATTCCTCGTCATTGTGAAGAAGAAGATCCTGATTCACATAAGGGACAACCCCCCACTCACACTCAAATCTAGAGAAATCGGAAACTATTTTCATAGATTAGTATATTGATTTAAAGATGGGGCTAATATATCAAAAGCTTTCTGAAGTTCTTGGATTCCCCTATCCAGGGTGTAGTGAGGTTTAAACCCTGTTTTTTCTATCCGTGCATTTGAAACAATGTAATCCCGTTTATCTGGGTCCTTGGCAATATCATCAAACTGTATAGAAAATTTAGGGTAATGCTCTTTAATTTTCTTAGCTAATTCTAATTTAGTTAGGTTAGCATCCGACATCCCAATATTATACACACCCATCATCATCTTTTGGGGATGTGTATAATAGTGAATAGCTCGTAAGAATGCCAAAGCAACATCTTGAACATGGATATAATTTCTCACGAAATCCCATTCAAATAACACTATGTAACCATCTTTATGAGCCTTATATGTAAAATCGTTAACCAGAAGATCTAGCCGCATCCTGGGAGAAACGCCGAACACAGTGGCTAGTCTAAAAACAATGCCCCCACGGTCTAAAACTACTCTCTCAGACAGACACTTAGTTTTACCGTAGTGGCTGATGGGCTTAAGGTCTGTATCCTCTGTACATTCTACCCCTTTCTCTCCTACACCATAACCGCTGTTAGTGTTAGGGTAAATAATCTTACAATGAGGCTGCGCGTTCTCACAGCAGAATTTAACATGCCTATAATTCACATCCATAGCTAACTGCTTATCTCGCTCACACGCTGGGGCTCCCACGATAGCTGCTAGAGGGATAATTACATCAGCTTCTTTAATGTAAGGGAGTAGTTTCTCTTGATCTCTCACATCACCCCTTACAAATTGAAACTCATCTCCCCTATAACAATACTGAGTTAAGGGAGTTTGCTTGTACATTAAGTTATCATATACCGTAATCTTCTTAAAAGTTCTAATATTAGGAGTAGTCTCTTTCCACCATTTACCCTCCTTATTCTTTCGATTAACGGTCTTCATATTGTACATCTTCTTAGCTTCCATAAACTTTTGCACTAAAACGCTGCCAATATAACCCGCTCCTCCCGTAATAAGAATATTAGGGTGAGAACAGGTATCCCAATTCTCTACACTATGATCAATATACCCTGGTTTTGTATCCGCGTCCTGGGAGTAGGTTGGGGCGTCTGTAAGGTTCTCCATTACCAACTAACCTCCCAATCTTTAAATTTAGAACCAAGACAATCAATCTTGTAATCCTTTCTGCCCCCGTTCTTCTCTTGAATTTTGTTTTTAGCAGTATTACGAATACCATTTAAACCATGCGTCAACTCTAGATCATTACCTTCATCAATGCCTTGTCTAAAGTTAGCTTCGTTGTGCCAAATGTGCAGATTCATCTGGGCTAAAACTATAACGGAACGGAGAAGCTCACCGTCCATACCTAATAAGCTTATATCATGTACGATATCACTTATCTCCTCTTTATATTCCTCCTTATGTTGGGGAATAAACACTTCTTTAAGCTGAACGATTGAAAGCCTATCAATAAGTTCAGATGCCGTAGGCAAATACTTGCGCGATTCATTTTTCATTAAGAATACATCTCCATTCGTTTGTGAGGCTCTTCCTCATAGTGGTTTTTATACCAGTCTACTGTCCAATTTACACCCACTCTGACAGGGGTAGAGGGGATATATCCTAACGCTTTTTGGAACTTAGACATATCGTAGAACCTTCTAAGCTGACCATCAGGCTTAGTCCCGTCCCACTTCACCTTCCCCTTATACCCTGTAATGTCTAAGAGGATTTCGATTAACTTTTCAATAGTAGTCTCTTCACCAGTTCCCAAATTAAATGGGCCAGTTTCATTACACCTTTCAGCCATATCAAGGATAGCGGTAACCGCATCCTCTACATACAGGAATTCTCTTGAAGCTTTTCCAGAGCCCCATACCATAACATGATCATGGTCCCATCTCTTGGCTTCTACAAATTTTCTCACCAAGGCAGGTACAACATGGCTTGTCTCTGGATCGAAATTATCATAAGGACCATAAAGGTTAGCAGGGAGGAGGATGGTAGAATTAAACCCGTACTGCTCTCTATACGCCAGAGATTGAATAACCAATCCCTTCTTTGCCATAGAATAACCAAAAGAGTTAGCGTCTGGGAATCCTGAGAAAAAATCAGATTCCTTATAGGGAGCCTTTAGATTTTCGGGGTAGCCACATCCTGCTGCTAGAGCCACAACCTTTTCCGCAGAATACTTTCTAGCGTACTCCATTACTAAAGTACTCATCATAGCGGTACTATAATAAAAGCTTCCAGGGTATGCCTTGTTAACCCCGATACCCCCTACCTTACCTGCTAAATGTATTACTATCTCAGGCCGATGCTTTGAAAATAGCCTATCAACATCCTCTTCTTTTGTTAGATCATATTCTGCTCTAGTAGGGGACATAACGCAACCGCAACCTCGATGCCTTAACTCTTTTGTTACATTTCTCCCAACAAAGCCGTGCGCTCCTGTAACTAATACTTTCTTGTGAGCCCAAAAACTCATGCCTGAAGTACAAACACAGGTTGATGGTCTGCTTGGATCCCCGTATCCACATCTACATCGTCAGAAGAGGCTCCAACAGAAAGAACTGGTGTCCAACCTCGCATAAGGAGAGGGAGACGGATACTCCCGTATATCCTGTGTGCGTTCCACACTAGCTTATCTTTCCCCAGAGGTACAGCTAAAAATAAATTACCTCCAGTTTTAAGCATCGTCCGAACATCAGCCATTGCAGCGAAATCCCCATCAGGATTTAGTGGGTCCCCGTATCTACCTAACCCATCATGTTCAAAAGAAGAAATAGAAATAGCGGCATCGAATTGTTCTCCCTGTACTTCGTCCATTTTCTTATACTCAACCAGAGAATGTAGTTCTGGGCGATCACTATACTCTACAACTGTTATTTTTTTAGCTCCGTACTCAACGCATACTGCCTCGTACCATGGGTTAGCGGAGCCCATAATTAAAACATGTTTATCTTTGATAGGGAACTTATCTAAGGCTAGGTATAAGAAAATGTCCGTAGAACCGTAGTAATTAGCCTTACGGTCCTTTGCCATTTGTAAGTACTCCTCAAACTTCTCGGAGGTGAAATTAGCGTTAAACTCTGCCTGTATCTCCTCATTTGCGTTGTCTAGGTACTTACTCTCCACTTCAATCTGACCATCTAATGTGTACTGGTTTAATAATTCTTCAGGTATTTCTTCAGGAGGTTTCATATAATCTATCCTTAATGTCGTTATAAATAACGGAGAGCCCTTCATCAAGGGAGGTGGTAGCCTTCCAATTTAGCTCACGGTTTGCGCGAGTTAAACTACATAATTGGCCCCTAATGTTGGCTTGCTCTGTTATATTATAGATGATGGAGATATCCTTTTCAGACAGCCCCACAATTTTCTCGGCTATATCTCCAATAGAATAAACCTCTTCGGAGCCTATGTTCATTGGACCCACCAATGCTTGGTTATCCAATTTAGTAATCATCAATTTAATAGCCTCTAATGCATCGTCCATATAACAATAAGTTCTCGTTTCCTTACCGTTTCCTCGAACAATGAATGGCACTTCTTCTGACTGAATTGCTCTTCTGCAAAATACAGGAATCACTGAACCGTTGTCTAGATCAAAGCTCTGGTTCTTACCGTAGATACCTACTAGACGGGCAATAGCTCCTCTTATCCTGCCTTCGTTGACAGCATACTTTAACTGCCTCTCCCCTATTAGCTTCGACCAGCCGTAGGAAATTCCTGGGTTAGAGGGATAAGCTTGCTCTTCTTGTAGCGGGATCGGGTTAATAGTTTGCTGTAAACTACTTGGATATACATGTGCAGTACTTGCATAAAAGTACTTACTTACCTTATTTTCTATAGCGCAGTTTAAAGTATTGGAATCAATCAAAAGACTTTCATTTAATACATTATACGCCTCTCTCAAATAGTACCCCATACCCCCTACTTTAGAGGCTAAATGTATGACGGCATCGTGCCCATGAAAAAGACCAGACTTGGGATACATTATACGAAGGTCAACCTTTTGGAATCTTATCTCAGGGTTTAAATACTCTCTATTACCCCTTTCTAAATTATCAATAGCAAATACTTCATACCCCTCTTCATGAAGTTGATTACATAGATTAGACCCAATAAGCCCTGCGGCTCCTGTTACAGCAACCTTCTTATTTTGCAAAGAACATACCATAATTAATTCGTCTCATAGGTTTTACAGCTTCTTTGAGGAGAGGTTCAAGATCCCCCCAATGCATATACACTTTTGGTTCTAGACCGTAAGTGTCTCCAGCAGCGTCATAAGTAAGCCCTTCAAAGATATCTCCCTCCTCAAAAAATCCTGCTACTCCAAACTTAGTATAGCCAGCATTAATAAGGCACAAAACAGATGTTTCGAGGACATCCCAACTCTCTTCCGTCCATTCAAAAGAAACTAAACCACAGTGTAGCGTTAGCCCAGCTAAAACAAAAGCTTCATAGCCTTCTACATCAATTTTAATTCGAGAGGGAAATCCGTACTCTTTAGTTAAGCTGTCAAGCGTTCTAGTCGGTACTTTTATAGGGGGGCTCCAATTTATAGAACCTTCTGGTATATACTTATTTCCTAAAGCGAATCTAGATTTCGTTGCCCAATGCTCTGAAGCAGTTGCTACTCCTCTATTCATATGATCAATATAGAAGGGCTTCTCTTCATCATCCTTATCCGACATTAAACAATTAACAAAGGTTACCTGCGGAGGGTGAACTCTTTTACCAAAAAAATCATTAGCATCTACACCAATAACTTTTCCTGTAGGATTATCATCCAACCATTGTTTGGAAAACCTCCCACCATTATAACCGATATCAAATAATAAACTCATACTAATATAAAATCCTTAGGATAAAATCCCTCTCTATATGTAAATTCAGGGATGTCTGGGTGATAGTGTAAAGGGGCGACTACTTTTTTATTAGAAGAACCGCTTAAATATGCAGCCCACCATCCGAAGCTACTTACATGAGACATAATGCTGTGATCACACATCATTATAGATCCGAAGTCTTCCATAGTTGTGCCACCTTCTGAGAAAATAAAACTGTCTCCTACTAGGTTCTCTTTACACCATTGGATGTCCTCTGCGTTATCGTCAGGTGTCCACCTCTTGCCACCTGTAAACACTAAAAATTTTACTCTTTCTCCTTCAAATTGCTTTAACGCTGCGACAAGATATTTCCCATAAAAACTCTCTTCAAATGGAATATCAGGACTCCCGTACATACTATCCAATTCTGTGGATGGGTTGGTATGATTAGTGTTATCCCCCCTACGAAGGTGAAGACTCACTATAGGGCAATCATGCTTCTTTCTTAAAGCATCAACTGTATCTTTTTGAGCATTTAAATTTCTAGGAGTAAGCTCTTTTTTTATTACAGCAGAAAACTCCCCAAAGTAGAAAGTGCTTTGGAAGAATCCTTCAATACTAGCGTTGTCTCCTGTGAGGAAGAAGTGCTCGTCTACCTCCATATGATTAGGCTCGTAGTACCTCCCACGGATACTTTCTAAATCGGTGGGTTGCAGAGTCTTAACGGGTATACTAAATTCTCCTAGCAAGCATTCTTGTCCGTGCCAGGACATATCTGAAAACTTAGGGACTTTAACTTCATAGTTATTTTTTAAACCTAGAGATCTTAAAGCAGCGTACTGAAATAATTGATTCCCTAGTCTTCCAGTTTCCCCTAATCCAAGAAAGGTAATCACTGCATATACTCCTTAAACTTATTCTCAGGGTCATACCACCAGGAAGATGAGGTGCAATGCTCCCTGTCTAAATCTACATCTAAATCGTCCCACGCATAATCCCTCAAATCGCAAGTGGCAATCTCAGTTGGGATATCTCTAGTATCATACTTCTTATGGAGATTCTCCAACTTCTCTTTATCAAACACGGAAGTTTTAATTATCTCTATTTTTGCATCCAAGTCTAAATCCATTCCTTCAAAAGAAGCCCCTCCATAAAATCCTATGTGCGCTGACCTAGCCTGATCAGGCTTCAAAGCAAAAAGACCGTTCTTTTCAATCAATCTTTCTATCTGACCATCATGATCATAATGTTCATGAGGAGAAATACGAGAATCGGCATAATGAAAACTATTAAATAATATAGGGTTAGTAAAGTAATGAGGCATGTCATATAATGGTGTCATGTATTTTTTAATATCTTCAACACTTACTACCATTGGTGAAGTACATTGAACATCTCCCATTAACAAATTTTCTACACCCTCCTGAGGGTCCTGTCTCCGTTTATGCGCTACACAAAACAATCGGTCATAGGGTTTTAAATACTTATGATACACTCTGTCACAAAAGCGTAAATAGTCTACGGAAGGGACAATATCCTCTTCCCCTAATACCACATATTCGGATGCGTACTCTGCCGCTATCCTATAAGAATCCATAATGTTATAAGCAGCAGGACATGCGCTCATCCTTACCGTGCGGTAAGTTACTTTTACCTTTTCTTCGCCATGCGTCTCCTTAAATCGAGATATAACTGTATCAACATCAGGATCAGGATCCACCTCTACAAAAAAGTGAACTATGTAATTAGGAAGTTCTTTATTCTTCTGTAATTGATCTAAGTAAACCGCTAAAAACTCAGGTCTTTTCCACGCTGTAACTGCTATAACATTCATTAGAAGCTCTCCAGGTTACCTAACACATTATAACTCATTAATTCGGCATATTCTTCCAAGTGGGTTAAGGCAATCTCAGGGGAGGTAGAGTATAGGGAAGCCTTTTCAGACTTGGAGCAGTCTAATAAATACCCGTCTTGGTTTAAAATACGAGGAGTTACATACTCCACTTGTAGATCAGATTTGTACTTCTTAATAACTTCTGTAATCTCTAACGGATTCCAATGCTCACTTACTGCGTTATACACACCCGACTTAGGCTTCTTTTCCATAATATTAAAGATGGCATCCTTGGCATGGTGCAAGGATAGGTAGGGACGCTTACCTGTTCCTGGCTTCCAAATAGTTACAGGGTTTCCTATGATGGCATTCCACAAGAACTTATTTGTAACAGTGTGGAATCTCATCCCTGGGCTGTACCCAAATATCGTTCCAAATCTAAAAACATAAACCTTCGGAATCCCACAAGAAAGAACGGGGTCCTCAGCTTGGTACTTATACTTTGCATACGGACTTTGGGGGTGAATATGCTCTGTATCCTCAGCACGAACTGCGTCCGAATCTATAGGACCATAAACACTAGCACTAGAAAGAAACACAAAACACTTTGCCCCTGCTTTGGCTGCTGCTTCAGATACCTTTATGGCTCCTACATAATTAACTTCCCTGGTTAAGCCATCCTTATCAATAGTCTCTCCCGCATTTACAGTTCCAGCCAAGTGAATAACGGTATCCACTCCCTCCATTACATCATCCAAAGAATCAGATATATCTCGTTTAACGAGTTTAATTTTATTTGGAAGGTTAAACAGGCTGGCGTATCTACTGGTAACAAAACTATCTACAACTACGATTTCATCAAAGGCTTTTAATCTACTATCATTCAATAAAGATGATCCGATATGGCCCACACCACCTGTAATTACAATTTTCTTACTCATAATAATACTCCTTAAATATGGAGTGCTTCCTTAGATCCCCATAATCCTCCTCAGGCATATCTTCGTTGTGCTTAGGAAGAAAAAGAAGTCGTGATAAACCAGCGGTCGCTTGCTCAGGGGTCATGTAAACATGATGACCTAAAACATTTATATCATCCTCATCAATGGGAACCCCCTCTTTTCTCCCATCAAAACGGGCTCTTTTAAACCACTCTACGGCTTCCACATCATCCGTTAAAATCATACCTCCTCGACCAGCGTTTAGAATCTTACGACCATGAAAAGAAACACACATATGCGTATCAGGCTCGTACATTCCAGAGGTGAATCTTTTAGCTGCATCTACAATGGGATACGGGTCTAAGGTGTAAGATCCCTTCCACCATTTGTCTACAAACTTAATCTTACCACCTGCTCTAATAACAGCGTTAGGTACAGACACATAGGTATTAGCAGGAAGCTCAACCTTCTTCACTTTTAAATACTCACAACAGAGAAGTAGCGCATTGCTACAACTCTCTACAGCTACAGCATATGGAGCCCCTGTGTACTTGGCGACTTCACTCTCAAAAATTCTTACTACATCATAAGCGTTCATACTAATTCAAAATTAAACTTACTCTTTTCGAATAACGCGATACTTGCCTTATTTTCTTTTTTTATTTTAGCTCTTGCGTTGGGGTATAACTTTTTAAGCTCCTCAAGCATAAACTTTCCTATGCCTTTCTTCTGATAAGAGGGATCGGTACATACTCTAACATCATCATCCACCACTCCCACAAATCCACAGGTGAACCCATTATAGAGGCAGACATAGTAATTCTCTTCATGTTTTTCCATAAACTTATAATGATCTTCTATAGAAATTTTATCTTGGCTCATGAAGCCGTCTTTGGTTGCGGGGTGAATGCGAAGGTAATAAATATACCTGTAGTAAAGTTCCTCGTTTTGAACCAATCGCAAATTTACCATATGCATTCCCTATCCCCAAATTCAGTTTCTTCATTTAACCAGTACTCCCGAAGATAAGCCCTTTGTAACTCAAAACCAAAATAAGGATGCATAGAGGTTCCTATATCAATGTAAGTATTTTTATTAGAATGCTCGAATAATTGATGGCATAATATATTACTTAAAGACGCAGCGGAAAAAAGAAACACACAATCCTCTAAAGAATTATCATCAATATATGCTTTTATATCTTCCACTAAGTTATAATTATTAACTAAGCAGTTTCTACCTACAACAAAGTGCTTAAGAATATTAAAAGGAAGATCTCTTAATTGAGCGTCTTCATTGCACACGAACACTAGCTTCCTCTGGGCAAACACGGGAACCAATTCCTCCACAAAATGTTTATAATTAGCATTTAACCACAAATTCGCCCAAGTAAGATTGTGGTCACCTTCACCCATGAACTCAATCTGCCAATCAAACTGCTCGTCTGTGCCGCAGCATCTACAGGTTAAACCTTTATAATAATTCGGAGCATTATACTTAAATGCGTCTACCAAACGATCCCTATAAAAAGAATCTTTATCAGGATTGAATTCCTTGAGATCTCTATCGGGATAGATAATATTGTAGTCTTTGTCATTACAGAAAGTACCTTCCTCACTTAAGGTCAACTTCTGATTTTTTAAGATATACAGTTCACCATCCGAAAATCTACTAAAGGAAAAGTTTTCGCCTTCTTTAAGTTTGGTAAGGAGAAGGTCGAAGTCTCCTTTAAAGCTCTTGGATGATTTTTGTAATTTTTTCTGCTGCATTTCCATCTCCAAATTCGCAGGGTTCCGTTATATTACAAGATTTAGCGGGATCAAACCTCTTCACCAGTTCGGCAGGGGAAGAGCACATTACATTTGTTAAACATGACCTCTCCGTAGAGGTTCTACAAACATAACACCTCTTTTTGAAATAATTACATTCTTCCTGAATTCCTCCACTGTCAGAAATTACACAGGAACAAGCAGCTAACCTTACTTTCATTTCAGTATAATCAAAAGGCTCACACACTTTTACCCCCTTAAGAAGATTCCTGTACGCCTGAACATTTGGATTGGGGTGCATGGGGAAAACGAAATCATAGGCTTTATGTTTCCTGGCTAACTTAGATATGGCAGAAAACCACTCTTTCATATCTTTGTGATTCTCCCTCCTGTGCATAGTAATTAAAACTTCGTTATTGGATTTAGGTATAGATGGCATATCCTTTATATTATCAATAACCGTGTTTCCTGTTATGTATATTTTATCACCGATATATCCCTCCTTTACTAGATTCATTTTATCTTGAGCCCTAGGACAAAAATGGATCGACGCTAAAGAAGAAATCATCCGTCTATTAACTTCCTCAGGGAAAGGGGAAGCTTTATCGTTAGTCCGTAAACCTGCTTCTAAATGCATCACGGGAACACCTTTATGAAAAGAAGCCAGAGCCATCCCAAAAGCGGCTGTAGTGTCTCCTTGCACTAAAACATGTGTAATATCATCAAATACATGAAAAGAAGAAAGAATGGAACGAACTATTGTATCCAAGCGGTTCAGGGGGTAGATCTTATCCTCAAAGACTTCAATGGTCTGATCGCTATCTACAGGAAGGAGATCAGTGTGTTGCCTTATCCTTACACTTTTATAAGAGACTCTATTCCTTCTAAACTGCTTCAGAAGGGGCTGAATTTTAATATATTCAGGTCGCGTTCCGTATGCTACTAATATTCTCATTTCACCTCTTTAACGGTCTGCCAACCATTCTCTATAGCATAAGACACAAAGCTATTTCTGAGTTTACAAAAATAAGCGTAGTCTTTCCCTCCAGCATTTGAAGAGGCTACCTCGTCATCACCTAATTCAAACGGTCGGAGAGAACTCCACTTGCTTTTATCACTCTGAGGGTGAGGAGGGCAGTAAGTTTTTAACCCACCGTGTCGTTGAGCCATGTATGATAGCTGCATATCTTCACAATTTTCTAAAGTAAAAGGTATCTCTCGCCACAAATGGTTCAGATGATCTCTTTTTAAAAACCAAGCATGACCTACCAAATCCGCTTCTTCAACCTCTTCATTAGCACTCGGCCATCCAACTCTAGTATGTGGACAGGCATACCCTGGGATATCATAAACTCGGCTATGCATAATGACCCCCGCTCCCCCCAAAATGCCCTCATGCGTATCCATAGTTTCTAAGCAATTATCGAACCATTTCTCTCCAGGGATGGTATCGTCATCAAAAAAAGCTAAGTATTTCGACGCTGTGAGAAGACCTAATGCAAACCTCCCATGGTACTTAAAGTTATGAGAAGAACCAATACATGCGGTAATTCCTTCGATTTTAGAGGGATCAAACCCCTCATTTTCTGCATGAGCGTTCTTCCAGACCCAAATATCCTTAGGGGGGCAACTTTGCGCTAAAATAGCCTTCACCTGTTTCTCTAGGTTTTGGGGGCGACGATAGCAGGTTAGTATAGCAGTAATATCACTCATTAGGCAAGTAGCTCTTGATCGCTGGGATACTCTCCTCTAAGGTAAGTCTCTCTAACTCATCTACTAACTCCTCTCCTGCGAGAGTAAACCAAGACTCAGTACAAGCCCCATAAGTTTGAGTAGTAAGAACATTCAAACCTAAAATCCGTGCCTCAGTAGCTAAACGACTACATGACTCAGGGGTAAGAGGTAGAAAAACCAAAGCTGAATATTCGGAAAGTTTTTTGAGGAACTGCTCTCGGCCCATCGGGCGAAGGAGGTCGAAATCGTAAAAGTGATTGGTACACAGGGTTACTGCGCCTCGCGTGTTCTTGATTTCCTTGGGGCTATCAACGACAGCGAACTTTCGAGTCTTAGGGGGTAGCTCTTCAGAAAGTAGTTCTCTAAAGAAGGAGAACTCTTCTTTAGAGTAGGGCGTTGTAGACATACTAATGAAATTGCCTTTTACCTCATTTATATCAAACAGCTTTTTCTGAAAATCCGTCTGAAAGAAAACCGCTTTAGCGTTTTCATAGAACTCCAACTGCCCCATGTACTCTTCGGGGACCTTAGCTTGTTGGAAGACATAAGGATTCCTTCCATTTCCTGGTCCCGTAATAAATTGGTAGTCATGCTCAATAATAATATAATTCTGATATTTGGCTAAAGCATCTAAGTGCTTAGATTCTACCAAACTTCTATTCCCGACAATATAAAAGGAGTCTTCCTCGATCTCCTCTATATCGTAATAAGATAAAAGCTCTAAATCAATATCGAGGTACTCTCGAATAGCCGCATCAGAATACTCGGCTCCACCCGCAAGCTTATCCCCATCAAAAAAATCAGACAAATAGTATATTTTAGACATATTGCGCTCCTTCTCTATTAAATACTGCTGCTGGATAAGGTCTAAAGACCTCGTTTACTAGTTTCTTTTTCATTGCTTCAGCAAGTGAATGAGGGAAGCCTTGATTTCCCATGTATAGCTCACACCCAGCGATTAATTGAGCTATCTCGTATCCATCCTCTACCTCATAATAGTCCACTTTAAGGTGGGGGAAGGTGTAACAAAAATACTCGTACTCCTTCTTATAACCTATAAATACTGCTTTCTCTAGAACTGAGTTAGACACCTGCTGTTCCCAGAAAGAGTAGTTTCCATGATACCTGCAACTGCGGCTAATGATAATCTTTTTACCGTCTAGCGTTTTCGGAGGAACAGTGATCCAAGGCTCGTCTCTAAGTTTAGGATCTAAGCCAAACGCTGCTAGATGGGAGTCACTAAGATTATTATACTTCACATGCTTTCTGAACTCGTCAAGGTTATGAGTGACAACCTCTCCTTGCCAGTATTTAACATCCTCTATGTAATCCTGCTCGTACAGGATTTTGGTAAGATGCGTAATACCTAAAGCGTTAAGCTTTGTGTGGCTGTGTTGAGACCAATTAACTAAAGGTTCATTCTCTCCTCCCTTCGGGTCGAGATAGAGCGTCCCTTTTCCAAGAGCTTTAATAACGGGCAAGGAAAAAATAATGTCCCCCATATCCCCAGAGTGTTTATAAGTTAGTGTCATTTTTATCAGATATCCTCTTAACTAAATCCCCAACTGCCTTCCCCTGAATCACCTCAGCCAAACCTGCCTTCAGGTTTACAGTTTGTAATCTAAAGCATTCCCTGTACAGATCTAACCTATGCTTTACAACCTTATTTAGATCAAAATACTCATCCGTAATGGCTTTAAGATTTCGTCCCATCTCCTCTCTATGCTTTTTGTTATTAATAACTTTTAACAGCACTCTCACCCACTCTTTCGGGGGGGCTTCAGGGTCAATGAGATACCCCGTCTGACCATTAACGATTGTTTCATCATAGCAACCCACATTAGATGCAATTAAGGGGATTTGGTACTTCCCGCACTCTGCTACCTTAATTTCCGATTTTGAATCATTAAAATCATTCATTTGGAGAGGAGCGATTGCTAACTCCATACGAGAGAACATTACACCATAATCCCTTGGCCCCAAAGCGTTAAAAATATTCCAATTATTAGTCCCCTTGAATCCCCGCAATAGAATCCGTTTATAGTTATCCCACACATCATGCTGCCAGTCTCTAGCTTGCCCTGGCTCTAAGGGAGGGGCTCCATAAAAATCCCAAGAGACCCTGTGAGCCCCTACTCTCTGATTTATAAAATGAGGAACCCCTGCGAACTCTTTAACATCCTCCTCATGGTGGATACCCCCTGCCCACCCAATTCTAACAAGATTCTTATTAGGTATCTCTTCCTTAGGAACATTCCAACCAGGAAGAGTGTAATCAATAGCGTTCTTAACAATAGCTAAAACCCCACCACAATAAGGCTTAACTCTTTCAGCAAACTTTTTCTGAGTAACGGTTACTAGATCAGCATGGCTATAAATAAACTTTGTTATCTCGTAAAGGTTCTGCTCCTCATACACCTTCTTTAGTCTATGACCATCGTACAAATCAATCAACAGATCGTCTGTGTCATAGTGGAAGAACTTCCCGAATTTTTTAGAGATCCCACATAACCTAGCGGTGTAGGGACCACCGTAATTAGCAATATTCTGAGTTACCACAATATCACACCATTTGAGGTTATGGAGATCTTCTTCCTCTCCCAGCTTACCGTTTTCCTCGTTGAGATTTAGTGGATTCTTATCAAAACGGATCTCAACCTGATCGGGGTAAAGTTGAGCAAGCTTTTGGTAAGGATCCCATGCCCTATAAAAAGAACAGCCACCATCGTTAGCAGGGCTCACAAGTATTTTTAATTTATCCATAAGAAATAAGGGGAGCCCTTAGACTCCCCTTATTATAGGTATACCTGCTTTATAAATTAAGCTTTTGTTTCACTTTTCGGAGGTACAGTCTTAGCGACTGCGTGTTCCTCGTCATGCACAGCTTTGGTAGCATCAGAGGAGTGAGCGATACCTAGGCCAGAGCCTAGAGCTTTCATCGCTCCACCAAAGTCCATATTCTTATCCGTAGGGACAAGAGCCTTGACCATGTTACCGTAATGCTTGCGCTTACGCTTGCTGAACATAGTAACAATGCCCTCCCAAGCAGCGAGGCCAGGAATAAAGGTAGCGGCAATACCAAACCCAGCATCAATCATGCCCCCCATGGAGTCACCATCTAAGGCTCCCCCAGCAGGGATGAAAGCAGCACCATCTTTAAGTTGGTCTTTGTTTGCCATAACAACAGAGGTCCCTTCTGGGATCTTTGCTTTGACAGAATCAGGAAGTTGATCAAATGGGATTACGGCTCCCGTCTGACCTTCTTCAAGCTGATCTGCCGTAGTGAATACTGTACCCTCTCCAAAGACTCCCTCTAGAGCGGCACAAGACATGAGCCCAGCACCTAGAAAGAAGGTGAGGGTTAAAGTAATAATAATATTTTTCATAATTAATTAGTTTTAAGTCGGGTCAGATAATCATCATCTGACACGGGGGAGGCCTCTTCTCTGGACACAGAGGAGATAGTGCCTTGAACCGCTAGAGATTCAGCAATAACCTTAAGCTCTTCGTAATCCTCCAGCTTAACCAACGAAGAAAGGTCATGAAGCTCATCCATCCAGGTAGCGATTTCTGCGCTTGATCCTGCGGGGGAAGGCTTGGGTCGAGGAGCAGACTGCTCATACTTGGGCCACTGCCCCTCTTTATACATAATAATCTTGAAGTCGTGACCCTTTTCAAGGTCAGTAATATCTCCATAGTCAGCATCCATAATGGTAGCAACGATTTTCTTAAAGAGAATCACACCTACCGAAAGGATTTTAACCTTAGTGGTCTCTCTGTCTACAATGTTCATGTAGTATCTATCCCGTGCCTTAATTTGACGGGCAAGGTCCTGATCCTCGGTTTTACCTGTCTTCCATAGACCGAAGTAAAGGTCGCAGAGGGGGCAGCTTTCGCCTTGGGTTCTCCTGCAATGGAAGCTCTTCATCCTACCCTCCGTATCACGGACACGATGAAGTTTTGTCATCGAGTAGAAGTCTTGACCTTCCTCTTTGGGGGGAAGGACACGAACTGTGTTAGTCCCCTCAACTACTTGGAAGAAATTATTAATGAAACTGCCGTCAGCAGATCCTTGGTTTTGTAGGGAATTATGAATTTCCCTGATTTTATCTAGATCAATAGCCATGTTGTCTCCTTATTAGTTATAAAGTTTTAGTTCGGCTCGTTCGTTAGAAGCTAAGTGTACAAGCATATCTTTTTTCGCATAAAGGGCTTGCACTAATCCTTTAAGCGAAAGGTAAAGTTGATTAAGAGTAATAAGCTTATTACTCTTTTCCTCATAGTCTTCACTACTATTTACATAGTTCTCCATGTCTTTAGCAGTGGCTTTTTTTCCCGTAGATTTATACATATCCTGGCATTCGATAGACTTCATAGCCTTATACCTTTCCGTGTCATAAGTTCCACGATCCAGTCTAGCTTTAGCCTGAGATAATACAGCGTTCCAGTACGCATATTGGGAAGGTAGGTTTGCCATCTCTTGATTGAGATTATTCCTGTCTACCGCTGTCAATTCTTTTATTAGTATTGAAAAGTCTTCCCACTTAAAAGTATTTAAAAATTGTTCAAATTCGTTCATAGTAGTAGTTCTTTAGCTAGTTCGGGGTTGAGTCGAGCGAACATCATCATCGCTCGGGACATTGTTATAGTGATTTTTTCATTGGAAGCGTAAATAAATTCCTCATTTTCTCCTTCACCTTCTCCCCCCATCCCACAGAGTTCTAACAAGACATGGCAGATCTCATGGAAAAGGGTCTCACGGGCTGGTCCATCCTCCATCTTTTCTTCCATATGAATCTCGTAAGTATCAAAATCACAAGTGCCCCAGCAGTTAGTCTTGGCTGATTTAAGACCTTTTACTATTTTGATAGTAAATACAGCCCATCCAGCATTGACAGTTTGAAGAGTCTCATTAGTAGAGATGAGTTCAAAAATGTGGGTGGATTTCATATCGCAACCTCCTGCATTCTAAGTACACCATAATCGACCTCCATAGGTACAATAAACCTCTGCCTACTGTTCCTAGACTTCATAACATACACCCTCATGGAGCCTTCATCAAACTCTTCCTCGGTCTGGTTAAGAGATACCGCAAAATCGCAAGTTCTAATTTTACCATAGGCATCAGCCAACTCCGCATCGGTAATGAGTTTAACGGATCTACCTTGGCGATTAGTTTGGGTCGCTGTCCACACTAAGAAATCATGCTGCACAGCTAACCCTCTTAGCTCTTCCGCAATCCTCTGTTGGGCATGGTACTCCGCTAACACCTCTCTAGTGGGACGAAGAAGCTCTAAGTAATCTACCACTAATACATCAGGTTCAAAGTCTTCATAGTTTTTAAGCTGCACAAGAAGGGATCTAATATTATTAACAGAAGCATTCCCTGTAGGGAACTCCTTAATGATTAACTTACTATTCGGAAAATTGTTAGAGAATATGTCTAGACGCTCCTGAACGGAGGTGGGGTCTGTTCCAAGCCTGGACTGCGGGATAAGGGTCATAACAGAATCAAACCTCTGTGCGATTTTATCCTCCGACATCTCCAAAGAAACATAAAGAACTTTTCGCCCCTCCATCATAGAATCAACTGCTTGGTTAACTAGGAACAAAGACTTTCCTACCCCAGGAGGCGCAACCACCATGGACAACTCCTTAGATCCTAAACCCCCTTCCAGAGCATTGTTAAGAGAAGGGAGGAAAGTTTTAAACTTAGTCTTGGAGCTAACATCTAGCATCCTCCTCCAGCGGTCACTAAAATCCGTGAAATAGTTTTGTCCTGTATCAACATCTCTACTAACGGTTAAAGCTTTGCGAACAACCTCCTCCGTTTCTTCAATCCTATCCTCCTTAATGAAGGTAACGCACTGAAGGATGGCTTGCTTCATGGCTTCCTTCTTAGCGAAATCCTCAATAAGATCAAGGAAATACTCAGGGTTATCTAGAGAAGAAGTGTCTAAATTATTAATGCGGAAGAGTTCATCCTCAAAATCAGAGAGGAGTTCGCCATCTCTTTTCTGCGCTCTTACATCCTGAATAATAAAATCATCATTAGGAAGAGAATGATACTTCTCGTAATGCTTCTTTACTACTCCAAAAAGAGTAGAGTGTGTAGGGTATTCAAAATAATTCCCTTTAACTAGGTTAACGATCTGAGCGTAGAAGTCTTTATTAGACTTGAGAAGATATAAAATACCCCTCTGGATATTTTCCGAGAAATTGTAAGCCATCGTTGTTTTTTGTTATCCCTGAGAACGATCCACATTGGTCGTTCCCTGGGTAATGTTAGGTTTGTTTAGTATAAGGTCCGAAGCCTTGAGGTTCGAGTTATCATAGTGATCGCGCATGATTTTTCTAGCACTTTCGTTCTTTTCTGAGTTTTCTTTGTCTCCCATGTATCGAGCTACACCCTTTTTGGCCCAATGCTCATGGTTAATCTTCATTTCTGAGTAATGTCTCCACCCTTCGTTCTGCCTGTCTTCGGATTTTCTAGCCTCAGTGTTCTGCCACTCCTTAAAGTCCTGAACGGGGGCTTTCCTCCTACTAGCCTTTACAGAATGGAAATCAGTATCATTCCTATCAAAGTGAATGGTAGGGATTTGATCTCCGTAATACCTAGGAGATGATGCATCACAGTTTGGACACGGAATAGTATTCTCTGCCTTAGCGAAAGGAAAGTCCTCCTCCCATACCATATCACATTCCCTGCATATATAATCGTACTTAGCCATTTAACCCAACCAGTTTATTAATGCGTAGATACCTACGAAGCCTAGAGTAGCGTAGAGGATAGCAAGCGCAATAGTTTCCCTTGTTACTTGATCGTCCCTTCTTTTAAAAGGTTTTCTTTTTACAAGAGGAGGGGTGTTGAATTGGTTCTTCTTTGATTTCATAGATTTCTCCTCAATAATTAGCTTTATCCCCTCCCACTCTATAAACTGCTTCCCCACGGGCATCTACAGCAGAGGTGCTAGGATGTAAGCTACACCACCTAAAAGACCTAAGCTAAACAAAATCTCAGCTAGGCTCATCCGATGCCCCATAAAGGGGACATTAAACCTATCCTTAAATAGGATAGACGAAACAAAATTCATTTTTTTAAACATATATAATCTCCATTCTAGTTAACACTGACCTTCAACCATTGAACAACTATCACCAGTTGCAGTTGCCTGTGGGTTGTCAGGTCCCATCATATATTTAGTAATGTTTTCCTCAGTTAAGGGTATTGCCTCTAAAGGCTCGTTCCCCTTTGAGCCAGCCCTGTATACTGTTAAGCCCTTCAGGTAAGGTGCGTAGTCCAAAGCCGCTTGTGAGAACTCCTCGGTTGAAGAGTCCGCAGGGAGGTTAATCGTCTTAGAGATACACGAATCAATAAACTTTTGCACAGTAGCTTGAACTTTTATGTGGTCTTCAGGGGTTACATCATAAGCTCCCACAAAATTATCTAAGGGTAAGCCTAAATCGTAATACTCTTGAAACAAGGGGTCCACTACCAACTGCTCCTTCCATGTGTTAGCGTGTCGGTATCTTCTATTATACATAGCTGAGAAGATGGGCTCCAGACCGCTAGAAACCCCATGCAGCATACTAATAGTACCACAAGGAGGTATAGTAAGCATGACAGCATTTCTAATACCGTGCCTCTTGATAAGCATTCTGATCCTAGCAGGGAGCGTTTTTGCGTAATCTTCATTTAAGTATTTCTTATAATCGAACTCGGCAAAAGGAGTCTTATCCCTAGCCAAGTAGATAGACATTTTATATGCCTCGTCACGGATAGTGCTGAAGAGCCTCTCAAGAAACTCCAAACATTTTTCATCACCATAGCGAATGCCTAATTTAATAAACATATAATGTAGACCAGTAACCCCCAACCCAATTCGCCTAGACTTTTGGGCAACCTTTTTGCACTCATCCGTAGGGAAAGTATTAACTGTCAATACATTATCTAGAAACCTAACCCCTGTCCTAACGGTACGGGCTAACCTCTTCCAGTCTACATCACTTCCATCATCCAATACCATGTTGCTAAGATTAATATTCCCCAAGCAACAATTCCCATAAGATGGCAAAGAGATTTCCCCACAGGGATTAGTTGAATCAAGTTTTTCAAAGTACGAAACATTTGTATATTTATTTGCTAGGTCTATGTTGTAGATCCCTGGGTCTCCTGTTTCAACAGAGTTCTTCCAGATAACTTCCCATAATTTACGAGCCTTAATATCTCGTTGGCAAATGATCTCGAATTCATCTTCCCAATGAACCTTATAAAAATTATTAGCTCTTTGCAGTACATCCTCTTCATCCAGTCCGATAACTTGAATGTGTTCCTTAAGCCCCTGCTTACCGTTAGTTACAGCTACATCAAACGCATGATACTCTTTGTTGTTAAAAGTAAAATACCAATCCTCATCTAACTCAATTGCTTCTAAGAACCTTTCAGTAATAGCTACGGAGATATTGAAATTGTTGAGTTCTCCTTTGTCAAGTTTAACATGGAGGAAATCAAGCAAGTCTGGATGAGTAACATTAAGGATACCCATAAGAGCAGTCCTCCTATTCTTTCCCGCTCGTACATGTTCACCTACCTCATTAATCATTTTAAGAACCGAAACTGATCCAGGGGCTGAATTAGTTACGCTTCCAATGTCATCTCCCTTAGGTCGAATCTTTGAAACATTAAACCCTACTCCTCCACCTGCACAGGAGATCTTGTACATATCCATGACAGTTTTTCCAATGGAATCAACACTATCCTCTGGAATAATAACATAGCAGTTAAGCAAATTATGATTCCCACGGTTGCGACCAGCACCAAAGATAATTCTACCCCCTGGAATAAGGTCCCCAGAACCGACCGCATCATAGATTGCTTTTTCAATTTTTTCTTTGTCCTCATCCTTCTCTGCTGAAGCGACGATGTGAGCAATCACTTTGGCTCTATCACTCCATTTGGTTTCGCCAGGATACGCATACCGTTCTTCAAAAATTTCCTGTCCTAGTTTATTTAATTGCGCCAATGCCATGTCTATTTCTCCAGTATGTTTGAGGTCCCTAGCTCTTTGATTATAGAGAGACGAGGGGAAGAATCCAAAAGGGTTTTAAGATATTTATTATGTGTAATAACAAAAACAGTTTTGTCCTTCTTAATTTCTTGTAATAAGTTATAAAGTCCTTGTACCCCTTCCTCATCCAGATTCTCAGCAACTTCATCAAAGAAGAGTAGGTTGCACTGGTGCTTATCAGTGAAGAGAAGGAGGTCTTTTAGTGCTAATAATACAGCAAGATTAATCTTCCGTTTCTCCCCGCCTGATAAAGATATGTAGGGGATGATAGAGCCATTAGTCTCTATTTTTTCAGACAGTTCCTCATCAAACTCCACAAAATATTTGTTTTCAGATAGATAGGAAAGGTAATAATTGCTCCTTTTATTAAAATAATCAAGTATATTTCGTATAATATATTTAACTATCCCATGTTCAGAGAAAGCTTTCTCCCAAAATCGCATAACTTCGTAGGAGGTTTTATTCTCAACTTTTACACCCTCTGCTTTATTGATTTTTTCTTTAAGAGTATCCTTAAGGGACAAATAATTAGAAGAATCCCTACAGAGATCTCGGTACTCTAAGAACGATGAGTACTCCGAAGAGCTAATTTTTACCTCAGGTATGGAAGCTTCTTGATCCTTAACAGAATTTCTAGTCTCAGAAATAACTAAGCTTACTGCATCAATCTCTTTTTCTATCTTAGTATCCGTTCTGTTAGTTAAAACCTGCTCACAGTCGGGACACCTTCTGTCCTCTAAGGGTATATTTAGTTCTTCTTTAAGAAGGGACACTCTTTCTAACATCGAATCCACGCTCCTGTTTTGTTGAGAAATCTCATACCGTATCTCAGAGCGAGAGCGTTCCTCTCTAATGATATCCTGAAGATTAAGATCTAAAGGGTAATCTTTATGTTGCTCTTTAGCTTTATTTATAAGAGCTACCTTGTTATTTATATCAGAAATAGTGCTTTGATGCTCTAGTATAATAGCATCTTGCTTCTTCATCTCCTGATAAAACTGAGACTTGTGAGACTTTATTCGGTCGCGCATCTTAAACATCTCATCCAGATTCAGAAAATTTCTAATGATTACACGCTTATCGTCAGCAGAGCAATCTAAAAAACTTACAGTAGATGCTTGCCCAAAGAACATGGAAGCTAGTAAAACTTTGTGGTTAATATTTAGGGTCTCATTAATAAGCTCTTGCGTAGCGGTCACACTCTCTTGTGTGAGATCTTCTTTGCCTATAAAGAACTCTAACTTAGTTGGCTTTTTGTACCTCCTAATGCGGATATCATTATTTAACTCTATCTCCACCATGCATTTGCGTTTAGCTTTATTATTTACTAGGGTGTCCTCAGTAGACTTGCGTATAGTTTTACCTGTTAAAGCAAAGAAGACAGCCTCTACAAGAACGCTCTTTCCAGCACCGTTAGATCCCCCCGTGTCCTTATTCTTTCCTTTGATTACCGTAATACCTTCATAGGAAGAGAAATCTATAGTGGCATCCCGAAAAGAATAAAAATTCTCAATGCGTAACTGCTTAATCTTCATGCTTTAGTAGGCTGTACCCTTCCATAATATCCTCACGCTTCAGGTTTGTCTGAGCAGCATCAATATAATCTTCAACAATCATTTCATTTATAGAAAACAAATCCCGTTTCGGTTGATAAGAACTTAAATGATCTTCATCAAAGGAGGGCTTCCATTTTATATCCAAGAAGCCTACTTCCAATTCATCATAAGGTATGGGGGAAGCATCACTATCAATAAGTATTCGGAGTAGAGTAAACCAGTTGGGATCGTTAATATATTCTAACTTGTCTGCAATCTGGCTGTGATCTACAACAAGATGCCTTGGCCCACTTTTTACTGGTTTAAACTCTACAGATCCATCTGAGTATAGGAGTCCGTAGAGGTTTTCTTTTCCACACTCTCCGAAGTTGGTAGTATAAGGGGTTCCGAGGATAGTAACATTATCTTTTTGAGAATACTTATGAATGTGTCCCAAATAAGTACATGTAGTAAAATTACCAAGCATGATATGAAAATCAGCGTCCCCCACGGAATTAAGGCAACCACTGTAACCAAAGTGGCCGAATACCGTATAGCCTGGAGTGATAGATTCCAAGTGTCTTTTAATTGTTTCTTCATTTTCATAATGAGGGATAAATGCCCTCTTTGTTTTGTAATCAAACCATGTTTGAGTAACCACCTTAGCGTGATAACTAAAGAGGCTTAAGGCTGTAACACCATCGTCAGCTTTGGTCTCACTATCATGATTTCCTCGTAAAATAATTAGAGGTATTCTTTTTTCGTAAAGAAAATCAACAACCTCTTTTAGAGCAAGGAGTACCGTAGGAGTAGGCTTCCTATGCATCATTAGGTCTCCCAAGATAATCACCTCTTCAGGTTCCTCCTCTATTATGATACTCAATACGCATCGAGTTTGAGCCTTTAAAATCCCCAACGGCTTAGTATTAAAATGAAGATCTGTTAATAATAAAGTTTTCATACAATCTTTCCCTCTTTAAATTCAACAGGGGCTCCTTCACCAAATGATCCCCCTATCTCTAAATCAATACTAAAAGGTACATCAAAGTGTATATTAAAGTGCTTCTTGATATAAGGATAATTAACTAACTCATCGTATACAATTTCGCATACTATAGACTCCTCCTCATGAGGACAAACTATCTCAATACTATCGTGTACAGTTGAGACTATTCGAGCAGAGAGGTTATCATTAAGAAAACGACGAGAGATACCCAATAAACCACACAACAGGATATCAGATGCGGTACTTTGAATGGTAAAATTGAGTCCTTGCCTGAACGCACGGTTGATGACAGAAAAATCAGAAGACCCCACATCAGGCAGGTTCCTACGCCTCCCAAAAATAGTATACGCATATCCATTATCCTTTATAAAGTTATTAACAAATTCCATGTACACAAAGACTCCTGGGTACACATCTTTGTAGCTATCAATAATATGTTCAGCCCTTTTCATAGGGATCCGCATGGTTTCAGCGAGATTAAAGGGTCCTCCCCCATACACAATTAAGAACGAAACGGTCTTGGCGATTTGTCGTTCCTCTTTGGTAATCTTCTCCTTGTTAAATAGGAGCTTCGCAGTATAGGTGTGGAGATCTTGCCCAGAGTTAAAAGCGTTTTGCATATTCCCCTCCTTGGCTACATGGGCTAAAACTCTAAGCTCCATGGCTGCGTAATCGACCGTGACGAAAGAATTTCCTGGAGGAGCTACGAAGATACTTCTGATGTTGGTGGAGGTCTCTCTTGGTAAGGTGTGGAAAGACACGCCCATAGGTTTAGCCGCATTATATGCAGCGCAACTTAAGCGACCAGTAGCTGTCCCGTCTAGTCTGTAATCTACATACACTTTATCAGAGCCATTGTACTCCAAAGCGTTCTGGGTTCCTTTGATGTAAGTTTTCTCTAGCTTCTGAGACTTGCGTAGCTCTAAGAAAGAACTTAGGAAATCCCTAGCAGCGTGTAGTTCTTTAGTAGACTTAGCCTCGATTACAGACTTGCTAATCCTCTTCCCCTCATCCCTGTGATTCCACTTTTTACCCATTTCTTTTACTCAGTTCGGATTCAATTTGCTCTAGAAGAATTTTAAGTGTGGGTGCTGAGACGGAGGGGGAGCCCTTCGCAGTTTTGTCAGGGGGATACAAGCCAAAGCTATCCTCCCTGGTGTATAATATGTCAATCAGATCGTTGTTTGAGGATAAATTGTCAGTATTTTTTACACCCTCAAAGGTATAAAGGGAGTCCTCTTTGTTCACATTAACCCCCTTAAGAACTCTGCCTAACTCCTCTAGCTTATCTGAACCGATATGGAGCCCCTCATACTCCATTTCCGTAAAGACGGGAGCGGCAGGAGACAACAGATTCTCATACATATAATGCATCTTCAACTCTTTAAGCTTCTCTTCAAAAAGATGGAACAATTTTAAAGTAAAGTAAGAGTCCTTAGCATTACCCTCACAACAGTCCTCATAGTTTATGTTCTCCCAATCAAATGAGTTAGGATTATTAACCGTAAGCATTAGAAGTCCTCCAGTTCTCCAGGGAAGTAAAGTTTCACTAAGTCCATCAAACTCTTGGGGACATTTTCATTTATAAGGTGATGCATAATCTTAGTATCCCACACATTCTTAGTATAAATACCATGATTCACTAGGAATTTCAGATCAAACTTAGCGTTGTGAAATACCTTGCGCGTCATAGGGTTCTCCAAAATCTTACGCAAAGCAACCCACATCTTAGCGTAATGAGGTTGCCCTTTTCTGAAGGGAGAGTCCTTATGGTCACAAGGTATAACCCAGTTGCTATCACCAGAAGAGATTGCTATGGTTTGGATCTTATCCGTGAGAAAGTTAAGCCCCGTAGTCTCAATGTCAACAGCCATAGTAACCCCTTCTACCTGCAAGGTCTCGACTAGAGATTCTACATCTTTAATACTACTTAAGACTTTGTAGGTAAAATCACCGTCACTAGTCTTGCCTAGCACATATTTCTCGTACCCATTTTTAAGGTCTGCCTCAAACAAATACTCATGTCGAGGCTCCTTGGCTACGCTATACGGGTGAAAAATGGGGATAACTGTGCATGTATGGCCCTCGCTGGTTTCATAGGGGAAAGCCTTGCCTCTTTTATCGGTAATGCCGCTCTTCTTAATGAGCATCTTCATTGCCAAGTTCCCACACACGAAAACTAGTATAGGTTTAACGGCATCAATAGTAACCTCTAGGTGCTGCCTACATATTTTCATATTATCGGGAGACATGTCTACTTCCTTTACGGAAGGGCACTTGATCGCAGTAGAGAAGACGCACTTATAAGGGAAGTATCTCTTAATGGTCTCTTTCTCTCGGTCTGTAAAAGGGAATACTTTACCGAACCTAAATCTATAAGACTCAGACAAGAAGAGAACATCCCCTTTATCTATAGATTCATGATCAAAAACGGAGTGGCAGGGCTTGTTTTGCTGTAAAATACTACAGCCCTCACATAAAGGATTACCATAAGAAGACTTATGATCACAATACAGTTTCTCTAAGCTAGTCATTCGTCTATAATAGGTTGTGTCGAAGTCTCATTATATTAATAATAAAGAATTAGAAAATCTTATAAATTTATATAAGGAGGATCAGGATAAATACGGGGACGAGTTATTTGCGATGTTTGATATACTTATCACAAACATCATGGATTCATTTGGGTTTGAAGTAGAGAAAGATGATGCCAAGCAGGACTGCTTCTTATTAATCCTCAAAACTCTACGAAATTTCGACACCAGCAAGGGGAGTGCCTTTAATTTCTTCACTACCATCATAGTGAACAACCTTAAACTGGTCTACTCAAAGAATAAAAAGTACACAGAAAAGTTAGACCAGTACAGGAAGCTCAAACAAAGAGACCTATGATCTTGCAGACTTTTTATTCGTAGGCCAAAACTCTTCGTGGATTGAAGGTAACCTGTCCACCGAAATAACTTTCTTATTAAGAATTTTAACTAAGGTGGGGGTGATCTTTGTGTTAAAGATCATAAAAGCGTGAGGCATATCAAAACTATTAATAATATAGACAGTTTTCTCCGCGTTTTCTGGGGTGTCTCCGTCCTTTAACTTTGCAAGGAGTTCTTTACACCACTTATCCCACAGCGAAACAAAAAGGAAAAGCTTATCGTTTTTATACTGTCTGGTCTCCTTCATGTGGGTCACAAAGTTAAGAACCTTATTAATATCAGCTTCCTTCTTGAGGAAGACTAGTTTATATTTCATTCTACAATTTCTAAATTATCAGAGGAGTCTTCAAACTCAGAAAGATCAATGCCTGAGGCTGTAAGCTCTTCCCTGTTCTCTGCCACATACTCTTTCGCTGCCTCTAGCAGCCTCTGCTCCATAGTTTCCATGCCTATGGTAAAAAGAGCCTTAATAAATTGAGACTCGTCAACCTCTTGAGGCTTAACGGTCTGCATGAAATTTTTGAAGGCTTGAGCCTCCACTTTTGAGAGTTTTACTTGTAGTTTCATTCGGTCACGATTCCTATTTACGATTTTAACGGGGGCGTCTGCCCAGTTTACATTGATTCCACTGCTGTCTGCGCCAAAGATTTCCATACTATAATATTATATGAAAGATGAATACGATTTATCAAAATTAAAAGAAAAAAAAAGAATTAATAGTAGAACTAAAGGAAGTTCATTTGAAAGAAAAATAGCAAAGCTACTTAATGAACAGTTTGATACTAAAGAATTTAGTAGATCACCTGGGTCAGGAGCATTTGCTACAACTCATAAACTACCTAAGCACTTACATATATACGGAGATTTAATAACACCGCAAAGCTTTAAGTTCTGTATTGAATGTAAAAAAGGGTATAACAAAGAGAATATTTATAGCTTATTAGATAATAGCTCTGCCTTGTGGGGTTTTATTAATCAATGTGAAAAAGATTCACAAAAATGCGACAAGCTACCTTTAGTACTGTTCCAGCAGGACCGTAGACCTATCTTAGCTATTACTTGGGGAAATATTTTTGATGCATACATCCCCCACATAACAATTGGGTCTGGAATAGAGTACGCTATCTACAAATTAGATGATCTACTAGCATCTAATCAAGCTAAGTGGTTTTAATTAGTCCCACCAGTTGTTCAAGGAGTTTACCTTGATTATTAATATACTGGTATAAGATACTTGCATCCTCCCTAGATGCCTCCCCTACGACTTCGTTAATTTTAGCTCGTTTTTCAAAAGAATACTTAGGCTGCACCAGACTCCACCTTGTATTTGCCTTCCCACCTGCCCCCCATGTTCTACTTTGTCTAAAGCTTAATCTATCTGCTGCGTCTTCTCTGTTAGAAAGAAGTAACGCAGCCCCTGGATGACCATGTTCTCCTCTTGGGGATGGCATTTCTACATCCCAAGTATCATTTAGGATCCCTTTTGTGGCATCATTAAGAGTTCCCATGTGTGGACCTGTCATTGTTCTCATAGAAGGAAGGTCTTGTACAGTTGAGGCTTCTTCATGATCCACACCCCCCACAAATTGAGCAGCATACATCACCCACAGTCTAGATTGAGCAGCTTTAGCTGTTAACTCACCCTTCTTATTTCTATCGTTTGAATCTTGTGTAACCCTTAAAGCAGTTAGGTATCTTTTCAAACCTTCATTAACTTTAGCCATGTTAACAGGATCAGAAAGATCTAGTTCCCTGCCTTTTTGATCCTTAAACAGTCGGAGAATAGGTCCGTGCTCTATGTCTTCGAAAGTAGAGCTTTTAGTTATAATATCTTTAATAATACCCATCTGAGCCTTGCCGTCACTAGAGGTTATATTACCTTTTTCTGGATCGAATACTTCCAGCCCCCCTTGAGGGAATAGAGTATCTATGTCAGCTTTAATATCTTTAAGCTCACTATTGTAATCTCTAACTCCCTGTTCCTCAGCTTCACTTATACCTAATCTCTTACGCACTGTAGCATCATAACCTTCCTTAACCTCCGTGTCAGCTATACCATCTACAACATCATCCAACCTATCACTTTCACCTAAGGTGCTCTCAGTATATGGGACAGCTTTAGTTTTTAATCCGTCTCCCAAAAAATATACTTCTTGGTTTAGATCATCATCACTTAGACTATGAATATCCATCCACAGTTTCTTAGAGTCTGCATTCTTTAGTAGATCTCGTAAAGTAGCTTTGTTTTTTTTAGCGTTCCACTTCACTCCCGCATTAGCATGAGCTTGTTTAGCTCGCTCCTCCGCAGATTTACCTCCTTTAGAAGACATAAAAATAAAATTATTATCCGCTGCGAATCCTTGGCCCTTCTCCTTGCCTACATTTACAACTATATCAGGGTCTAAAGCCTTAGTTAATGGCTCTTGCAAGCGACCTAACCTCGAAAAGAAACCCATAACTTCACTTGAATCAATACCAATATAATCACTTAGTTTATCAGCGACATAGGCTACCGCTGCGCCTTCCTCGTCAGTTGAACCCGTCTTTACAGAAGAGATCCACTTGCCGAAAGAAGCCCTAAACAAGTTAATATCTTTAATAACAGTCTTTCGAACATACTCTGATAGTTTATTGAGTGCGTCTTCATTACCATCCATTAGCTCATGTATTACCCCTAGAGCTACTAAAGCAACTCCCGCAGACTCACTAGTTTTCCCTATATAATCATTAATACTATGTTGATCAACCTTACCCCTAGGAGCATCGGCTATTGCTGTATCACAAATTTGCTCTGCCCTTTTCATGAACCACCTATCAGCAGGGCTAGGAGTGAAACGAATTCCTTCGGAATTATCTTCACCCGTTAAAGCTACTATTTTTCCCCCCACATCCCTCTTAATAGAGTTAGACAAAAGAGTACAAGCTTTATCTTTAGCAGCTTTGGAGTTAAAATTACTACCAAAACTGTACAAATTCTCCATGGATTGAAGAGCACTCTCTAATAGGTTAGCCTTAACTTGAGGGAGGACTTCAGCAACTTCTAATCCCTCTGTTGCTGGGTTTATCTTTACAAACTGTAACCTACTTAGTTTTCTTTCTAAAGACTGTTGCCTGTTGCCTGTGATATAGGAAGCGGGACCTTGAACACCAACCCCCTCCGTCCTAGCCCACCCCTCATCAGCAGCGTCAGGTTGATCCGCAGCATTCCGAATGAGACCTACTAGGTTTTGGAGGGACTGCTTGACAAGAGAGGTGTTTTCTACTCCTAGCAAATTACCAGCATTCATAAGGGAAGTATCCACATCCCCATCAAGCATAGGGAGACCTTCTTCTACCTGAGCTAAAGCATTTTTGTATTGCCCGAATGCTTTAGGGTTTACATTCCCAGCAGCGGAAATAATCATTGTGTTGGTTGTCTGACCTGGGGCTCTAAAATAAACAGCCGCACCAACTTCGCCCCCTACTTCCTTGGGTTGAATGTTTACAACATAAGCCTGATTCTCAACAGGGAGTGCCATATTGGCTGCGTTCTGCCCTTCTGGAACCTCAACCGCATTAAGAGACCCCGCCTTTATCTGCTCCCCAGACTTAACTACGCCACCACTATACCCCTCAAACTCTTGTTGAAGCTTTACCTCTATCTGTTGAGCCTTTTCTGGGTTCTGGCGTTGAAGTTCCTGAAATTCTCCCCTCTCATCTATTCGAATAACTAGCTTTCTTTTTTTTAATTGGGAGTAACTTTCCAGCAGTTCTTCAAAATAGTTCATAACTTATTATAGATGGGAGAGTCCAGTCCACGGCAAATGGACTGGACTTTATGTAATACAAGCCACTATCTTATGAGAACACACCTGTACTCGTATGATTAATGAAATCATAACGGAAGGTCATCTCTACAGTATGGAAATCATTAGTGGAGTAGTTATATTCAGCACAGGTCCACTTCTTAGGATAAGCCCCTACCAGACCTATCTGATTGAAGACTGTCATATCAGGCTTCAGTTGAGTTAGCTTAATAGCACTTTTAGTTGTAGCTGATTGCATGTTTGCAAAGTCCCCAGTAAGAGGATCATAAACTACTTTAAACACCTTAAAAAGCATCTCACTTATTTTCTTTTCTCGAATGTTATCAAAGGTTATTACGCATTCATCCATGCTTGGTTTTCCTGGGTAGTAAACCTTATCATTCACTCTGTTAACTTCGATATCCTCTACTTGATAACCGATACCGTTAACTTGTTTAGCTGCTAGTGTTTCAAAATTCGCACCAGTCTCAAAACCAAAAGTTACTTCCCATTGGTATGCACGAACAGAATCTAACTCATTAGATATCAGAGGGGCATTTAACCCATCTATTGTTCGATTAGCGTCATAATATGCGTCTGCCATTGTTTTTCTCCTATCCTAAATCTGCTGATTGATTAGTTACATTTAGTTCGAAGACCACCATCTCAGCAGTTTTGGTTGGCTTCACTAATACCTTACACCACATCTCGTTACGATCAATTCTAACAGGGGTGTTAACTGTTTCGTCGCAGACAACTCTGAACTCTGTTATACCTCGCCGCTGTTTGATGTCATTAAGGAAGGGGTTGATAACATTTGAAATTCTTTCCCATGTAAATCCATCATTAGGCTCAAAGATAAACTGACGGGTAGTTTCTAAGATCACCTTTCTAATGTAAATCATAAGTCTTCTAACATTGATTCTATCTAATGCGGTAGGCTTGCGTTGAGCAGTGCGCTGACCGAATATCATTATCCCTTGAGGAACAAAGTTTACAATAGGATTCAAAGCGTTACCTGCGGAATACATAGTATTTCTATCCCCTTGGTTCAATTTGACTTCTACATTCTCTGCTCCCATGTTACCAATGAGTGCTCTCGCTTGACCAGCAGGGGCAAACCAAGGGTCTGCTACATCATCTGTATTACACATGCTCATTACACCGTAAATAGCTGGGTCAAACCACCTGTTCTTACCATCAGCTACGCTGAAAGTTTGGACCCAAGGCCAATACATAGCAGCGTAGGAACTGTTAATGGAAGCTGTACGAGAGGTGGTTTGACCGTTAGTCCACTCGATAGCATTTTGAACAGTGCCTATAGCATAAGGTGGTGACACCACAGCAATAAAGTTCTGAGTATTTTCAGCTAAGGTAATAAGATTATTCTGTACTGATTGAATGTGAACTCCAGGCACTGCGGCTATAGAGATGTTTAAAGAATCATCATCTAAAGCTTGCATGCCCGTCTTGGGGTCAACTGAATTACTTCCGATTAAGGCTGTAGCCAAGGTGTCAGTATCTTGTGTATCACCAACTCCGTAAGCCAAACTATAAGTTCCTTCCACGGCTTTAGGGAATCTAGGTGCTAACCCAACATCAACTTTAGAATCTCCCAACAGATCATATGCAGTACTGTCAGAGTTACGAGCAAAATTTCCACCTTCCCCTGAGAGGAACCTAGGTGCGATACCACCAAAAGCGGAGCCTTCTGTACCTAAGTCTGTAGCTTTACGGATAAAGTTATTAAGAGCCGACACACCAAAAGTAACATTCGATGAAACCATGTTACCTTTAATGTAATCAGATTTAAGGTCTGTAGAACCTGTGTTAATTACATCCTCCCAGAAGGATCCCCCAGAGGCCACCAGACTTACAAGAAAAGTTTCCTCAGCTTGCCCATCACTATAAACTATTAGGTTTCCTAGTCCTTCCCCTCCTAAGGCTTCGTATTTCACAGAAACACCGCTAGTCCCTCCCGTAGGAGTTGCCCCTTCGTTATATCCATCACCAGCGTACACACTTTCTACTAAATAGTTAAGACCCGAAAGGTTATTTGCTTGCCCTGTGAAGTTCTTAAGCCCTGAAAGTTGCGTACCCCAAATTTTAATTGAAGAAGCGAAGCCTGGACTATTAATTCCGTCAGCAGGTCCAGCGAACTTGGAGTTTTCTCCATACCCAGATAGGTTTCCAGACCCATCCAAGGGTCTAAGGACGGAAGCTCCCTGCCCTAAACCCCCATTAGAATCTAACGAGCTAAAGGCTTCTACTGTCATCCAAGCTCCTGATCCTGCCCATTTAGATGCTATAACACCGCTTAGTTGAGATCCTGACCAATCATCCTCACTAAAGAAACACCCTACAGCATCACTTTCACCTCCACCATGTAAAATAGTTTTAAGGGCTTTTGCTTGGGTTGAACCTGCGTCCCCAGAGGGTATAGTGTTCGTAGGGATACTAAAGGTTTTGCCTAACGGGTGAGTTTCAAAAGCGGAAGTTCCCGTACCGTTAGAGGCTTGAACTCTAAGGTAAAGAGCATTATTTAAACCAAAACCATTTGAGCTAACTGCTACAGCAGGACACCCCCCGAAGGGCACTGCCGCAGAAGCAGCAGAGGTGTCATTGGTAGCCGCACGAACAAAGTACATGCTGTTAGTTTGGTCTAGAATTTTTAACGCACCCTCTAAGCCTTGCCCATAAATATTTTCATGAGGTTCTCCGAAAATGGTTGCTAGTTGGTTTTGGCTTGTTATTAAAGTAGCTTTATTGGTAGGTCCTCGACTCGCAAAACCTACGATACCTACTACAGATGGGTTAATAGATGGACTATACTCGCTAATATCTTTTTCAACTGTATAGACTCCTGGGCTCACATAATTAGGCATTTAAATACTCCTATGCATTTCGAAGAGAGAGTAATCTTCTATTAATCATTGTCATTATCTGTTCGCTAATGTAGCCTCCTGGTACGACTATGGATTTCTTGGGTGCTAACCACACGGATTTTGCACCAGAAGGTGTTCTTAAAAATACCTCAAAAGATTGTAGACTATCATTAGTGATGAGTTTCATGATTACTGTTCTCCTTCTATATTTACTACCTTCCCGCCTTAGTTTAGATAAAAAAATTCATAATCAGGTAATTATACCAGTATCACTATTTAATACAGTGATTTTCCCTGTAGATGTGACAAGAAATCTAGGACTTTTGATATAAGTTTCGATACGAATGTTGAATGATTTTTTAATAATTCTATCCTCTCTGTCAGATAGAACTACTTTAGAATCATCAGACTCTCTCTCTAAAAATGCAGGTGTACCCGACTCTAGAGGAGTATTAATAGAAAGGGTAGGGTTAAACATAAGACGAACCTGCTCCGATAACTGATCTATGTGGGAAATGTATTTCGCCCAAAAATTTAGAGAATAAGTTAGCGTAACTGGTCGATCAGCAAATCTTAGAATTCTCACAGCCCTCTGCTTTTTTTCATCCCATCCAGTCTCATGCATAAGCATTGAGTGTATGCGTCTTCTATTTTCAGCTTCCTGTATAGCTATTTGAGCTACGCTACATGTAGGAAGAATGATATTAGTAGTCTGTGTCATCTTAGCAATAGCTCTTTCTGGGCGAGCATGAATACACTTTACATTTATCAACTNATTTTGAGAATCTAAGACTACAAAGGTCCCAAATTTAGCTATTAAATATCTAAGAATNTCTTTGTAAGTGCTAANAGGNATAATACTAGGATCCTTAGACATCTCAGTAAGAGTGTGTATGTACAAGTCTCTAGCGGTCCTCGCTGGCGTAATACTACTAGGGTCCACCTCCCCTAGGAAGGACCCACCTTTAGAATTAAAGAAATTAGCCACTGTATACCCCTATATCTGGGTTATCATCCACTAAAGGTGTATCCTGTACCGCATCATTATCCCTGAGGAGTTTGGCCGAACAAACCATATGGTAAACTCCATATGCTTCGAAGCTATCCTCCTGAACCTGATATATTTCATACTTTTGATTCTGAAATTTGGGAAGAAGCACATCCCCTGGGATAGGAATACGAGCTAAGATTTGCTCAATGTAACTTTTATTAAATACAAAAAGCTGCTCATTCATTAGCTCAATCCCGAACTCAGTTAAGTTCTCCTCTAGCACTCTAGGCTCATAATGCCCGTGTACAAGAATAGGGTCTGCCGTTATAGCTTTAGTGGTCTGTTCCCCATACACTTCATCATAATCCTGAGGTCCTCGAAAGAATTTATAATAATACATCTGAGATCCTGACAACCTGATAAGCTCATCATCCACTATATTAAATAAGTTTATATCAGGATTATTTTGATCAAAAAGATTTAATACACTCTCCCCATCCACCTCAGGAAGAGGAGGAACAGGTGTCGTAACCTTATATGTATTAAACTCTGTACCCATTAGTAACAAGTAAAGGTAGGTGGTTCTTCAATTTGATCTAGAAGTTCCTTCTCCAGTCTCTCCATTTCTTTTTCTCCCTCTGCGATAAGAGCGGCCCCATTCAAAGTGGCACCTCCTCCTGGAGATGGGAGGTTAGTATACTTACCACGAATCTGCCCAAGAACAGTTTTACAAACAGCTAAAGCAAATTTCTGTATCCAATTTCTGTAGGCTGGCTGGATAGTATTAGAGTTCAATGCCCTGTACTCCACAATAACCTCTTGATTAACGGCAGGTACGGGATAAATCTGAAGAATGCGGTTATCCAGCACATTAAAAGACCCCTCCTGGCTAAGAACCTTTCTCATCATCTCTAGGTTTTGTTGCAGTAAGTAGAAATCCCCCACACTAAAATCAGTAAATAGGTAGTTGTCCTGGAAATACTTAATAAAGAAATCAAACTCCAAGGTTCCAGCTTGCGACTGTATAGTAAGCAGGGTCTTTTTATAAACCACATACTCTAGATTGTTTAAGATATACCTAGGAAGTTCGTATACATTTACCCCTCCTAGAGCCATAAAGGAAGCAAACTGCATAGTCCACAAGGGAGCATGGTAGTCTAGCTTAGTAATAGCCTCATCTATGCAGGTTTTTATCTGATAACCTGTAAGCTCTACCCTAACAACGGGGTGACCTAAGCGAGCTAAAACAAAATCTCTAATGCTTTGCTCAAAAAGATTAAACTCCACCCCATCAGTAAGTAGAGTGGTGTTAAGCTCGTCAGGATTTATGTCTCCCGCTGGCTCATAGTCACTCAGTACCTTTTGGTGGCTTACTCCGAAGCTGTTTCCGTACCCCAGTATTTTGGGTCTTGCTGCTGTCATTTTTTACCTCTTTTGGTGCAGGAGGAGACTCTATTAGTTGTAGATTCTCAAAAGAAAGTTCTGTAGCACTCTCTATTATTTGGTTGGGACGAACTTCTACTATCCTATTTTCTAGATGCAGAAGCATATTGAATCGACAGATACTCTTATATTTATACATGGTCACTTATATATAGGCAAAAAGAAAGGGTTGAGGAGAACTCAACCCTTTCTTTTTTTTAATTATCTAACTAACTCAAGCACCTGGATCCGCAGGAGCACTCCAGTTTGTAGTAGTATCAGTTCTTGGAGCGGCAAGTTTCGAGAATGGTACATTCAAGAAGTTAGCCGTAGGTCCAACAAGCCTGACGATCCTGTAGAATCTAGACTCAGGAGAGATTGCAACCTTTCCGTAGCGAGTCATGATACCCTTCCTGGGTTGGAAGGATGCAGGATCAACAATGGTGGGAAGCTGCTGGAGTGGGATGTATGGAGCATACACGAAACCCGAATCCATAGCGTTCGCACCCTTGTAACCAACAAGGATTTCATCTTCTGGGTACATAGGATCAATATAGAGATCGTACTTACCAGCAAACTTACCTTTGAACTGAATGTTCTGACCCATGTTAGTAGGACCAGCATCAGCAGGTAAACCACCCTCTAACTTAGCAGCAGACTCAAGCATAGAACCTACAATGGGAGCGCAAAGAATCCAGTTACCTGGGCCTCGCCATGTAGACTTATAAATGTCCTGGCTTGCAAAGTTAATAGTAGCAAGAAGGTTAGAGTACATATGACCCACATGCTGTGGTGCAAACAAGGAAGCAGATGCGCTGAAATCACAGAAGAAAACATTTGTGAGAGTTCCAGCGGGGTTGCTTGCCATGCTTGACTGGTCATAGGTAAACTGGTTAGCAAACTGCATATCAGGGTTGAAGGTGAAGTTGTTGGAGTTTGCTTGATCCAACATAGACCTACTGAAACCACCGAAGGTGTCTGTATCACCAGGGGCGATGTCATAAGCGAGCATCCTAATATCCTCAACAAGCTCACGGTCGATTTCAAGGCGAAGCTCGTTGCTTAAAAGCTCACTAAGCTCACGCTCAAGATCAAGTCCGTGATAAGCCCTCAAGTCCTGAGAGGCTTCCATAGTCCACAGAGCCCTCATCTTACGGGTTCTTGCGGCTACTGGCTGTTGCTCAATGTGGAAGGTGATTTCTGGGATATCACCTGCGGCGAGTCTTTCACCAGCCGAAACATTGAAGCCGAACATCTTGTTTCTCTCAGGCCAAGCAGCGATTTGACCACCGATAGTACCTGAGGGGAACTGAGGTCTTCCTGCAAAGGTATCTTGGGTGTTTGGTAGAAGATCGATGTTCGTACCAGAACCGATGATATCCTGAATCGCAGGAGCAGTACAAAGGTCAAGATCAATGTTTCCTGATGGGAAAATTGAGCTTGTAGTAAGACCCGCGTAGGTCAGATTGTACTTACTATAAACCGTCTGGTTAATGTTAGCTTGCTTGGAGTGTCTTGAGTTACCAAGATAGAATATTTGAGATACAGGTCCTTGCATGGGCTGAACACCGACAATATTGTTGGCGATCAGTTGGGGATAAACCCGACGAACGAGGGGGAATGCAAACTTTTGGAAAGTTCCCAGTTGCCCAACTGTGTTAACAGAGTTAGGCACACTAAATGGGGCTTCTTCGTCAAGTCTTTCAGCAACAAATGATTTTGCTTGGTTCTCTAGAAGCTGCGCGGTAACCCGCTTGTCGTAATCGGATTTAATCCCTTCCAATACTGGAGACCACTTCTCTACTATTTCATTAGATACTAATTGTATATCTTTACTTTTCATAGGGGTCCTCTAGTTATCATTGAAAGGCATAAATGCCATGACATCTTTGGTTAACCACTCATTCCCAGTGGCTTGGGCGGGAGAAACCGAACTCTCCTCATCAACATTTTCGGTAATTACTACAGCCATCTCGGATGACCGAAAGGGTTTCTGGTTGCTTTCTTCTAAGGTTTGAACTTCCCCGTGAAGATAGTCGTTGCGCTCTTCCAAAGTGTTCATTTCTTTTGATAAAGCTTGAATAACATTTTCTAACTTGCTATTCTCTACAAGGGCACTATTAAGTTCAGAGACTAAGACATTATTTTCCTCTTGAATCTGGGTGCTCTCTTCGACACTATTGTTAATTGCATTCTCTTCGTCTTTAGGAGAAAGCTCAAGTGCCATTAAAGTTTTTAAAGACTCAAAGATCTTAGCATTTCTGTAAGTTTCATTCTCTGTTTCTAATTCTTTAATAGCGTGTTCTTTGATGGAGTCCATTTTCAGGCGAAGATAGCCCTGAACTTTAGCCTCTAAATGTCTCATACGACTATCAACTTGTTCAGTTATAACTTCGTCCACTAAGCCACAAATTTCGGTGATGGTATCCTCACCCAAGCCTTCGGGTAAGAGTTCAGCCATGCTATCCATTTTATTTTTTTTCATAAATTGCTCCGATTCTAACTATATGTATACCCTTAAGATACTTAGGGTATTTTTTTATTTTTTTTTGTTACCTTCTTCTTCCTTCAAGAACTTTACGGACTAAAGTTTCCCCGTAAGAAGTCCCAGAATCTTGCCTCTTCCCAGGCTTCTTAACTACCTTCTTCTTGACAGGCTTACCTCGCTCCCCCGCTTCTGCTGGCTTGGCCCCAGACTTAATATCAGAGCTAACCATATTAGCTCGTCTAATCGCTGCTAAATGCTCAGGCTCACCCTCATGGGGGTCCTTACCCACAGTCTCGTACAACTTCTTCTTAAGTAATGTAAGGAAATACTTCTCTTTACTAGCCTTCTTAAAGGTAGACTCTACAATCTCCTGCGTTCTGTGAGAAGTAGACTCAGAAAGCTGAGGGAAAGCACCCCTAGTAGAGGGATCAGCGACTAAATCAAAAGTAATCAGCTTGAAGTCCTCATTAACCTGCTTGCAACCATTCGTGAGGCCATCTGAAAGTGTTCCCATCCCTCTAGAGGAAATACCAATCTTTACACCGTCATTAATAAGAGCCTGAGCTACCTTACCAGCAGGTGTGTTTAGTATCTCTGCCTCCCCTACAACCTCTTTTCCAACCATCTTTAATCCTGTTACTAGATGAGAGACATTAGAAAGTTTAACTGCGTCATGGCTGGGGTGGTCTAACTCCCCAAGCAAGCGTCTTTCTTTTACTGCTTCATCTAGCTTTACAAGCTCACGCTCTAACAAGACTTTAGTGTAGACACGCTTATTGTTATTAGCCTCATCAGCCCGTTGAAAACACCCTCTAATTTTCATGGTGCCTTTGCTTTTTGATTCTTCGATAACCTCTAGGTTCTCTAAAATGAAAGTATCCGTTAATAACATTATTTATCTACCTTATATTTTTCAAATTTGCGAGAGCGTTGCTTCCCGTGTTTTTTCATTGTGCGGACTGAATGCCCCTTTACGCTTTTCCAATCAGAAGAAGGAGTAGAAGACCCTGAGGTAAAGCCCTTAGCTATTCTACCTGTACTCTTCTTCCCCCACCCAGCTTTACTCGTCACATATAACCTACCAGCGTTTTTAGTTGAGAAAATTTGTCCGACATAACCCCTGTTTAGTGCTTGCTTTATTGTATCGTACACCTTTACTCTTGATTTCTTAGCCAAAGTTTTATTTCTCTTCCCGTAATCTGGACGGTCTGAAGGGTGAGCATTTGATTCTCTGATTGTCTCAAATATATTCATCTTCTTCGTCTCCGTCTAAGCTTTTCCAAGCTATTGCGGTAGTCTTTTTTCTTTTTCTGACCCCCTAACATTGGCCCTGCACCAAGCATTCCTACAGTAGTACTTAAACTCTCTAGAATTTGTTGGGCCTCAGACATAATCTGAGACAACCTCTCTAAACGATTGTCTTGAGGGTCTTTTTGAGGAGTCTCTTGCTCAACCAGAGGTTCTTTAGGCGCAATATTAAAAGATTCAGAAAGAACCTTAGCGGAAAATGCCTCAGGTACAGCAACGCTGGTGATGTCAGGTTGGCTAGGATCTTTCCAGGTGTTATCTACCGTATGAGAAACCTGTCGCTTACCTGATTTTATATCACCGACCTCTGCGTTAATTAGAGACTCTGCAAAGTCTCCAATGTTCACAGCAGTCCTTCGTTCCTCTGCGCCTTAAGTACGGCTCTCATGAGTGCTGGAGACATGTTATTGATATCATCAGATGGGTCCTCTTCTTCTTCCTCGTCTTCCTCTTCTGAGAGAAGGTCAAGCTCTTCGGCTGCTGCATCAAAAACCTCAAGCATAGATGCGGCATGCTCTAAAAGCTCGTCATCACTAAGCTCGTCAAGGAGAGCGTGAAGCATTTCGATAGCATTAAAGTCTTCTTCGTCTTCAATACCCTCGTCTACTTCAACCTCTTCTTCTGCGACTGCTTTACGCTCATCTACACGCTCATCGCTATCAGCGTCAAGCTCTTCAGTAACAACAGTAACACCAGCCGTAGTCCAATCACTACTTGCTAGGATCTGCTGCATCATATCATCAGTAATATTCAGGGGTGATTTCATAATTAATCCTTTTTGAGATAGTGTATCTCTTATTTTATGTAGGCTATCACTAGCCTTGTTTATATAAATTTTTAAATTTTGTTCAAAAGTCTCCAGCGAAAACGCTGGCTTGTGTTACAGTTGTAATAATTTCAGCTACATACATATCCAGATACCTGCCTACTCCTTTACTATTAGCAAATACCGTTGCCGATCCAGTTGATAGATAGGTTTGGTGGGTAGGGCATGCGGGTGGACCAAAAGTATGGGGAGTATTCGAGTCCCCTATCCTGTGTACCCCAAAACCCCTAACAAATACATCAGTAGAGCATCCTTGGGTAGTAGTAATAGGTTGGCACCCCTCGTTAGTGGTTACAACATCTTGCACTGAGCCTCTAGCAACTAACAACATAATTAACTTCCCTCCACATCATTGCTTTCAATATGGATAGCATTGTTGAGAATTATCCAGGCTTCGACATCGCCAGCAACGGTATCCTCATTCTCATTATCCCCATCCAAATTTGAAGTATGAGAAATTCTTAAGCGGACATTATTTACGCGATCAGGAATACGAATAGGAGATATATTTAAGGTCCATGTGTCTCCATTATGCCCGTGCCCCATGGTGGCACTATCCGAAGAGTTTATTTGTTTCACTACCTGAGAACCCTCCCGTAACTGTAAACTGGCTTTATACCTTTGGTCACCATCATTATCATGATGGTGATGCTGATTGTTGGGAGCCTTCTGTGTGATTACCACTTGAGCCCCTACCGCATTTTTATTTGGTACATCCACAGAGAGTTTCATATATTTGTTATAACCGAATGTCGAACCTCCTCCCCCTCTGCGTTTTTGAAACTCCCAACTAGCGGGACCAAAGCTTACATTACCAAATACAAAGGCATTGGTAAGAGAGGATGTAGAGAGGTCAGAAATCGTGTCTTCCAGGTCTCCAAGCTCATCCCCTAAACTAGACACATCGCTTACTAGCTTCCCAACAGCCCTACCGAAAGTATCTAAAGTAGTATCTAATTCTATTTTTCCCACAGCAGGGTTACCTAAAGAAAGTGGGGGCATAGCGGCTGCAACTCCAGCCCTCTCATTGTAAGTAAGCTCGGCAGTCCTAAAGAACGGTCTAATATCAATTACATCCGAAGGATCAACTAACGCCGCATCCTTTCTTACTAAAACATAAGCGACAGGTAGAATACTCTGCCCAATTAAAGCAAGGTCTTCTTCTTCTAAATCATTCTGAATTAATGGGGCTAAGTTAAGTAAATCATCGGGAGAAGGGAAAGAGGTGTGGATATTTCTACCCTCTAACCCTGTGATTTCTTGAATCTGATCGGAAAGTGGGGACCTTATTTGCCAAGCGGATTCGTCTTCGCTGTACCCTGGTTGCCCATCCGAATCATACCACACATCACGGCTGGCACTATCCGCTATCCAAGTATCGGAATCTGTGAGAGCGGGGTTGGCCTGAATGTCTACCTGGGAATCAGGGAAAGTGCCTTGGTTTTTAAGGTTAATGATTCCTGCCCCTTTTACAATACCTAAAGTGGGACTAGTTATTGTGACAGGGCTATTACCATCAGCAGCAGCTAAAGTTGTTTTTTTAGCGTCTACGGGGTGGGTATAAATAAAGACTAAATCAATTCTAACATGAGGAATATAATCAGAGGAATTAATGTAATCATCAGAATTAAAAGCNGGGACTTGAACAGCTATAGGCTCGGGAATGTTCACCATTGAGGTTCGGGATACTCCTCCCCATTTCCGAGTAAAATACATAGCCCTCTGCTGAAGATCTCCCCACTCTCCAGCCCAAGATCGGGCACTCCTCCTCCATATTGCTAATTTAATTTTAGGTATATTAGCCATACCTGTTTTATTATTAGGGTTGGTTTCGGATTGTCCTGCCTTCCAACCTAGTAAATAATCTAATCCTTCCTGTGGCACCCTCGTTACTTGATGATGTTGGAGATAATCATATAATCCATTAGAAGGAAAAGAGGAAGAAGCTTGAACATCATACCCTACCAAAGAAGCTAGTACCTTATCTCTTAACGGGAACCTCCCCACCTCTCGTTGAAGGATAACATTTAAATATTCAGGAGATACATCAATGGACGCGGCTCTTAGTTCATTATAAGTAGTGATACCTTTTCCATATGCATCATTAACTCTACCCAAATAGTTCCCAGGAAGAACCCGAACCTTTCTATCTGACCCTACCGCATAAGGTTTTAGTTCATTAAAATCTACCCTATCAACCCCAGAAGCTAGGAGGGCTACCTGTAATTGATCTTTAAGCCATTGGCAGTTTTCATGAATTTGTTTAAGAGGGAGGTTATCAATCTTATACCAGTATGGATCATTAGCTTTAAACCAACGAGGAGGGTCAGTCCACTGGAAAGGACTCTCTGCAAATTTCGTAAAGGGTCTAACGGTGGCACCTCCGTAGGATGCGCCAGTATTATCAGCAGCACCGTTACCATTAGAACCACCACCAGCCCCTGCTGCTGTATCATGATAAGACATTAGTTTTCACTCCTTAAATCGAACCCTGTAGTAGGTTTAAATCCTCTTCCTGGAAGATACAAAGTATCATTATCTATTATTTTTGCCCCATCCCCTCCAGGACTTATTGTAGGTTGTACTATATTTACGAATTGAACCTGATCAGTTACATAATTAACTTCACTACTAATGTAAGTATTTCGCATGCCCACAGCATTATGTTTAGCATTTGCAAAAGTGTTTAAAGCTGATTCATCAGCTTTCACGCATATTGCGGTTTGAGAAGGACCCCCTCTATTGGCTGGGGAGTTGCCTAAATCATATAATTCAGTTTGGAAGAAGACTCCACTGAATGTAACGGGGGCAACTGCGCTAGAGGTGGTATAGGATAAATACTTCCCTGGATCAATGGAGCTAAAGTTATTTACAGCAGAAGCTGCTCCTGACATGTTATACCCTTGAGCCACATGCTGGTAAGGAGTATTGTCTTCAATTATCCAGTTACCTACATGATCACTGTTTTGATTAGGAGGCGTAGTATGTGGGCTAGTACCAGATAGATAGCTTAAGGACTTAGCTAAGGGGTTAGGATCAAAGTAAAGCCTGAAAGGCCCACGGTTTTCAAAAGTGGGTGTTCCAGCGGTCATAGTATTATAGTCTCTGTACCCCCTTAACCATTGAAGAAGAGTGTGTCCATAGTTTTCGTTTCCTTTGTTTATACCATAAGTAATCGTATCAGTAGCCCCAGTGTGTTTACCGAAATTATCTAACAGACTTAAGTAACCCGTAACACTGCTATACTTTTCCGTGTCCCCTCCTTCAAGTAAAGATACAAAGGCGTTTGCAGCGGTCCCCCCTACGTCAGAGTTTCCTGACGCAAACACAGAACTAGGACCGTGCAGGTTAGTTAACTCTCCTGGATAAACCGCACTTACAGAGCAGTAAGTTGCGTTTAACTTAGAGTCCCTATTAACATTCCATATTTTAAGGTCATGATCACCCCTTCCCGTAGTTCCCCTAGTTACACTAGCATCGTAGTGAGCACCTGAAGTGTTTATAGAGGCTGTAAGGAAGTGTACATTCTTCACATTGCATTCACTCTGATCTAGAACCCGAACGCATTGCCCACCCTTACTATAGTTGGCACGGAAATAAGAAACGGCTGAAGCTCCTCCCCCATCACCACCACCTAGATCTCCGTAAGTATGCCATGGTTGTAAGGATAGCATAGTATTCATCTCACATGCTAATGGACCTGACGCTAAGGTATAAATACCAGGGTTATCAGCAGTAATCATAGTCTGATCCCATTTAGCAGTGTATTGATTTTGGGATTCCAAATGCATGTTATTATCATCAGGATTAGGAAGGAACATGATAGACCCTGCTTTGTGATACCCAGAAGTACCTAAACCTATATTCTTATAGTCTGCGGAGGTATTATAACCAGTCCCTCTAAAAGCGGTATCTTGTAAAGCAAACACATTATCGTCACCAGTTTGGTAATCTGCTGCTAAGAAGTTGTTTCCTGCCGCAGTCCTTGTCCATGTAGAATGGTAGTCCCCCAAATCCTTCATATTAATAGTAGAATGTTTACTAGCTACCAAACATGCTCGTAAAGAATGAAGCTCTACAGCAGTGTGATTCTCTGAATCGGTTAAGTTAAACCCACTTATATCTAACAGCTTGCCTCCCGTAAGATGAGGAGTGAAGTTCATTTCTGAATTGTTCTCAGCTAAAACATCAATACCATAACCAACAATTCTTGTTGGACCTTGGAAGTTTACTTTAGAATTATCTCCTGCATACACCCCTGCCGCTTTTCTTTGCTGAGTGAAATCTACGGGTCCTGTAATGGTAGTAATACCTGATGTCGTACCGTGGAAAGTTGCTTCGGAGTTATCAGAAACCTTAACTGCTGCTCCGTAACACCCCTGCGTCGATTGGAAAGATGCTTCACCGTACAACTCATTAGGATTTCTAGTGGGGTTAGTAATAGAGGCCACTCGCTGCTTCCCCGCTTCTATTCGTGTGTTGAGGAAGTTAGCTTTTGAATTATTTAAAACCTCCACCCCAGGTAAGGTTGTCTTACGATTGTTCGTAGGGATTTTAAAGTTAACCCCGTGGTTATAGTATATTCCGATAGTTCCAAACTTAGTGTATACATCAGGCTCATGCTTGAAATCCAATACAGAATTATTTAAAACCATGTGTTGAGCGTTTTTGTAGAATTCGAATTGCCGTTTCTTTCTTCCTTTTTGTAGGAAAGTTTCGTAATAAGCTCCACTTGCTTGATCTGTCCTAATAGAGTTTTTATTGTATTTAATATGAGAGTTGTAAGCGTCTAACCCTGTAGAGTTAGAGTACTCTACAGTGAGTTCATCTACCAAAAGCTTAGAGCTATCCAAGCCAATACCTATTTCATTATTATAACAATCTAAACGCCCATCCAGATCAACTGTAGAGTTAACTGCTTTAAGACCGTGCTCACTGTTATAAAAAAGGCTTACAAAAGTAGGGGCCGAAGCATCTGCGAAAGGCGGGTTAGCTTCTTTAATCCTGGCGTCTCCACCCTGAAGGGTAGAGTTCAGTAAATCCATCCCTACAGGGTTTCTAGTGGACCAGAACAAGAAATCCACCCCACTAGCATAAGAGGAAGAGCTTACCGTTAACTCACTATTAACAGCCCTAATTCCCGCACTACCCTTTTTCCTCGCTAAACGAGGAAGTGTAGCTGTATTGTTGAGTATTTCATAATTTCTAAAGGCAATAATTCCCCGACTAATGTTTACCTTAGAGTCCTGGAAATTGAACCCTGAATCAGGGCATCTGGTAGCCGCGCAATTTTCTACCACTACATTTGAATTTATAATATCGAAGCCGTTATTGGTTACATAACTCCCCATCGTGTTTGCTGCGGCTCCAGTATCACCGTCTACGCAAAGCCCTCTAAGATAAATAGGACCTGTGCAGTTACTTACTTTTACAGATTTAAATCTATTACCATAAGCTAAACCTACTAAACTAGGTTTGGACACTAGCCCAGGGACGGTTCTATATAAATCAATATCCTTTAATGGGGTTCTAAGAGACCCATCTGCGTTTAACCCTTTCACAAACAAAGTTTGGTGGAAGGTACTTACATCTAAACCACTAGGAGTATAACCTGCGGTATAAATAGACGAAGTGGTTTGATCCTTTATTTGACCAGTAGATGTAGCCTCATAATTTTGAAGAGCAAACACATTTGAATTTGTTGTCCTAAAGTTTCCCGAATTATTTCTAAAATCTGTACTTAAAAGGTCAGTTTCATATCGCTGATCTTGATCGGTTCTAACGCCAAAGAAAGCCCTAATTTGATTACCTCCTGCGGCCCCTGTGCTACCCCACAGATCAACAGTGGCTGTGCTCACGGACAACGCAGAAGTCTCGGCCATGGTATTAGATAAATCTAAAGAAGAGAAGGTAGCAACTTGTCTTGTTCTTATAGCATCATAAGTTTGTGTAACAGAACTCGCAGTCTCCACCCCTGCATAGTTTTTAGCAAAAACTCGGTTAACAATCTCCAATGCGCCTCCATCTTCTATTTTAATATTCTCTAAAGATAAATGACCTAAATCTCCTGAGGTTGCAAGCTCAATCATTATGGGGAAGCTAATGGGATTAGGTAATGCCTTAATAGCAGAGCCTACATCAGAAAATACATTTTTAGCAGAGAAATAATTAGTAGAGGACACTACAAGAGCCATTCCTGCTACCGAAGAAGTGGGGTATCCCGTCTTAGACCAGAGATACTCAGTCCTCTCATCTAGATCGTATATAGGAAGATTGTCTTGCTCCCAGTTATAGAACGAACTTGTATCAAATTTGGTTACAAAAGGAGTCCATAAAGTGTTACAATTAATTCCTCCACTTACAGTATAATAATCATTTGGGTAAAAAGGCATGTCAGAATGTTAGGGTCCATTTAATAACTAAAGCAAAACTTCCCGTTTTGTATATAGGAGTGAACGGTCTATAAGCTACCAGCACCGAAGTTGTAGGGTTAATATTTAAAGGGTTATACATTAATAAACCAACCTCATTCAGTTCAGCTTTAAGTCCTTCCGTATCCGTTAACCCTAGACAGCTATTTTTATCTATCACTAAAGTATATCTTACTGAAGTAGGGGTTACTCGTTGTATATTACTATACGGTATGGACACAAAGCCAACTTGCTGTTGTGCCGTACTCACACCATTAATCAAAATATTTCTCTCCTCCACCACTAACTGAGATCCCGCAGTTACATACTGAGAAGTCTTTAAGGGATTTATAAGTTGTGTAGAGGAGGTCCCATACGAATATGGGTTAGTTATAGCTCCACTATAACCTAATTGGTAGCTGAGAATCTGGTAATCGGAGATAGTCTGAGACCCTGATCCAGAGTAAAGGGAAGCAAGAGCTACCCCCATCCCAGAGGTAATAACATTGTGATCCGAAAAATGAAGCTCTGGCTCTCGCCCATCTTCGTACATCTTCCATACCTCAATTTCACCTACAGGATTAAAAGTGTCTTTGTTTTTTATCATACCTACTAATTATATACTACTTATATCGTCTATCGTGATTTCCCAATCTAAAATAAAAGTGAATTCCGCATTCTTATTTATTATACCAGCGGGAGGAAATTTTTTATAAGCCACTAAGATAGGGTTATCCTTAGTGGGTGAAGTGTTAGGATTACACGCGAAGAGCCCTATCTCATTTATAGCAATACCATTGGCTACAGTCTCATCTAGCATTATTTGATGATGAATCGAGTTAGCTGTTAGTTTAGTAATAGAATCCCCCGTGATATCCCCAAAATATTGAGAAGTACTAGTGCTAAAGGAGGTATTCTTAATAGCTGCCCCAGTAGGAGTACCACTAATAGGGTATAATCTAACCACAGGAATTGTAGGTGATGCTCCATACTCAGACTTATCTAACGGATTAGCTAACCCCCATATCCCTAGCCTATCATCTCCTGGGACGGAAGAAAGGGCGTTACCTTTACCTAATTGGAAGTAGCGACAGAAGTAATTATTGCGATCACTGTTGGGGTCACCCGCAAGAATACTTGCAATCGTATAACCAAAGCCGCGCAAAGTAAAGTTGGATTCTTCAAAAACCTTTTCCGTAATTCCCGTTTTATAGATTTTGGTGGCTGTTATTTTCCCATGGATCATAAGAAATTTAACCTCCACACTAAAGTTAGATCGTTATAACGATGGGCTCCTGGTCCTGATCCATCTAATATATTTGTAATATTTTGGTTAAGAACTTTCTTACATATTAATCTATATGCAAGATTATTACCTACTGCGTCATTAGCATCTTGAGCATCAAAATAATAAGGAGGCAAGCGTCCTTCCTTAACCATCCTAGGAACATCAAATCCCCACAAGCCTAACTGGGTAATACCTCCATATAAATTAGCTAATCCTAAATCACCCGAAGCCACAGTAGTTATATAACTAACCTCCCCAGTGCTACTAAAGTCTGGGTTAGATGAGGTAACTAATCCTGAAGTGGTCTCTATCCCCCCATAATCAACCGAAGAAGGGTGATACGCTCTTAAGAAACCTGAAGGATCCATAGATTTCACTTGGTTAAAGTACCCTCCGTAAGTACCTTCTACAGTAGGATAGGTAAGTCCTTCAGAAGTATCTAAGGATGAAACAATGGCATAGCTAATGGGCGAAGCACTTCCTGGGGGGAAACTCCCCAAGTAATAAGAGTTTAATCCGAAGGCTCCTGAAAGATCGTTGCTAGGATCCTCAGAAAGAGTATTATGAGGAAGAATCTCGACAGCTTTAAACTGATTAATATTTACCGTTGAGGTATCCTTATAACCTATGAAGTTCATATTTTGGTTGAACCCCGTACTTAACTCTAACGATTGAGCCATAGGGCTCATATAATCATCCACCAAGGAAGTGTCATAGGGGGTGGGATAATCAGGAAGAATAGGGTTAGGCGTATAACAAGAAGTATCTACAGGCTGTAACGAGGGGTACGCGACCCATCCTGCGTAAGTGTTAGAGGTAGGAATTCTAGTTAAGGGAACTATCTCACATTTTAAATTCCCATTTCCATCATTTTTGTCGTAAGGGAAGACACAGGTTAATTTCCACCACGGCATATTAGTATTTTTACCGACCGTTCGATACTGCTGGCGTGAGAAACTTCCCACTCGTTGGAAGCCACTGTCAAGAGGTCCACCAGAAGCGGAACTGGTCGCCCAATCAAAATGAAGAACACTTTCTCTAGTGCCGTTTACATTTCTAATGTTCATCCTGAACACTTTCCCATTAGCGGGTATGGCTGCTCCCCTCCTTCTTAAGTAAAGGGTGTAAGCGTATGTTTTACCATGCTCCAATGCACTCGCATCAACTATTTGATATATGGCCCCTAGACCTGTATTATAAGAGTAAAAAACCTGCGCTGTAGGTTCGGTATTAGGCACTACTGAAGTAGTTTGCGCGGTAGCTAAATAAGTAGAATCAGCAGGGACAACCCAATCCTCAGAGGAAAGCTGGTAGTAACTCTTAAGAACATTAGCTGCCACAGGAGGCTTCTCGGAGTTCTTTCTAGCATAAGGCTGTTCAGCATAGATAGTACTTGTAGCTAAAGTACCGCTCCAATCAAAATCATCCCTGGGTTTATAAGCGTCCAAGGTGGTCCCGCTTATCTCCGTATAACTGGGAGTACTAAAGAAATCATCCGTGTCTTGATAAGAGGTAGCAAGATCCCCTAATTCTAATTGAGCCCCATAAACATAAAGACCACCTGAAGCGGCATTAGGAGATCCACCCATATCAGGATAGTGCCTAGCCACAGGGTAAACAGAAAAGACTACCGAGCTAGTATTTGCAACAGTAAAACCATCTAAGGTGTTAGTTACCGAAGCCCTGTACCACCCATTTCGTATGTATTCTAGTGTCCCATCGGCGCGTCTTCCTGCTGCAATTTTATTATCTATCGTAGCACTACCTGCTCCTGGACTCTGAGCACCATCTACATCCGTCCATCGCAGAATCAGTCTTCCCCCCTTATCGTAGCCCCCTTCTGAATTTAATGAAGTTACTCCATAAGTAGCAATGCCAGGATACAATGCGATCTCACTTCTTCTGGCTAATCCTGTAGTAGAACCTGAAGCGTCTGGGGATACCCCAGGGGGGTTAGTAAAGGGATACTTTAAGTAAACAGAAGCCGTCATTTTCCTATTATAAAAAGGAGTAGTAGAGTAAGTGTTAACTCCTGCCTTTAAATTTCGGCCCACAATTCTTTGCTGTAGACTTAAAGTGCTCACATCACTATCGTTTAAAATTAAGGTTCCTTTAGTACCAGGAAAAGGACCATCTATACTATCAGAGTATACTGTAGAAACTGCGGTACTAATTCCGTGAAGTACATTACCACTATTCCAAGACGAAACGGAACTAACACCTATACTACTCACCCAAGGTGTAGGAGTAGAAGTGTAATGGGGATCATGTGCTTCAGGTAATTTAAAGTTACCGTCATACTCTAGTTGTGCATGAGCAAGGTGGCAGTGATTACCTGCACTAACACCTGACATCTCCATAGCAATACCTATATGGGTGGATTCATATGAACTAAAGTTAGGAGAAGCGGTCTGCCTAGTATAAGAATCAACGCCTGGAGTGCCCATGGAGACAAGAGTAGTGTTAGGTGTTGCTAAAGCATTTCCAATATCCATAAACCTAAAGGTGGTTCCAGCCGAACTTGCTCCATACAGACCACTGGGATTAGCATAAATACTATAGGTTAAATTTTTATCTAAAACACCTAACCCGTTTTCTATATCTGTAGGTAAGGCATCTGGAGTAAGACCTAATCCATCCTCATCTATACCTTTATAAACACAAATAGTGCTGCTATCACTCCACAAAGAAGCGGGGGATCCTTTTTCTATTTGAGGATGAGAAAGAACTACGCTTGTCATAGCCTCTGTATAACCAGTCCCTATATAAGCCTTAAATAGATCTGGTGTGGAGGAGAAGGTGGATTCATGGGAAATCCGTCTCCACGAACTTGCGTCCTCAACCCCTGATACTGGCGCGATATTGCGTATTTGATTATCGAAAGTAAGTCTTTCCCCTGTATTTTGAATGAAATGGCTCTCATAAGTATCTCCGTAAGTGCGAGGTACACTTATACCAGCAGGGGAATATTGCGCCCTACTAATAGCATACATATCAAAATTTACTACATACAGAGCACCGTTGCCTCCTGGCTGAGGCTCTACAACAACTTTAACATCTCGGTAAGTAGAGGAGTTTTTTCTAGGTATAACTAAGGCTATTTGATACCACCCACCAACTGATTCGCTTACTTTTGCGAAACCCTCTAAGTTGCTACCTGTACCCCCAGGAGCAGCAAGGGTATAATTGGTCATAGTGCTTCCGTCCCAAGTAAAGCGAATTTTAATACCAGCACCCTCTTTATTGCCAGCAGCCTTAGCATTACGAATCTGTATATCACTATAGTTGGAAGCAGGAGGGGTGGATAAAGATTTTTTAATGTACATACTCATGCCATAAAAATCACCCTCCACCAAACCCAGATCAGAATTAATAAAATCTATATAAGCTAGTCTATTACCACCTGTAACTTTCATTTCGGTAGCAGTGTTGGGACCCCATGGGGAGCTAGACGCAGCCCCTGTTATTGAAGCTCCGTCTGATGTCCAGGGTGAAAAATTATTAGGTGAAGTAGCGTATTGTGTGTTGTATAGGTTTAAATATGCTTCAGGATTAAAGAACGAAGAAGCATCCATTGCTAAGGCGATCCTAGCTGGAGCAACAGCAGAAAACTCAGGACCCGCTGTTATATCGGCAGGGTATCCATCATTTAGGGCACTTATATTATAATATACACTAAAAGTGGCAGTCTTTTCCTTGCCTAATTTCCGAGATTGTATACCAGAAAGGAAAAATCCAGACGCAGTTATATAAGCATCTCCAGCGTTTGGCCCAGTTCTGTAATTACCTTTTGCTTGAAGAGTATTAGTAGTCGCGGTGGCGCGAGGAGTTGCGTTGTAAGTATTAGCTGTGCTAAAGAGTGCCTGAGCAGCGTAACCCGCTTTATAGTCTTCGTGTTGAGAAGTAAGAACTTTTCCTGCGGTAACTTTCCAAGCATGAAAATCTGTAGCACAAACAGAATTATGGCCCATATATTCATGCCCTCCGTCTGCACTGGTCCCCTCTACAAGAACATTAGGCTGCTCATTAGGAATCATATACAAAGTGTTTCCTTCATACTGACCCGCAGGGTCCGTGGCTCCACTTGCATAGGAACTTACTCCCTTAGATACTAACCACCCTCCACTAGTTTCATTAAAGTAAGCAGCCCCAGAGGCCTCTCCTGATATAGGATTTACATTTCTAGATAATAAATTCCTGTTCCACTCTACTAAATCTACACCTTCATCCACAAAATTGTTAGAGTTACTCAGTAGGTTCTTAGGCTTTATTGGGAATTTGTACGCATTTAATTGGTATTGGGGTTTAGCCTTACCGAAAGACAGTGCTTGCACTCGATAGTTGGAAGCATCATATAGGGTATTTGCTGGATTAGTGCTCTGAGTAGGACTATAAACTCGCGTACCTGATGGAGTAGTAAGTAAGTCTACGAACATTTCAGCCGCAGAATCTACGACTAAATTATTCTCTTCTAAGATTAACTCTTCCTCAGGAGAACCGTAGTTTTTGTAAACTTCTAACTTACCTTTCATATTAATTATTTATATCTATCGAAGTGTATTGATCCGTCTCTACTATTATACCACTACCATCCCAGAAAGGATGCGTTCTATAGCTTTCTCTACTTCCACCAGAGAATTCAAACGAAGTTCCATTCTGCAACTGACGGGGGTTCCATCCACTAGTATCCGTAGCTACACGGGACGCTTTCCCTTCGGCTATTGAATTAAAGTATCTAAATATATTTAGTAACTCACCAGGATCTACTTGTATTGAGGAAAGATAATTCTTCTTAATATGGGTTCCATGCGTTAACCCTATTAAAGCTATAGAGGAAGGGGTAAGGGTACTTTGATCTTCTTGCATAAACCACCCCTGCGGGAACCCTAATTGAGGGGCTGAAGATGCGTCATTATAATAACCTGACATCTGGTAGGATGAAACCTGCGTATACATACCCTGCTCAACCCCTTGAGGTTTCCCTATACCTACTGTAATGGCACCTATATCTTCATTAGTTACAACCCCGCTGGTGTCTACTATAAAGGGAGTACCGTAGGGAAGCTCCTCCCCCGTACTGTCGTAAAAAGAGTACTTTTTACTGTTAGTAAAAGAGGGTGAGAAATCTGGAACTGAGAAAGAGTATGGGATATTTACTCTCTCATTTTCGATCAAATCAACCACGGAGATACCATCTAAAAGCATATACTTATCTAACTGCTTGCTTGGGAAAGAGAATACCTCAATAATATAATCCTGATCAGTTCGGTGGACCTGATTATGCGCCTCATAATATTCAAACGGCACTTTTATATCCCTATTTAAAGTATTAAAAGGTATTTTAGTAGTATTGAAATCCTCCTTCTTTAAGATAGACATAAGGTATGCAGCCGTATCGTCATAAGAATTTTGGGGCTCAGGGTGATTATCGAGAGAATAAACCTCCTTAAAATCTATGATGTGAGAGTAGGTATCTCTAACCTTAAATACGCCTTTTGGACCTGTTACCTCAGAGACTTTATTGTGTTCCCATTTACCCTCCCTAGACCAGTTCCAGAAAACAAGCTCATTATGGTGGTTATACTCTGCTTTGGTATGAATCCATATACCTACTTTACCTCCTCCAAACTGGTTAAGCTTTTCTCTCCCAAACAAAGTCTCTACAGATAGCATGTAATCATGATCAGGCACTAATAGTCCCTTCTTATTCTCAGCGTCTTTGGTTTGGTCGTAATCCTTTAAACTAAATCTAACCCTCGGTAATCCTCCTCGGCTTTTTTGCTTAAGAACCGTATTAAGGTTGTAGAATTGATTACCGTATTTTTTAGAACTATTTTTATTTAACTTGAAAAGCGAGAATTCGTTTTCGCCTCCTATGGGGAAGTACGCCCCCGAAGTATCTACAAGCTCTACTGCGCTTATGATGTAGGGGTTACGGAATTCTCGCCCTTGTACATAGAGAGAGGTTGTGTCACTAGCCACATAAGTTCCAATAGGAGATTCATTTAACTCAACATCTATATCTTTTGCACTAGCATTAAAGTTAATAGTATACTCCGTGTCAAACGAAGATGCTACTAGAGAGGGGTTTGTTACATCAACAGCACTACCATTATAAGAAAGATTGGCATTAAAATAAGTGGGTCCGTAAATTAAAGATAAGATATTGGGTCCCCCATCCGAATACTCAGTAGCTAAGTACTGACCTAATCCGTGCTTCTCAAACTTGGTTACATAGTCTCTATATAGCCTATGGAATTCATCACTAAATGCGAAGTTAGTGTAGTCTACTATGGATTCTCCATAAGTTAATGATCCTTTAGCGATAGCTGAAGCACTCATATAAGACCCAGACATATCAAAGTTAGGCTTATTTCTAAGTACTGCGGTCGTAGCCTCTAGATTCTTCTTCTTCTCTATAAGACTGGCTATAGTCTGGAGGTACTCAGGGAGTAAATTTCTACTTTGGTAGTAACTCATTAAACCGTAAACCAACTCTTGTGTTCCCCTACAAGGGAAACAGTTATTCGTTTTTATCCCGAAGAAGATATCAGTGGATTCTGCGGTTTGGCACGAACCCCAAACATCGTGATAAGTATGTAAGGCGCTAATGTCTTGGTACTCTTGAGACGAAGCGACATACCCCAAAACATTAAAGGCAGTATCACTAGCATTTAAGAAGCTAGGCATATCAAAGCCGTTTCGTCTATACCAGCTATCCGTAGGGATAATATTAGAGTAGTTCCTTCGTCTAAAAGAGTTCCTTTTTACATCTATTGCTGACGCTCCAGAGGTATTAGTTAACGAAGATAATCCAAATGAGTCTTTTGTTTTAGGAATGGGTCCTGAAGACACACTATAGTTGGGTTGGTACAGCGCACTTGTCCCTTGGATTAAAGAGTCTTCTAATCTACTTACTTGATCTCTATTGAATACTGGTAGAAGCCTGTGATTGTTTCGACCTCCATAGCCCTCAAAATCAAAGGTAGGATCAATAACTCCACCAATACCTCCAAGAGAAGAAACACGCATATCTGCTGCGGAGATACTGTACCCCCCTAATCCACTAGAGAGATCGTGGATAAGATCCTGATTAGCATAAGATATCTTTATACCTGGGGTGTCTAAGCCCACTGCTTCATCCGTATCTGACATTTGCACATTTACTCTAGGGTCACTCTTAGCGGGAGAGAAATCAGGTACAACCTGTAAGGAATCAAAGAAATCATCTGCGTGATAAGGTTGATCCCTAAAGAATGATCCGTCAAATGGTCCCGAAGAGACATCCAAATTAAAGATAGAAGATTTACCGCTCCATAAGCTTAAGTAATCAAAACTGTCTTTCTCAAAAGTAGAAATAATCTCCTCATAGTTTGGAGGTACTTCAAGAGAAGAAGTTAAGAAAAGGAAAGAGTTATTATAAATCTTTGAATCTCCGCTTAACCGTAAAGTGTTATCTAGGATATAACTCTCAAACTGTTGAGAGAGGGTTTCTGGCACACCGAAAGTTCTAAGCTGCTCCGCAAGGAAATCTATTAAATCCTCCGAGACATCACAGTTCACGAAAAACTTCTCTTCATCCCATGGGGGGATTGGGTAATTTCGTCCTCTATAGTTGAAGGACATTCCATACACCAACACATCCTCCTCATTAACATAAGAAGTATTAGCTAACCTCTTAAGATAAACTCCATGAGAGGTATGCTCCACTCCTGTCATCCACTCCCCATTTCGCATTTGATGGGCGGGTCCCAAATATAAATTATTATCCTCAGTAATACTCACATCAAACTTATAACTCCCCATGTAGAAGTAATCAGGGAATCTAGCTACTGTTTGTGCTAGTATGTGATCTACAATGTATTTTACATTTGTCTCTTTCTCATCTACGCTAAAATTATCTATATTTAATTTACTTGCTATAGTCGAGTCCCAGTCCCCTTCTTCGGTGAAGAATTTACTAGATGTTAAGAGCATATAATAAATTAGCCGAGGTATATATGATTCATAATATTCTTGAATAGGGCTTTTAACCTCAGGATTTAAATCATCTAAAGACGCAGGGGTATTCCCCTCATTAACTACTGGATTCCATACATAAGCTGCGCCTATTTCTCCTCTGGGTGGGAAAGAGTTTAGGTTTACAATACCTTCTGTGCTAGGCAGGATCTCCGTAAGGTCTCCAGGGGGTCCTCCTCCCCATGAAGAAGATCGGCTTTGATGTAAAGCACCAAACATGGAGAAATCGCCAGCCACAAGGCGATCATCGTGGACATAGTTTGGGAGTGGTCCATCCGTCCTCGCGATATCGCACCGTAAAAAGCCCTCATCCGTCAAGAAACCGCACCGATAATCAGGATGGGTGGGTAGCAAACCATCAATATGAATACCGCTTGCATCCAACACATTATCAAGAGCTTCTAAAGTAGTAAAGTATAATCTTTCTCCGAGGTCGGATGTCTTGTAATTCCAGCCAGCGTTTGCCCCAGGTACAACATCTTCATGTTCTTCTTGCCATACTCCATTCGTATTATTAGGCAACTCGTACTCAGTGTCTTCGGGACCTACGGATAACCAGACTCGTATCCATCCACCTCTTTCTACGGTATACCCCCAATCATGGAAGGTTCCTATTTTACCTGTGTTTGGTGGTAGTTCGCTCTGAGATAGAGCCCCATTCTGTAATAAAGTAGTGGCTGCATCATAATCCCAATTATGAGTAGAGGGGATAATAGCTTTTAATCGTGGATGTAAGTAAGGCTGCTCAGGTTTTTCGTAAATTATGTATAATTGAAGCTGGGCATGATTAGTTACAACGGCTTCGTCTGTGTCGGTGGGGTAGTGTTCAGGACTAACAAAGCCTTGAGGATCATTGTTTTGAAGATAAGCAGATCTATTAGAAATAGTAGCTCTAAAAATTCTAATCATGCTATCCACTTCTGAATCCCCAGCAATATTCGTTAAGGTCCAGCCTTGCTGGTTCCCAGTGCCGAAAACATTATCAGGATCCATCCACATCTCATCATTCGTACCCCCAATAAGTGCCCCACCCCATTTGTTTTCTGTCCAACGCTCATATGGGGTGCCAACGCCCCCAGGCCATATAGTCCTTCGCCCTTGACCAAAAAGCGTACTGTGTGAGAAAGGCTTTAAGTAAAAACTCCACTGCTGTTTTCTATCCAATTGCTGAGAGTCCCATTCGGGAAGGGGTGGGTCTGTAGAAGCACCTGAGTGTTGATTCACAGTAGGATCTCTGTATAGATGCGTAATAGTAGGAACAACTTTATATTCAGGAGTCCAATCCCCATAAGGATCCCACTCCTGCGCAATGCCCACAACATATTCAGTCGTTCTAGGCATAAAGATAGGCAATCCTCTAGCGGGTTCATTAAATAGATACTCTGTTTCCATTTTTTGAATTTCAGGACAAGGATGGAAAATATTGTTTATATCTATACCGTCTTTCCAGTAATGGGTTACTCGTCCACCCTGCTTACTGTGGAAACCTCCGTTTATGCGGGTGTCCATATCCCAGGTTTCGTTGCTCCAAGAATTCCCAACGGGGTCAGATAAGAAACCAAACCCTCCAGTAAGCATAGTCCTGTCAAACTCCGCGAACTGGTTCCCACCTCTTATAGTCTCTGCCATCCAAGATAACGCACTAGCATCAACATTATGCTCTCTAGACATCCAAGGTAACTGCCCTTTAGCGATACTGAGACTGTGCCACCTATCGTAATCGCCCTGACCTGCCCCATAAAGGTTACTTCCCTCAGACTCCCAATCAACATGGTAAGTACCCGCCTGGGGGTCAGAATGTGGGGTATCTGATTCTAGATATATATTTCTCAGACTAGGCGTAAAGGGATGATCAGGGAAGTTGCTCCCTCCAAAAACGGGATCAATGTAAGGACCTTCAATATCTATCCAAACATTTGCGTCTCCACCAATTTCACATATATACTCACAACAGTTAAATCCAAAAATAATAGGACAGGTCTTAGTTGCTAGTGGGTCAAAGTTGGTAGCATCCTCATCCATACACCCTTCTATCCAGGTGTTTCCACCACCACCTCCAGTATCATCACATCCGAAGCAGCAGTCCTCACATGGGATAGTAGCGTTAGGTTCATACGAATGGCAGGTGGGGTCCATACACCCAACAAAGTCCCCACAGTCCCCAGTCTCTTCTGGGGCATACCAACAACTTCCATCATCTACCGTGACAGCAGGTTTATAGTTACATGCATAAGGATCAGCGCATCCATATACATCTTCTTCGTCACAAATACCATCTCCATTAAAATCATTAACGCAGTTGCCTTCACAATCTCTATTAATTAGATCCCCGTATCCTGCATACTCACATCTACCTGTAGCAGCATTAGGAGGCCAAACTGCATTTAAATCATAATTACATGCTGGTTGCCCAGGGTGAGGACTCCACAGTTGCTCTCCGTCATCCATGCAACCCCAGCAAGTCTCCCAGCTTCCAAGCTCACAACTGCCATCATCTATTGTAGCATCAGGGTTATAATTACATGCGGTTGAATTGGTGCAGCCGTACACTGAGCCGTCGCCACCCCCTCCAGGGTCTACACAAACTCCATCAGCACACACCCACCCTGTAGGGCAGTCCGTGTCTTGATTACATTCACCCTCTCCACCACCGTTGCCATCTCCATCTCCCGCTCCCCCCTGCCCAGCAGGGCACTGATCCACGCTAGGTAAAGCTCCAGGTCCTTCTACTCCTCCTGGGCGAATCATCACGGTCGCTAACCTCTGCTCTCCTTGTACCCCTAGAGGGTTAAAGTTCATAGTAACCCAGACACGCCACCAGTCATCCTTATCCCTACTATACCCTTGATCGGTAAATAAGCCTGGGCTACTCTGATACCCTTGATAAGGATCGGTATCTACCCACACCCCAGAAACATCCCCAGCGTTTAAGGTAGAGTTGGGATCAGGCAAAGCCCACTTAACCCCTAAATGTACTTGGTCGTGATAAATACCGTTTACAGCAGGGAACCTAATCTTTACCGTGGTGGTTTGTGTATAATCCAATGGGGATGCCGCAATAGCATCTACCATCGCATCACTCCATTTTACATACACGCTAAAGGTATAGGTTTCTCTATTCTTTAAGGCAATATTTTGAAGGATGACCGCACTATCCCCAGGGGTATTAGCATTATAAGAGAACTCCTCTTTTGCGAAATAGCTAGGAACCAAACTTCCATCAGGCGCGGTGGTGGGATCGTCTAATATCTTTAACGAATTATTTAGAGAGTGCCAACTGCGCGTGACGGGGGAATTGAGCCCGTTCCAGCAGTGGGGGCTGTATAAGGATCCAGGGGTGGGGGTCATTCGCCATCTCCTAGCAGATTTACTGCGCTTTCGTCCTCAAAAAACTCCCCATTTACGAGAAGTGGGTGATTAGGGAGCACAACCTCAAGTGCTTTTTCGAGCCCATACACGGAGCCTTTTGCGTTATAAAGAGCTACCGCATTCCAAAGTTGTCTTCTCCATGAGTTAACATTATACCCATATAGTTTCCACCCAATAATGTCTGCAAGGTAAGGCAGCAGTTCATCAGGGCAATCCTTAATACTTATTAACTGCTGTAGTCTTTCTACTTGATCATTGATATCAAATGTTATATATCCGATAGCCTGAAGAAGTTTAAACAATGGACCTAACTGCTTTTTATCAGTAACATACTTACCCAATACGAAGTAATTATTTATAGCTTGTTTAACGCGAAGATCATCTCTATCCGCGTAAAGAGGAGAGTACATTATATCGTTTAAGGTATACAGCTTAGATAGATTTTGATTACCTGACGCATACAAGCTGTTTTCCCGTAAGAACTTCTTAGGTAGATAATCATCATTGATTGAGGAAAGACCTCTATTAACACCATAGTTAGGATCGACAGCATAAGGGTTATTACCTACTGGATCCTGATTATACATACTGTGAGATCCATAATAATTATCCCAGATGTATTCCTGATACGCATTAACAGCGTCATTAGTATTTATGGTTTCTCCGTGATATAACTTTAGCAAATTACTTACAACTCCCGCACTTGGGTCCGCGCCGAAGCGGGAGATGTACGGTCCTTCCCACTCCTTATAGGACACATTTCTTTTAGCCATAGAGAAGGTAAAAACCTCCCCAGAAGCGGAAAAATCATCAGGTAAAGTGTAACTTGCGTCTGTTACATAGGTTCTACCAAGCCCCATAAGGGCATTTGGCACGGTAGGGGTCGTAATAGGGTCCTGAGGAGATCTAGAGAAGTTCATCCCAGGCTTATAATGCCTCGTTGGGTATATTGTAAGGATGCCGTAGGGATCCCCCATTGGTACACCTTGGGAATTAAGGGCGTTTTTATCATGCGTACCTGAAGGGTCGATAGTTAAATTAAGAGAAACTTTATACCACCCTGTAACTCCAATATCTTCTACTTCATAAGAATGGTCTGGGGTATTACCGAAATCGCTGTACACGCTACTTACTGTATTAGCGTCTTTACTCCAGTTTAACCATAATCTATGATAAGAGAAGTTATCAGGAATAATAGTATTTCCATTGGGATCGAAACAGTAAGCTTCTCCACAATCTATAATGCTTGCAGGAGATGTAGGGTAATCGCCACAATAAGCAAACTCTATTAAAGAAACGACATCAGCGGTTTCATCCTCAAACCCTTGATTCACTATGCGATCCCCTTGCTTGGCAATGTACACCGTAAATTTATAGCTCTTCTTAGATTCTAAGGCTAGGTGATGAGTGACTCCCCCCATAGAAAACTCATTGGAATTATGTATTTTAGTTACAGAAGCAGCGGTCCCTCCTAGTAATAACTCAGGGTCGGTAGCGTTCCCCCCTGTACCTGTGATAAACTGAGCGTTCCCAGCACATGCTGGCAGAGTATATTCGGATAAGGAGAAGCGATAATTAAAGTGAGAGCCTACCCAAAAAGCTTTAACAGCATCGACCAAGGTGTAGAATCCTTCTTCTGTTTCTACGGACTCATACCACCCCATCTCAGTATCTTTCCAGGTTAGAAAGTCTACAAACCTCCAAGCATCAGGAGTATTAGCTCCCCCATGAATTACTAAAGGCTTTATCGAATCAGCATACCCTTGAGCGGCATTATACCCACCACTTGGAGAGCATTTAAGATAGTCTTCAGGGGAAATATCAGGAGCCAGTTTCTGCTTACCTACTGTAGGGCTGCTATAGGATCTAGCTCCTATACCATGCTCACATGTATCAATGTAAATCGCAGGATAGGCGTACTCGATTTCATCTCCATCTTGCCAATACTCAGGCCAAGCGGGACCCTGCCACCACCCTACATCAGGATGTCCGTGCCCTACGGCAGACCATTTAGGTTTAATGTAGTATTTAATAAACCTCTTGTTGTTTAGTAGCTCATACTCTGCTTGGGTGTACTGTTCCGCTGCGCGTAAAATGCATTGTTGCCAATGCGAGGTAACGGGATAAATTCTATTAGGTCCTGCATGACCGTGCCCCATGTGAGTAGTCCTTACCCATTTACCCGTTAAAGCAGGGTTTGTGTAGTCCATGCTCCCTGTAAACTTTTTAGCTCTAACCCAAAAGGACCAATAAATGTTACCTGAGGTGCCGAACCCAGCATTCTTTACCCTAAGCCTAATGGTGGCTCCAGTTTTATCGGGGATAACAGGCCAACTCTCCTCTGTAGGAGTTTGTAACTTACACCTAGTCGCATTATTCTCCCCAAAGGGGTCAGGGCCGATACCAGAAGTGTACTTGCTAATAGTAGAGGAATCATTATCCCAATTAAATCGCATAGGATTATTATATTCTATGGTATCAGGTATGCCAAATTTAGGTGGACCTTCACCTGGACCCCACTCTTGGTTTTGCTGGAAATTAATATTAGTACCCCAAAAGCGTTGGTCTAAAATATGGTTAAGTGGGGGTGGGTATCCTCTATTAAGCATATAAAAGAGACCTAAATTTTCCATCAAGTGAAGATGCACACTAGAGCAGGTGTTTCCATACTGATACAGAAGCTTCCGTCTGGGGTGAGTATATGTTTCGTAGTAAGCCCCAGGAAAACCCATCGAGCTAACAGATAAAGCAGGTAGAAGAGTTTCCTCTAAGTAGTATTTAAAGTCTGCGGAAGTACTAAAATCAACATACTCTAACCCTAAAGGCTTAAGAATGTTGTACTCAAAAGAATGGGGGGTAATTTTAGTAAGATTATTCTGCTTAACGAAAAACTTCGATAAAGACTCAGGATCATTAATATCCTGCGCTATTGTGTTGTCGATGGCAGATGTAGGACCAACCAATTTAACAAAATCTTGCATAAGATTAAGGTGCGAATTTATGATATCTGATTCGATGCTTGTTTCTTGGGTTACTACTTCATCGTCTCGGTTCTTATGGACGCTAGGAATCAGAGGCTCCATAGCGTCTACATAATTTCGCTTAAAAAATTGTTGCTTGTTTTGTGTCATTTAAATATAAGCTACATTGATTACCAAGTTATTTAATTGAATTATTGCATTAAAATCTACTTGTACCGTATCGGATAGGTTATCTACAGTAGAGAAACGAATTTCTCTTAAGTTGTATAATTGCTGCAACAAATCAGAAGGGATAAAAGGCTCCCCAAACCCCCTATTGACCGCAGCGAAGTACTGAGTAATGATATTCTGAACTTTTCCTTTAATAGCCCCTTCTCTAGTTTTGTTAATAGTGTCTAATCTAATCGTAACTACTAAATCTAAGGAAGCAATATACCCATCATTAATTACAACTTCGTCAGTAATCATCTTTTTGGGCTTCATAGCATGTAATAAAGAATTCTTATAACTCAAAGTAGCCTTCTGTAATTGATAAGGACTTGCCACCTCTAGTACATAAATATCAATAATATTCGCAGAGGAGTACGATTGTCTAGTAGCAGCTATACCCTTTCCTACTTTACCGAAAGGTCCAACATAAGCCATTACAAATGCTACATAATCATCCAAGGTAACAATTCTATCTTGCCTCCTGAAGGTTTGGGGGGCAGTAGCTTTGGCTTCGCCAACCGTTTCAGCATTTGCACCCCCAGTTGCTAGGCTAGTATTGGTTAGTCTTCCTTTGTAGGGTGTTCCAGAATCCCCTGTTGCCTGAAATAAGGTGTTAATAGCTTGCTCGGGTAGGTTCCCCCTAGTCCCACCCCCTACTCTATAAGCTAAAAAGTAGTCTGACTGTGCGGGTGGGGAAACTCCGTTAGTGCCGTCCCCGAAAATAATAGTGCCACCCCCATCTAAAGAAGGTAGAACTTCAAAAATTTTAGCATCTAAAGAGGAAGCCATAAAAAGGTTCTCTACTTCACTATAAACCCCAGACGCTGTAGGGTCCGCGCTATCCACAAAAACCTCAATACTTCCCTGTACTACAGGATTTTCGTCCAATTCGATTGTTTTTATCCCATCACTATTTAAAAAAGTCCCCTGTTGGGTAACTAACGCACCCTCTAACAAAATAAGATTATTCCAGACCCGTTCTCCCCCACCAGTAGGGGTAGCTTCAGCATTTTCAAGATGGATGGACCCATCAGGCGACATATTTTCTAAAACACCGTTAGACACCTTACTTAGAGTAAATGTTAAAGGTAAATTGTCTTCGGGAGAAACAATCCCCACTATCCTATTTCTTGGTTCAATTACTAAACCTGAATCAGGATAAATAAGATCGGTAAATAGTGTAAGTTCTGCATTTGCCGCTGAAGAAATAGGACCTTTCATGGATACACCGATCAAATTCAGTATTTTTGCTACATTATTTCTATTTTTGGCAGTAGCTAAGAAGCTTTCGTTAGCTAACATGTCAGCTTTCATAGATAAGACGGCTCCCATGTAGGCTACAACCTCTATCAACATAATTGAGAGGTCAGATTCGTTAAAATTTGTAAATTCTGTGGGATAAACCACCTTAATATAGTTAATTAAAGATTCCTTAAGCGTAATAAAATCAGTAGCTCCGTAATCTATCTCCTGTAGCTTTCTATTATCAGAAAGAGTAGCTAATTTTACAAAATCAGACGCTGCTGTAGTAAAGGGGATCTCTATATTTGATCCTAGTCCCGTTGTACCTTCATATGCCATTTTATAGCTCCACCGTTGTTACAAACATATCGCTTATATTTAAGTTAGGGTCAGGATCTAAGATTTTTAGTAGAAGACTTATCACAATCCCAGGAACCCCTTGGTATTTAGTTTTATCACTAAACTCAATTTTAACATCCATTATTTTTACTACCTCTCCAAAATAACTACTTATAGCAGTAATTACCGCTTCTCTCATCTCATACGCAGTAGTATCATCTAACGGCTCAAAAAGATAAGGAATCAAATCTACCCCATAATCCATAAGCATTAATCTTTCTCCTGGTGATGTAGACAAGACATCTTTAATACCCTTTTCAACAAGAATTCGACCGCTTTGAGAATTAAAAAAAGCATTTTGTTGATTATCCCCCACAGATTCTCCAGGCCAATGGTTTGTACCCTTCACTGTAGTAAAGGGGGCTTGTAGAACTTCTACAGTTGATGTTTTGGTGGGGATCAACCCATAAATATTGGTGGTGCTCATTTATAGTTTAATATTCTTGAAAAAATCTTTTTGAGTGTTATAATTTTGTTTAACCTCATTTATATTTAGGGGACGAGAGTAGAATTTAAGACTTCCGATATAGCCATCCAACCCTGACCGTAACCCGTGGTTAGAGGACATAAATCCTCCCTCTGTAGAAGTAAATCTAGAGTTGTATGCTTTGGGAATACCGTCTGTCCAACCCCCTCCTACTATCCAAGGAGTGAAATGACCACCTATAAGGGGTCCCTGGTCGAAACTATGGGTTCCTTCTTGGGTCACAGTGTCTTTCGCGTACTGGAAACTACTCGTTGTAACTGAGGATGGGGCATAAAAAGTAGGAAGTTGAATAGGTTTACCTACTTCGCTCCCAAAGGTAGCCGTTACTCTAGCGGTAGAATGAAGTTTTCCATCCAAGTAGACACTAATGAGGTCCTTTTCTATATCAAAAGAGATATTTAGGTGTATAAAAGAAGTTTTAGCGTCATCGAATTTCACTCCATTTATCTCCTCAGCAGTTTCTATAGCAAAAATGTTTTGACCCTCATCAGGATTGTAACATTCTCCTCTGTTAAGGAACTCAACATCTTTGGTATTGACGGATTGGGTAGGAGCTATGTAAAATACGGAAAGAGCTTTTTTGCTTGCGCCCTCTCCCGTAGAAACAGCCTCATTTTCATCAAAATCCTCTATCGGAGCGAACTCTAACCCTGGTCTGTATAGTTGTTTTTCCCTACTAAACCCAATAACCAACCCTCTTACCGTTTGAGACCCTTTAATAGCCGTTATCTCAGTGGATACCTGATCTAAATCATCACCACCAGTATTCTCACAAGCTAATAAAAGTTTATGGTATTGGAAAGTAGAGTACTTTCCGTCCCCACTATCCGTTACCGCTGAATTAAGGGAATAAGGTAGAACTAATTCATTAAAGTTAGGCAAGTGTAACCATAAATCTATAGAGGCTCCTGCCTGATTATAAAATAAATTCTGGAACTCAGGGGTAGAGGGCATCTTTAAGTAGTTTCCTGTGCTGGAAATACTGGGAGTCCTACTTATAGGATTAAACCCTACTTGAGGGATACCTCGTAAGAAGGGAATGCCTACCCCCTTTCTGAATATGTCTTGAGCACTTACAGACACTAGCTGACAGTTATTGTAATTATCAGGGGTAGCACAATTAAGAACTTGGTATAAGGAGGACTCGGGAGTTGCAACCTTCCCGTCTAAGAAGTTATAAACAGCAAACAATCCATTGCTGGCTATATTATCCGTGATAGAGACTACCTCTACTGTAGAACTCGCCTCAGGGTTGGTAGATGAATTTCTGTAAGTTATAGCCCCTTTACCAACCCTAGGGACAGTTAGGTGGCTTACCAAGGGCTGGGACTCAGAATCAACGGCTCGTACAAATTTAGGGTTTAGGGGAAGGACCACCGAACTAACTTCCCCTTGCACAAAGGTAAGTTTTCTCTGTTTTTTAATATCAACAGCTAAATTTATATTTTTTAAGAAGCTAAAATCATTGATAGGAACCTTCCCTGGCTCAAAAGACTCACTCCCAAACAAATCAGGAGCTTTTGCTGCTACCTCTAATTGTTTTTTGCGTTTATTAATTTTAATATTATGATTACTTATCGTAGAGTATAAAGATTGTCTTAGGTTTACCACCATAGCGGAGTCTGTGGTATATCCCGAAACAACTAAATCATTTATCTGCGAAGAAACATCATAAACATCTTTTGTTTTTTGATTTATTAAAACATTCAGGAAGTGATCAGCGTCATAATAAGGGAGGATATCCTTCCCGTTGTAAACTTGATCGGGGTCAAATAGGGTATCTACATATTCACCTAATTCAGTGATAGAATAGGATTCCCCTCTTCCACCCAAACTAGCGAAGTGATTAAGTTTCCACTTCTCAGGGTCTGGGACAAAGCCAATGTCGGAAGCCTGAGGAACAGGATGCCCCCCGTAATCCGCAGTTTGTGAGTTATAATAAAGCCCGTCAGTAGAGTATAGAAGTTGCCCCTTTTTCATTACAGGAGGACCATACACTAAATCAAAGATTGGGGCTTCCGATACTGCGCTTGCGTCTACCAGTCTAGGAATTAAGGACGGGTCATGCAGCCTTTCGTTTAAAACCTCTGCAATTATATTTTGTAAGTTTTGAGCTTGCTCGATCCACTCTCTGGAATCTTTTACTGCTCGCTCCGCAGCACCTACATAAGGATTATCTCCAGAGGAAAAAGGAAGTACGCAAACACCATTCTCACATACATACCCATCGGGGCACACAACACCTTCACATGAGTCATCATCATCCTCTATCCACTCCTCAAACTCATCCCAACATGCTTCTAGCTTATCCCAGGTCTCCGTCATTATCTGGTAATTTTCATAAAGCGTAGCACCTGCACCCATTATTGCTCCTAAGGCATTCCCAAGCTCCCCTAAAAGCCCAGCCGCTCCTGCTGCTCCAAATTTTCTCTGTAGTTCACTTTGTAAAACAAAAAGGCCCGATTGCTCATCAAAAATTTTAATACCCCACTTCTCAAGTAACGCATTTAATATGTCAGCAATAAATGCGCGAGCATCCCCGACCCCCTGCTCTAGCCCTGAGTTAAGCCCTAACAGCAAATCGCTAGGAAGCAAAGCCATAACAGTTTTCTCCCACTGTAGGATACATTCAGGCATTCCAAATTTGGTTGCCACTGTAAGCGGAGAGTCCGCAATAGTGGAAACATTATAACTAAAAATATTGTCGGGATCAAATGTAGGCATATCTAAAAATTACTGATTCATGAGAATGTCATTAAAAAACTCTTTAACAACAGGTAGGCTTGAGAAGCTTCCTGGAATTATCTTATTTAGGTGGATAACGCCACCCCCTCCAGACTGTAAGGCTATATCTTTTTGGCCTGACTCTATATTTACCCCTCCAGTTAAAGCCTTTAAATTAATGTCGCCTTCCCTACTTTGAAGGTTTATGTCACCAGTCGCTAATACATTCACATGACTGTCGCTTTCAATTTGGCACGGCTGGCTTGTCTTAATAAGAAGCCTTCCCTCTAATGAAAGGATCTCAATATCATTATGATCAGACTGAATAGTTATGGACCCATTACCTTCGAACTTCCCTACCCCTAGAGAATTTTGAGAAAAAGGTCCTTCAGCCAAAGAGCAGTTCTGTATAACTAATTTTCTACCGTTTGCCGCAGCTTCTTGTGGGCTTCCTCGTAACCCTACTTGAACACGCAGGTTTGCCGCTCTTGATTTTACTGCCACATTTCCTCCCGTATCTACAGTGGCCCCCCTAGGTCCTATAGGGCGTGTACTATTACTACCAGTAAGAGTAATATTATCTTGATTGGTTTCATTAGAAATAATAATAGCGTCATTAGTATTATTAGGGTTATAAGATTGAAGGCGTATAGATTTATTATCGTTAGAAGTTAGAAAAACTCCTTTATTACTAGTTCCCGTGGGTTCACTAGCAGCTACATCAGATAAAACAATCCGATTTCGTTGCTTTGTGCATAGTCCGTATGCATTGGATGTAGGTCCAGTTGAGTAAGCTTCCCGTATAGGGGGAGCTATACCCTTGATACCCTTCCCGTAAAAATCTATAGGGTGTTTTTGATCAGGATCTACTATGCCCCCTGTTTCATACACTGAGCCCAGGTAAACCCAAAAACTCTCATTTGCATTATCAGGTTGGCCTATCACGGCTCTTGCATACTTTTCTGGTATTGCCCAAAACCCATAATATTGGTTCATCCCTACAGGAGCCATATAGTTTACAGTATATTGAAAGGCCATCCAATTATAAGCATTATTGGCAAGCCATAAAGAGTATACCGAATCTTCTACAAAAGACATAGTTCCGTCTCCCATAGTGGAGGCTGTCCTCATTATTCTTCCTAGTAAAGTTTTCATGCGAAATTATCTATCCTAAAGCTATCGGCTTCTATATGCATATCAATATCCGAAGCATATGAATCGGTGTCATCTTGTAAAAAATGTATAAAATCGAACGGATCTCGATACATAACAAATTGGGATACAGCCTTTGATTTAGAAATAGTATGCTTGTATCCAGTTATAACATACACTCCAGATAACACCCTATCGAAAGCTTTAGATCTCTTATGTTTACTACCTCCTTTTATTAACGACTGGGAATTTATAAGAACGACTGCCTTTTTAAGAAATAAACTAGCTTGGCTTAAGTTATACATAGGAGGGGTGGTAATTTTTAGCACGATAGGGGCCTTCAATAGCTCAATCAAAAGAGAAAAGTATCGAATAGCGGCTTCTTCAGATTCCCACCCCCGTACCTCCCCTACCCAAGTAGAAGGTAGAATGCCAGCAGCTACCGCTGCATCTAAAGAGACTTTCATTTTCTGTATTATGGCACCAGCATGACTACTTCTCTGAAAAGATTTAATGTTAGGGTACACAAAAGCGTACACTTTTGCTAACTGCCATGCTCCCGCTTCGCTCTTAGCTAACTGCTCAACTATGTCAGAAGCTATTATTGGGTCTTGTCTGGATTTGTTTACTAATGTTGGCATTATTACTCCAATAAATCTTTTAATGCTGATGATTTAGATATTCTGTATATATTAGCTAGAATATATTTTGAAATATCTTGCTCGAATGATATAATGTTCGAATCTTTATATCCTGATCTAAATTCTGCTGTCATATTTCGAAGAAGTGCCTGAAATAGAAGGGCTGCATCCTCTGTCCACTTAAATCCTTGGGCTAACATGTTATCTGTAGTTTGCTGGAGATTTGTAAAAGTATCAAAAAAGAATTTTTGGTAGCTCTCCTCGTTTATTGCAGTCCAAAAACTAAACACAGACCCTTCACCTGTAGGGAGCGTTTTTTCGGCAACACTTATATACTCCTCTAAAGCATTTTTTATTTGCCTTAGTTGATTCGCCTTTGAGGGATGGGTTCCAGGATGGGGAGTATTGGCTAGTAGATACTTATACCCATATATCTCCCCATAAAGATAATTATGAATAGTTTTGGAATCACCTACTACTAAAACCGATTCCTCATCATTAGCTATATAAAAAGCTGGCTTACGAGTACTATCACCTGCGGCTATGGATGCGGCAGTAGGGGCAACTGTCAGAGACTTCCAGTAATCAATTATAAGTTTATTTGATTCGTAGGCCCAATAAGGTTCCCCAAGGTAATAGCTTGGAAGTAATATTTGCAACCCAGCAAAAAATTTACTTAAAAACTTTTGGATATCCCTATTTTCTGAGGTGTCAGATATTCTAAATACAAAGTTACGCCCTGTCTCTTCTAGGGCTATTTCAAGACCCTCAAATTCTTCACTCTCTTCATAAAAACTAAACTCAGTTTTGTCGCTTAAGCCAAGGTAAGTAGGTATCTTCTTGTTAACCAATTCTTGAATATCAGCTTTTAGCGTTTCCCATTGCCTATAGTCGTAAGGGTTGACTCCAGCAAGTACCCCTCGACCAAGTGATAGATCGGCCTTAAGATTTGTTCCAACGGTGGTTCCAGCAGGATACTCGAAAGGGCCTCCCTTGATCGAGAAACCTTTAAACGGTTCTGGTGTATCTACTCTTTGGACTATGGGAATCTCCCCAGTTTGGATCCCCATAACCCCCATAATAACTCTCCAAACCTCCCTATCTACATCTACCCCAAAAGTTGCACCTACTGGTTCAACTCGCCCAGCCATCTTGGCTCCAAGGCTATGATCTTTTATAAATTTTTCAATAGGGGCTTTTATTTTTTCAAAAACAGGCTTTAGCATCTCACTTAAATTTGGAAGAACGATTAGTACATTCTCCATCCCTAGGCTATCCCTGAAATACGAATCTAATAAAGGCTCCAACCATCGTAAGACCTCCCCGTTGCTTACACCCGTCCGACTCATTGGTATCTCCGTAACGAAAGGTGCAGTATTTGAAATTGCTGTGTTCGTTTGAGTATCATCTGCTCTTGTCAGAGTGGGAGTTATGGTAAGCGAATACTCCCGAACATTCCCAGAATCATACTTTAGGGATAATGCTGTTATGTACCCTAAGTAGGGACCTCCCCAGTTTGCGGGGTTTTCTCCTTGCCCATACATAATCCAAACCGCAGTCATTGGGGGCATGTAATTAACTTTAAAACTTACCTTGTCGCTATCATCAAGACTCATTAATGCTTTAAACTCATCGACGCTTTTGGGCCGAGCAGGGGTGGTAGAGGTAAAAGTTTTCCTACCTGTTGCGGTAGAACAGAATTGTATGTCTAAATCATCATCATTAGGGAGTATAGTGAAATCAAGAAATTTATCTAAAGCCTTGTCATCTAAATCGACACACTTTACTTTGTAAATTGGAGCTTCCTTCTTCCCGTCAAAATTAAAAGAATGCTCGAATGTTAAAATATTATATCCAGTAGATGCGATCAAGCTTTCGGTCATTCTAAGGTCAGCTATCATATCAGCAAAAGAGTACTCCTCAACCTTAGTAATGCCCTTTCTACGCTTTTCGAGAATATCATCCATATCTTCGGTTTCATAACCAATCAAGACATTTGGGGTTATAATAGGAGACTTAATCATAAGATTTATTTGGGTAAGATAATGCTATCCCCTACATTAAATCCTTCCATAGGATCCCATACATTATTAACTAACATTACCTGCCACCAATAACCAGGAGTCTTATAGAAAAGATAAGCAATTACATCAGGTCTGTGGGCAAAGCTTGCTGGTATAGTGCCTCTTTTATATTGCCCTCTATAAATTTCGGTTGGATGCACATAATCAAAAGTAGGGTCCCCTACTGAAGTAGTAACATCCACTCCTTTATGCCTTACTGTGACTACACCGTAGTTGTATCTAGTAAGGGATTTATTTCCACTATATTTATTTACAAAAGCCATATTAAACTGAGTCCTTTACATAGCTGGCGTCTGCAAGCCCCAAAACTCCAGGATCCATGCTGAAGTGTTTGTTATCATCTCCTGTCATAACCACAGACTCCCACCCTGCTAAGACATCCCGATTCTCAGGATCCTGATGTACAAAGGGATTGAGACTGCTACGACGATACTCATTCAATTTCATAGATACTTTAATAACTCTAGGTAGTAAAGTGTTTCGATCATAACCTGCTTTCTCGTCATGTGCTATATTATAGCTCTCGCACACACAAGGAACATCTTGATAAAGTGCTCCATGTCTTAAACGAATTATAGGTGGAGATAAAGTAGGGTCTTGTGCGCTGTTTACAACGCTAGACCTAATAAGGTTTACCCAAAACTGAAGAACATCTAACGCGCCTCTACGCCCTTTAGTCGCTGCGCCTCTCCCTGCGATAGCAGCCTCTACATCACCTCCAAACGCTCTCTTTGCTGCTTCGGGGTTTACTGCGGAAGCGGTATACATAAAGTTTGTATCATATTGAAGCGTGGGGCTGTTCTCTCCACTGTCTTGGAAAACTCCTTTTGGAATCCCCTCACCGTCTACGGTGTTAACCGAATCATACACAAAGAAATCCCCCCTTTTCTCCACTAATTTTTTATTGGAGCCTATTGCTCGTTTAGATACATGTAAAATATTAGGAATGGTTAGATTAAAGTTAACAGAAAAAGTTCTCGATTTAGATCCTGCATATCCGTACAAGGATCCTCCTCTAGAGATAGGATTATAAGTAATAAGATTAGCTTTTTGAGACTCTTTAACCATGATATTCTCAAAGAAATCTAGTACTCGAATAATCTTACTACCTCCTTTATAGAACTCAAAAATAAGTTTAGAACGACCTTGCTCTTGAAGACCGTAAAGCTTATTATCCAGGGGAATAGTCATTAAGGACCTCCTAGGGCTGGAACGGAGCCTCGATCTGTACTCTCCAAGAAGAAAGTGAGCAATTGCCCCATTTGCGAGGCTTGCTCTTCGGTAGAAGTATTGATTGCAGCTAATAACTCATTACCACCAAAAATAGTGGTAGCAACTCCTTGCTTTATTAACTCACTAGTGCGATCAGCAAACATACTAGTAAACTTATGAGGGTCTAAAGTCTTTCGGTTAATCTCCGAAATGTCCTCAGCCATCATTGAATCTTGCACGATAGCGGCCACGAGAGAGCCTACGACTGTGATAGCTGCCCAATGGGGTGACAGGGCACCGACTCCTGCAAATTTCCCTAGACCACCCCCATGTGCTTTCTTAAGTTGTACCATAGTGTTCTGTTTAATAGCAGCGGTGAGTCGTTTAAAATTCCAATCTTCCCTTATCGCTTTTTGCTTCTCCCAAGCCCATATTAGGCCCTGCACAGTCTTGGTTAACATCAAGGTCTTGATTAAAATTCTAATTGGAGTAGCTAAAAATGTTAAAGTTGCTATAAGGCCAGTGAAAACCTTAGTAAATATTATTTGAAGAGGTCGAAGTACTTCATTGGAAAATTCTTCAAAGGTTTTCCTATACTGCTCATTAGCCTCAGCCTGTCTTATATCTAACGCAGACATATTATCTCTAAAGCTAATAATCATTGAAGCTAAATTTCCAAACCCCTCAAATCCCCCCCACGGCTCTAGGATAGCCGCTCTCATTTGAAGAGGTACATTCTGCAAGGTTTGGTTAACTCTTTCGAAGCTGGCAGCGGCTGTCTCTAGTACACCCATACCCCCTCCTGCTGTGGGTCCTCTTCTGAAGGCTTGCATCTTATCAAAGATACCTAACATCGCTTCACTCGCCATGGATGAGTTTGCATCAAATGCCTTAGTCATCATCTCAGTAATTAGACTATCAGACCCAGCCCCAAGTTTACCTATTAGTGCCATCTGAGTTTTAAGCGCATCTCCAGTTACCCCTAAGGCTCCAGTAATACGCATCGTTTCAGTCATCTTATCCATAGCTCCTATTAAACGATTAAACGATACACCCGTCTTACTAGTAGTATCTAGAATTGCTTTATTAAGATCTTCAACCCCCCCAACTGACATGCGACCAACGGTTAAAGCTGATTTATTAAGCTGTAATAATTGTTTTATATCCAACCCCAAGCTCTTCATGGTAGTCCCTAATTTTAAAGAGGCTGTTGATGCTCCATGAAGACCAGTCTCTAAGAATTGGAACATCGTCTCACCAGCTTTCATAAAGCTTCCAGGCATCTTGGCTAATGCCATAGTGTTGCCCTTTGTTACTTGGCCTACAGTTCTATTAACTTGAAGTGTGGTTCTTTGGAGAGTGTTCGCCTCGGCTAATGCTTTTCTTAATGCCTTCTGAGCCTCATTAAGAAGCCCCATCTTAAGCCCTAAGTTCTTGGTGTGTTCACCGAAATCTAATACATTCTCCCCAAAGGCTTGAAGTGCTTGGGTGGTAAGATCTAACCTATCTCCAAGAGTGGCAACTTCAGGTCCAGGCTTTGCCGCGCCACCTGGTTGCTCCACCGAGATCTTGACCTCTTTTTGATAAGTGTAGTTGTATATTAGCTTATCCCAATGCATTAGAATTCGACCTCATTAAAATTAGACATATAGTTTCGATTGGTTAGATAGGTTCTGTAGTTCTCAGATCCCAATAGATCCTTAGTATCTACAATGTCCCTATAGGTAATCTCCCTCTTTTTATATAGATTCCTTACAGCCGCTGTGGAATTTTCAATGTCTGCGGAATCTAACTTAAACGCAGATAAAAGCATGTTCTCCCTAACTCCTGAGCGGTTTAATGCGCTACTTCTAAAGATGCCTGTCGAAGTCCTCTCATTGCCTACTACAAGAACTAGGTGGGTCTCTGTGGTAGGGCGAGAATAGTTAAAAAGGATTAAGTCTCCTGGCTGAACCCAAGAAGTGGAAATAGGGGATGGCTTGATTATCTCCTCAACATTTTCTTGAGTTACAGGATTATTTTGTAAATAATTTTTTGCCTCTGGTGATCTTTCGGATAACCCCATAGTAGATACAGCGTTAACAAGCCTTACTAAAAAATCTACAACAATATTTTGAATTCGTGTTGAAGCCATGCTATTAATATATAGCATCTTAATTAAAGAAGGTATTAATGGATGATAATGTAGATATTGAAATTGTAGATTTTATGGATTTGATCAACCATACTTTAAGTAATGATTTTGTGAATAAGTGGAAATTTAAGTACTCTGAAAAGTTTATTAAACACTTTCAGTTAAAACTTCTAGAGTACTTAAATAAACAAAGACCTTTAAAGCTTAATACTTTATATCTTTACCTTACTAAAAAGTGTAGGTATTCTAAAGAAGTAGTAGATAACTTCTTTGAAACTATTGATATAGATCTTTATTACCCTTTCATCTTTTCTAAGACGAAGACTTCTTAGCTTTAGCTTCTTCAATAATTTTATTGATTGAACAAGCATCATTGAATAAGGTGCATATATTCTTGTACCCACACCAATTGCAAAACTCGTTTTGTTGGGGTGGGAACTGGTCCTTTTTTAATTTTCGTATTTTCCACACATCTTCAATAACGCTCCGAACATGCGAAAGTACTTGCCCTTCTGAATATTTCACCGAAACGAAATTATCTGTGACAGGGTAGTAATGAGATGCTACTATCTTTTCGAGAGGAACATTGTAAATCTTGTGGACTGCGTAAACATACCCTTTCAACTGAGTGTCCTGAAAAAGCTCAACTTTGTCCTTTTCTCGCCTCCCAGTCTTATAGTCTATAACTAAAACTCCACCCTCTTTTCCTTGGATTATGCGGTCGATGTAGCCTATAATGGATATATCGTTATCCATGTCTAGTTCAAAGTATTCTTCAACTGACCTCGTTTCTTCTAGACTGGCGTTAAAGCGAAGGAAATTCTTCAGACATGGTTCAATCTTCTTATGGTAAGCTTTTGAGAAAGAGTAATCATCAATGTACTTTTCTCCTATTTGAGCTAATTCACTGTAAGAAGTAGCTTTATACCCTTCTTCGAATATTTTATGGATATAAGACCCAAAATGCAAAGCGTCCGTATTATTATTGCCTGTCTCATCCAGCCGATCAGTGTACCTGTATTGGTATTTTAAGCGGCATTGATTAAATGTATTGCGTTTCGATTCAGAAATTTTATTTATAAACATGAGTTCACCTACCATTATTAGAGCCTACTTAGAGGAGAAATTCAAAAAGGATTGCAAAATCTCTTCTAACGGTGTAGAGTATATAGTTCCCTCTATCTTTGTCCAAAACGACTATAAACGCCACATGAGCATTAACGCTGAGACGGGTCTATGGCAGTGCTTTAAATCAGGAGAGCAGGGTAACTTTATTAAGCTGTACTCTATTATAGAAAATAAGACTTATGCTAGATCTTCTGCTGAAATGCTCCTAAAGGAGTTGAATGAGGAGCCTAATGCTAAATTCGTCCTCTCAGGCATTAATGTTCAAGAAGACCCCTTCCCTAGCACCAGTGAGCTTATTCCTGTAAACATAAACTCCTACGCCTCTCCCAATGAGAAAGTGGTTTCTGCGTGGAAATTTCTAATGGATCGTGATGTTTTTGATAAGGAAACCTTCGACCCTGAACCGTATTATCTGGCTACAGAAGGTAAATATAAAGATCGTATCCTAATCCCCTTTAAGGACCCAGAGGGAGGTATGTTCTTTTTCCAAGCTCGCTCCTTAGATCCTTACTCTAACCCTAAATATCTTAACCCTCCCTCTACTGCGGGGGTTCAAGCCAGAAATGTTCTATACCCTTTCGATGAAGAGGCAGATCACTTATGCATCTGCGAGGGACCTATGGATGCGATATCCTTACAGCTTCAAGGGGTAAACGCCACCTGCACAGTTGGGAGCAAAATTTCAACTAATCAGATGAGCTATCTTAGAGAATTTGAGGGTACTGTTATTATCGCTTATGATAATGACGAGGCAGGGAAGAAAGGAGTCTTGCATTATGACAGCATACGCCGCTGCCTTATGATGCCAACATTTGAGGTCGTTAGCCCTCCTCCCTCATACAAAGATTGGAATGAGGCCCATATAAAAGGCATAGACCTAAAAGGGTGGATCAATAAAACCAGAGTAGAGTATACCTATGAATTAGGTATTTTAAAGGACCTAGGGTATTAAGGCTTCCAGTCTTTAGCATTATGGCTACCCGTCCAAACATTAGTAGTTACATCTGCTAAGTAACCATTAGGATCTAAACCTAGTACCTCAAAGAAATGATTTCCCCCAGGCCAAGTCCCCGCAGGAAAAGCGTATTTAGGGACCCCAAAAGCATCTCTAGGCTTATAGTATTTACTTAGAGGATTTCTGTCATTTAATATATTATGCGCCTCGTCTGTTTTTTGTAACTCTAAAAAGCCTATCATCCACGGATCGAACTCGAAAATGGCTGGCATATGAGGGTGGATTAAATCGCTCATTCTTCGTTTTTTCGCAATTGTTCGTTGTATGATTTTACTCCAATCAGAGTAGTCGGTGTTCCACCCATGCCTTCTCATATCACCGCCTCCTAACGCAGATTGAGGTCCAGTATTACCTCCCTGATTAGATATTATTAGATTTGAATTTCCGTCTCCTCCTGGCAACCCCCAATTTATGTCAGCAAGGCTATCCCCTGCTCCGCGCACCTCTTCCAAGTAGCTGTCCAGTTCGGCCCACTCAAGAGCATCACTTCGATCCCTAACCCCATCACCCGTAGGACCAAGCTCCAAAGGTATATAAGGGCCGTTCTCTAATTCTTCTATATAAACAGTATCCTTCATTGCCTCATACCAGTTACGCTCTGTCCCAGGGGGGCAAGGTTTATTTGGATCATGAGGATGATAGTGAGGGGTACAAGGTCTAAAATGTACCGTAGGACCAAACCATTGCTTAAATTGATTCGCAGTCCCGCAATCATACATAATGTAGTGACCAGCATGTGCGCCCAAAGATTCTACCAAGCCTTGTTTCATTTCCTCTAAAATCGGTTCCTGCTCGAAAGGATCCATATTCTCCCAGTCATCACACCAACCATCCCATAAGTGGTTCCTGGCCCCCCAATCCCAATATCTTCCGTTATTCCATCCAGGAGGCAGACCTGCGGCCCCAGGGTTTTGGGCACCCCAACCCCAATTAAGAGCAAAACCACAGGACCAGTTTCTATCATTTTCAATCTTCATATCGTCACCAATATAAAGATTAGAACCAATAAAAACTTCTGCCTCAAAGCCTCCACCACCTAGATTTCCACGCCCTTCCCACTGAAACCCTCCTGGACCCGCTCCAAGCTCTCCTCCGAACAGATCTTCTGTGATCCAATCCCGATCAAGAACATGACTTCTTATTTCTTTTTTTATAAGATCCTTAAGCTTATCTCCTATCGCTACCATTATGGCATTGGGTTTAGCGACTATACCCCTAGAAGTAGCATATGTTGTTGACCACTTTATAATGGGGTATCCCCCTGCTCCAGCAGTATTTGGAGTAGTATTTCCTTCGTTGGTTAGCATGTTATTTAATATTTAAATACATGGGAGGACTAATAATAGTTTCTTTTAGAAGATTATATCTAACTTGAATAGCATAGGGTCCTATAGGGTTACCTAGCGCGGTCGCCTCCAGTGATGCTGTATTCCATAATAAGGTTAAAGTATTTTCGGAGGTAATATCTATATCCTGAACATCAAGAAAGTCTAGCACTGTAACTCTTGACGGTAGAGAAGGGCTTGGGTGAGAGTTTATCTTTACTATTCTAAAAGAAGCCGCCCTAAGAGCTACATTCTTCATCAAATTCTTAATATCGTCATCAATATCTCTATTATTAACCGTAATATTTGTAGTAACTTTTAAATTTATTTGAGATCCCAAAGTTACCTCTTTATTCATTAAAGAATTTCTTGCTGTGAGGAGAGTAGGTTGGGTAGTAGTATAGAAAGATCCATCAAAAAGCTCAAAATAGTTTATGAAAGTTTTCCATGCTGAATTTTGTGTTAACTTTACCGTCCAAATATCTGCGTACTGTACCCCTGCTGTGGCTGTGTTATACACATTCCCCCAGGCATCAGGATCACCTTCGGGGACAAAGTTAACGCTTGAAACAGAACTGCCTTGTATCCCGTCTAAGACCGAACAGTACTCCCCTGTCCCTAGTCTATAAACTCCACTCACCCCTGAACAAGGCATCCCAAAACCAGCCTCGATAGAGGATACTGGGGTTACAACCCCTGTATAATTATCAGTATTAAATGCAGGATTAATGGATCCGTCTTCCGTTCTAACTTTTCCGTCCCCAGAGGGCTGGAAGAACATTTTGGCTGCGGAGTTTTGCCCAGGGGCAATTAAATTATCGGCTCCTAAAAAACTGCTAGGGGAAGTACCTGCGGGTAGAGCAAAAATACCAACCCCACTTATTTGGAAGGGGTCTGCTAGACCCCCATCATTTATAAAAAAGGTCCTTAGTAACACTCTATTTAATACATTTGGCCTAGAGTGTCGATCAATAACTTCAATAGTGTTTAACTGCATCTTCTTGCTCCTTCAATTCTTGTTGATAAAGACGCAAAAACGCTAACCGCTCAGTTCTAGTAAGTGTTTTTACATCCGAATATGAAAAATGTAACTTGCTTACTAGTATATAGGCTTCTTGAAGTAAGTCTTCTAGTTCAAAACCTTGAATTAGCTCACTGAAAAAAAATTTTCAGTAATGGGTAGAGCAATTCGGTTCTTAGTTTTACAGTTATGGCATCCGTAGTCTACTTCTGTGTCTATGCCATAATCGCCCATTGTCATTCCTTGAATAAGGGTATGTACATCAGCAGAAGGAAGTTTAGGGATTACTTTAGATATAACGGTTGATTGAGTGCTTCCACCTATCTCAACAACAAATCTCCACAAATTATCTAATACTCCTGTATCTGCATTAAGGTATTTCTCATCCCTAACCCTGGGAAAGCGGATCTTAGCCTTCTTTTTAATCATCGGCAGATCTACTTCTACAGGATCCACCACCTCTTCACTTAGCCCTGTTACCTTTAACGATGCAATATCTAAAGTTAGAGGGTTAACAAAGTTACACTGTGGACAAGTTACGGAAAAACTATAAGATTTACCATATGACAACTCTCGAATTTTCATAATGATAAACATCTTATCCATCATAAGTAAATCATTTATATCCACACCCTTAACACATCTATGTAGAATAGAATTTACAGGATCGTAAGATGGATCATTTTTAGCAGAAAGGAGGAACTTCTCATCTTCGAAAGATAGGGGTCTAACAGTCACCGCTTCCGTTTTATTAGCATAAAGAAGACCCTTAGAGGGGAGATCGAATGCTGTTTCAACCTCAGAGGGAAGCTCAGAGAGGATATCCTCTACCTCTGTATTAATACTATCAACATCAGGCTCTGGCGTGTGAGTTTGTTTCATAGAGAAAGACCTTCATACTATAATAGTATAAATGAGAATAGAAGTAGATACTTTAAAGTCTAAAATACATACGGACAACCCAAAACTACTTGATGCCCTAATCTCTTTATATAGTTTTAATGTCCCAGGAAGGGAATTTTCTCCTGCATACAAGAATCGGCACTGGGACGGTAAACAACATTTTATAAATAAAGCTGGAGTGTTTCGCACAGGGCTTCTTCAGCAACTGTGTACTGATCTTAAAAAAATTGATTGCGTTCCCGAGATAGAGTATACAGTCCCTACTGAAGACATAACACTCTCTGAGTACGGCATCGAAAAGTTCACTCTTTACGATTACCAGGAAGAGTTAATTCAGATTGCTTTAAAGGAGAAGCGTGGTGTAGTAAAATCTCCCACGGGTTCAGGGAAAACTTTAATTATGGCTGCGATCATTAAAGCTTTAAGTCCTCGAAAAATGGTAGTGCTGTTTAACTCAAAACAACTTCTAACCCAAACATACGAGTTTCTTACTGAAACTTGTGATATGCAAGATATTGGGCTGTGCTTCGGGGAAGGATACATTTATGGTGATATCATGCTATGTACCGTTCAGAGTATCGAGAAGATTTTAGATACTCACTTAGATGGAACTGAAGTTCTTATGATTGATGAGTGCCATGAATTCTGCCAAGGGAAAACCACTCTCGCTGCCATAAACTCTTTTCCTAAAGCAACATACCGCATCGGATTTAGTGCCACCCCGCCAGAGGATCCCATAAGACTATATAACCTACAAGGAGCATTAGGACAAATCTGGGAAGTGGTTAAAACGAAAAACTTAGTAGATCAAGGCACATTAGCTAAACCTATTATTCAACTAATTAGAATGCCATACACAGCATCAGGAGTAGACATGGATATGCCATACTTAGATGTTTATGAGGAGTTCATCGTACATAACGAGGGTAGAAATAATAAAATTAAGGAACTTGTAAATGAGATTAAAAAAAACACCCCAAAAGCTCGCATACTTATACTTACCAAATCACTTGATCACGGAAGATCCTTGGAAAACTTACTTGGAGGCAGCACCCAATTTCTTGAGGGNGCGAATTCAATCGGAGAAAGGTATAAAGCTATTTCTAGATTCCGAGGATATAGAGAGTCTAGCGTCCTCATTGGTACTAAAATCCTCCAAACAGGGATTAACATTGAAGAAATAACCCACTTTATTAATGCTAGAGGTATGAAATCAGAAATAGCAACTCTTCAAGCATTGGGAAGAGCCCTCCGAAGACACCCTAATAAAAGCGTTGTTTTTATTTATGATTTCTTAGATCAAGAGAAGTATCTTAAAAACCATTCAAACGAACGAATGAAATTTTATAGAAAAGAGGGACATGAGGTAAATGTATTATGAAAACAGAAAAAGAAATAAAAAAGCAAATAGGGTCTTTAAGTGAGAACGAAAAAACGCGCATTAAGGAAATTATAATTACTCTTAAAGAGGTTATAGCTGACGGAACGGTAACAGAAAATAACTTTAAGAGAGTTACGAATATTCTCTCAGAATTGAGTATATTTCGTGAGAATTTTATAACCCGTCTGTTTAGGCTTTTTAAACAGAATCATATGGTAGATTAGTTATCTAAGATAGGAATTTCTATATCGGGGTTTTCCATCTTAAGCTTAAGCCCCCAGTTCTCCATATCTCGCCGCGTCCAGTTGTCTTCCAACTTCTCTTCCAGCATATCCAACTTATAATTAATGCTAGTAAGTTGAGTACTTATCCACACAACCCCGCTGCATAGCGCAATAACCATTCCTAAAGGCATTAGAGTGTCTTTAGTTAAAAAGCTTTTAGAGGTTGTCATACCCCTCCTCTCCCTCCTTTAAAATAAGTAGCATCATTATGAGTAGAGCCACTACTAAATGTTCCCGCTCCAGACTCGTTGTGGAATCGTGCTATAATATTTTTAGATAAATTACTAGCATTAACCGCATCAACACAAGACTGGATACCTACAGCTTGGATAGTCCCGTCTATCGTACTCCCATTAGGGTCAAAAAGGCGCGTTGCGTACTTCCCTAATCCTGCCGCTGAAGTTCTTAGAAAGATAAGGCTTAATTTATTACCCATTACACCATCATAGGAAGACCCTGGTTTAATAGTAAAGCTTATACAAGCCACAGGTCCTTTCCCAAACACAACAGAAGCTTGACGAGAGCGTGACTGTTTTACACGCTCCCCAACCCCCTCTATGCTTAAGGCTTCCGCACTGAGATTAGATAATTCTACTAAGGCCATTACTTACCACCATAACCACCGCCATCTTTTAAGCGTGTGGAGTGCTTAATTCTACCGTAGTTTACCGCAAATGTCCCATAGTCCCCTAAATCATTTCTGATTACAATACTAGTACACAGCATCCCTGTGGGCAAAGTAAAACTTACTTTATCAGAAGCTCCTCCCACTAAGCCTCCCGTTCCACTTCCAGCGGTATAATCGTTTGTCCACCATGCATTAGAATTGGCACTAACATCTACAGAAGAAGCATAAGTCATGCCTGTGTAGAAATTAGTTAAAGCAGCCCACCCCTCCCCAGCAAACATTCCCGAAGGACAAACTGTAAAGTAAGAGGGTCTAATGGTGTTAGTAATACTACTGACGCTAAAGACCGAAATATAATTACAAGGAACAGGATTACCGTCTGTGCCTGACAAACCTAAGATATACTGGCTCTGATCAGGAATAGATGATACTGTAGTACAAAACGGAAGAAGTGTTTCTCTTTCGCTACTCATTAGTTATCCTCTTCATCTTTACCTAGGTTAAGTCCTAGCATGAGATTCTCAAGATCTTTAATTCCGTCCATTACTTCCTTTTTTGAGAGTTGAAGCTTTTCGGGCTCTTTATCCTCATTAGCTTCTTCCTCATCCTCTTCTTCCTCTTCGCCCTCCTTAGGGGCTTCTTCTTCTTCGTCTTCTTCTTCCGTTGTTTCCTCTTCTTCGTCTTCTTCTGCTTGTTCGTCTTCTACGCCTCCAGGAGCATCAAAGGTATCTTCAGGAGCCCTATCCGAATCTTCTTCATCATCCTCTCCCATCTGCTCCATCACAGCTTGAACCAAGGTATCAATGCTTTGAGTAGTGCTTAAAAGATTATCGAACGCTATCTTCTCGGAAAGAGGCTTCGTTTTTATCACTTGGTTTAACCCAGCCTCTTCAAAGATAATCTGAAGGTAATCATTAACATCAATGCTTTCAACACCGTTCTTAGTTTTCAGAAGCTCAGACACTTCACTAAGAGTCTTTCTTTGCACACTTCCCTTGGGGGACATCTTAGAAAGAGCTTCAAAGATAACAACCTGCGTATTTAAGAGGCTTTTAAAAGATGGGGTATCTTTTAAGTTATTAATATTAATGCCGTACTTCTCGTTTAAGGTATTAGAAAGAATACTCTTAAGTGGCTTCTTCATTTCGAAGATGATAGAAACAAAGTCATGAATAGCATTTTCATTAATTGGCTCTGTTTCAGAAACACCTAAGTTACTTTTGAAAGTTTCAAAAAGCTGCCTCTTAGTAGTGAGAGCAAGATAGGGAATTTCAATAATGCACTCAACCAAGGTAGCAATTACATTATTTCTATCCTTATCAAAAATCAACGAAGAAAGCTTTGAGATTTTTTTGTTGGTAGCCCAGATATCCTCAAAATGCTTCTTTGATTCGTAAATTTCTTTTTTAATAAGCTCTTGTTTACAGATCATTTCATAAATCGTATCTGTAAGACCCGTGTTGGGGTGGTACGAATCTAAGCCCTCTAACTCCTCATAACTCATCTTATCGAAATTAAAAGCTTTCGCTACTGTATCAGAAAGTCTGACACCGTTCTTAATTTCGGGGATGCTTATTATGGTTTCTTTATTCTCTCGAAGGAAAGAAACTAGTTTGGGGGCAATCTCTAAGAAGTTTGAAAATTCCTCAGTACCAATAATGGTATTACGGGAAGAGTTAAAAGTAGACTCTTCCGTAATCTCCTTCCGAAGATCATTGAATTTTATTCGGTTTTCCCAAAGTGATAACACACTTGCAAATGAGCTATCAGCATGAGAATAATTATCCTCATATAAGTTCTCTATAAAAGAGGACACCTTTTGACCGACTACTCCATCAAACTTTTCATCGTTAGAGAATATCTCTCCATCTTCTATTTCAATATTAGAAAGAACAACATCTTCCTCTAAGCTGTAAACTGCTTTTATTACATTACCGTGCTCCGAAAGAAATAATACTTCTCTGGTCATATCATCAATTGACAGAAGCTTAATATTCTCTCTAAGAGACCTTCCTAAGCTTTCTGCTGCCTTGAGTAAGCATGAAACTTTCTTGTGACGATTTTCAAAAATTAGATCAAACATAAATCACCTTATCTTTGTATAGTTATATACTATCTTCAACTCCCTCTTTTTCCGATTGTTTTTTTATTTTTCTTAAAATACGAGTAAATGATGCTACTTGATGGCTTCTAGCCCCTGTTTCCTCTATTAAACGCACCCGAAGTTTATTTAAATGTGTCATTTCTGTAGTAGTGGGGGGAATATTTTCACTAGATTCCTGTCCTCCCGCCTCTGTATTCATGTTAGGATTATTTTGTGCCATCTCCGCTTGGGCCATAGATTCCTTCTCCCTATCATCTGATAGTTCGCTCATCGTCTCCACAATCTCTTCTTCGCTCATATCATAGTATTCTTTATATATCATAGAAAGAGGGAAGAGATCCATGGCTTTTACAGCCTGAACTACTCTAACTTTTTGCTCATCAATATCAAGTTTCCTCTTAGTGAACATATCAGAGGGGTCAGGCAGTTCAATTCGTAGCTCGTTAATAAGAGTTTGAGGGAAATTCTTTAATCTAAGATGCCTTTTGGCAATTTTCTCTAATCCTATTTCTATAGAGTGTTGAATTCTTTGGATAACTCTAGCAAACTTAACATCTAACTGAGATAAGTTAGCCTTTCTCTCAGGAGATTGGTCTTTTTCAACAATATAATCTTTAGGAATTTTAAGAGACGCAAGCAATTTATCCCTAAAGTACTTCACATCATCCACTTCTCCTAAATTCTGAGCACCTGGAAGGGTCTCAATCTTAGTTCCTTGATTACCTTTTACAGGAACAAAGTAATCCTCATCAGCACTTAAAGGATTGTACCTAGCATCTACCGTCCCCTTCTGCGTGTTGTAGAACTTCTCCTTTTTGAATTTTTGCTTTACTCGTTCTATGAACATCTCAGCCTTAGAAGTGGGGAGATTTCCTACATCTACATAAAAAATTCGTCTTTCTGGTGCTCTAGCCAGCCTATAAACCAACATAGCATCTTCCATAAGCTTAAGTGAGCGATAAATTCTTACAGAAAGAGCCGCAATAGATTTCCCATAGGGGTAGAAAGCAGGGTCAGAAGTAAACAATCTGAAATGGACGATTTGGTTTTTATCTAAAGTTATAAATTTAATCCTATCCTGACTTAAAGATGGGGAAGTGCTATAATTTACATCTCCTTTGGGGTCGGGAATCTCTTGCAAAAAGTCGGTAAGGTATCCATACTCATTCTCCACTCTGATAATATAATTAGGGTTAAGAACTTTTACCCTTTGTATACCAAAAGTAGGGTTATTAACATCAAGAATGGTCTCTATAAAGCAGTCGCCATATTTTACTGCGTTCCTACAGATATCCCAATAGAACCTATCTAACTTAAGTTTAGTAAACAGACGATTAATTTCTTCAACGACATTAAGGTTTTCAGATTTTATAGTCCATTTTCGCCCTCTAATGTCTCTCTGTGTACAATCATCAGCGTAAATATCGAAAGTCGCACCAATTTCGGGGTACTCATCCATATCTTCATACTGCTTATATCGTTTTCGTCTATTCTTCTCGACCTCAGGGAAATAAGGCTCACTTTTTAGGACGCTAAATCCCATCCCCTTTGTTTCTGTTTTTACTACATCCGTTTGGATAATAGTATCACCAGCTAAACCTGAATTTTTTTCGTAGTCAGCTACATACGGTTTAGCTTTTGTAGCAAAGAACTTAGCAAAGAATCTCCCTAAGACCCCTGTGGGATAGAAATAGGCATTACCTGTTCTGGTTGCTTCAAATCTTGTCGCCCCCTCTTCATTAAGCTCTTCTAATGTTTCCTCTTTTAGCTCAGAAGCCATTTCATATCCTCCTCTTGAATTCCACCATAACTAGAAACCTTTACTTTTGTTGGCAAGAGAGGCTCTTTCTTTAGAGCAACTACTCTAGAATGTTCAACGGGTGTGTTATCAATCATTTCATTGACACCATATACTGATAATGCTAAACTCATAACTAAATCATCATGCTTGTTTTGTTCTGCTTCTGCTCTACCTCCAGGCTTTATAACAAAAGTAGTAAGTTCTGTTACCGTTCTACCTGAATTTATCCTTATTATATTAGTTCTAATAGCTTCCTCTAAACCTGCCAATACTTGTTCCCTATTCCTAGCAGTTATCTGAAAACCCATATTCCCTGTATCGTCTACCCACACATTTTCGTACTCAAGAGAGGTAAAGAGCCAGTCTATAAGGTTGTTCCCGATTGTATTTCGTTCAATAAGCACTGTTGCTACATTATACCTGTTTCCTTCATCAAAAATAATCTTTGCAAACTCGTTTATAGGGGTTTTTTTCGAATAAAACTCTGCTACCTGCTCCCCGTTATACAAATTAATAACATGGAATGCGGAATAATCTCTATCTCTTCCTAAAGCTGTATCTACACCTATAACATACTCGTAAGCAGGATCAGGGTCCTTCCAAACTCGCATACGATTGTTATATTTTATATCGTAATCATCATCTACACTCTCTGTTAAGAACTTTAAATCACTTCCGTCGATAAAAGTATCACCTGTACCTAAAAATTCGCATTCATACTCTTGAAGCCACTGTTTAAGAGGCATATTAGAGCGAGTAACTTCTTCCCACTTATCCACAAAGAGCCCTTTGTCCTCCATTTCGGTGTATAAAGGCTCATAACCTTCTTGTCTCTTGTATTCGGGGTGATGCTGCCATTCAATGTCTATAGGATTAAAGGAATTTATACCCTCCCTCGCAGCATTGTAGGTTTCTTCGTACCAATTTCCCATACCATTTACCGTAGAAAGAACGAAAGCCCTCCCTCCCGTTGAAATAATGGGATAAACAGCAGCCCAGATCGTATCAATGTTTTCGATGAAGGCTGCTTCATCAATAATAAGAAAGGATCCAGCAAGTGATCGCCCTGACTGTTTACCTGAAGGTCTAGACTTAATAACGGAATTTGTATTTAATTTTAATGTATGCTTATTATCCTCTGCTATTCCTGGTTGAAAGTACGAAGGAAGCTCTTCATACATTAGTTTGATCCTATCAAGAACCTCAGTGGACTCGGCATCTCCCTTAGAGAGAATAACAACAGACTTATGTTTATTGAAGAGTACGATCCAAAGGGAGTAAGCGGAGGCAATCGTTGTACATCCTGCTTGTCTGAATTTTCGCAAAATATTAAATCTGTGCTCTCCCAGGTCATTCATAATCCTTCTTTGGAAGCCGTAAAGTTTAAATTTTACAAGACCACGAACAGGATGTGTAACTTTAATATAATTAGAAACAAAGTAGATAGGATCTTCTTTGCATCGGTTAAATTCGTCTACAATCTGCTGCTTGTTCATCTATTATATTATATGAATTTTTATTGTCTTATATGTACGAGATCTAAGAACGGGTCGCCCCTCTTAAAAAATTTAATCTCCTACTTATCTAGGGTTAATGTCGATATAAAACTACTAGTTGATCAAGAATCTATTTTTAATGGCTATAAAAAGGGGCTTGAGCGCATTAATCCAGACCCACAGGACATTATAATTTTATGTCATGATGATATAGAGATACTCTCTACCCCAGAAGAATTTAAAAAAGAATTATTGGAAGTTTTAAATCCTGAGGTAGGTTTTGTCGGTCCCGCAGGTACAGAAGAGTTTGATCGACCTTGCATATGGTGGGATCACCATAAATGGCAACAAGGAAAGCATAGCGGATCCATCTACCACTACGAAGAGAGCCAGGGGCATTATCCGACTGTCTATGGACCTTGTAGACAAGTAGCAGTCCTCGACGGAGTGTTCTTAGCAGCGAGGGCAGAGGTGCTAATGGATATAGAGTTAGAAAAACCTGAGATTTTCGAAGGAAAATGGGATTTCTACGACATATATTACACTACACAGGCTCATCTAAAGGGATATCATAATAAGACTGTAGAAGTAAAAATGTGCCATTATTCCATAGGAGACACAAGTGGGAGAGAGTCCTGGCATAAGAACAGGGAAGCTTATATTACTAAGTACTCTTCTTCTTTGCCTCTTTCCATTTCTTATTAGTTTCCGCTGCCTGTTGTCTTCTCACCTTTTCCTCAACATCAGTCCAAGCGTCCTTTGAGACCTTTTTCATATGACCTCTCCACGCTTCACCTCTTTTTGCTTCAGGCTCAGATGCTATTCGTGCATGTGAATCTAGAGTACTGGTGATGTCTGCGTCAAGCTCCTGATGGCTTTTTTGACGGGGAGAAGTCGTTGTGCTACGCAACCCCTTTGCCCACCACGATTTCTTCTTTCCCCTCTTAAACTGATGCTCAACTAATATATTATAAATTCTATCGTAGGAGTTCACTTCTTTTTCCTCAACTTCTTATAAGCCCCTAATTTTGCTTGTAGTCTGGTAGGGAGTTTAGGTCCCTGTCTCCCTGTATCTGTTTCATCAGTATCAGTAGATGTTCTTCTCTTGCCTTGTGGTCTAAGAGCAGAAAAAGTATTACTTTGGTACTCACCACTCTTGAACTTTCTAGTTTTTCCAGTACGCTTGGCAGCTTCTTTTAACAAAGTATAAATTCTATCGTAGGAGTTCATACTTTTCCTTTCCAACCCGTTTTCCCACCAGCCTTAGTACCTTCTCGTCTTGCCGCTTTTTTAAATCTCTTAGCTAAAGCTTTACGACGAGGTGTGCAGGTTTCTTTGGTCATAGGTGTGCAATAACCTTTATGCTTAGGGTTTACTGCCCCTTGAATCCAATCAGACTCAACCAAAAGTGAATAAAGTCGCCCATAGGAAGCATCCTCATACTTCATGCGCTTTCCTTTTTTTGCAGCCTCAGCTTTAGCAGCAGCTTTCCCCTTTTTAGTATAAGCAAAATGTTTTGTTCCTACTCTAGGCATATTATCTCTCTATATTTAACCTTTCTTTTCGTCTTTTTGAGCTTTGAGGTACAGCCTTTCGTAACCGCATTGCGGTATCTAGGGATGTAGAACCTTTTTTTCTTAATCTCTTAGCTACTTTTCGCATAGTGTCGCTATGGATTTTGGCTATAGCCCCTCCACTCTTTTCCAATTCAGCCGCTTTTTGTTGAAGCTCTCCTGATTTCTCTCCTTGCTTCCAAGAAGAAGTGAGCGATTTTCTATAAGCCCTTGAAGCACCCGACATTGTACGAGTTCCTTGTGCAATTTCCAATATAGTTCTAAGTTTTTTAAAATTACTCATGAGATGACCACCTCATAGAATTGGCCTAGGCTTAGGTCTACCAACAGGCTTCTTCTTTTTTCCTTTTCCTCATCGAAAATGTGACATAATTTACCTCTAAAATATATAGGCAAAGAATAAGCCGAAAGAATAAAAAACTCTTTCGGCTTATAACGGTGCTAAGGTAGCGATCCTTGCAACCAGACCTTAATTAATTCCAAGCATGTCGGAATTCGCTGTATTCTGAGATACCTGTGCGGTTGTCATTGCTCATAACATCCCCTAGAGCAGCATTCTTCATCATTTCTTCTGCTCTAATCCACCCACCAAGCGAATTAGTGGTAACCGCAACATCTTGGTTTGTATCCTGAGTGGTTTTATAACCACCCCATTTAGTATTAACTGCCATTGCTATGCCTGTGAAGTAATCCCCTTCCATAACTACAGGACCATCATTTTGGTTATCGGTTGATTGTCGAGTTACTCTACAGCCTTCCATAGGGGCTCCTTCTTCATATGATTGTAAAGTACGATCATAATTACCCCAAACCACATACTGAGGAGTTCCGTTAGCCGAATCAAACCCTCCGTTCGAAGTCCCCCAAGTCCAACCAGCCCCAGCGTCCGTCACATAGAAAGTATAGCCTCCATCCATCGTTTTACTGTACTCTGTATCAGTAGCATCGTTCCAATACCGTCTATAATACCACTCTTGTTCAGTTACGATTTTTCCTGCTGGACCGAAAGTTCCTGCCGAAACAGACCCATAAGTATTCCCGTAAGGATCCGCACTTACCGCTTGTACGGCAAATCTTTGATTTTGAATCCAAGAAGAGGTGGCATAGTTCTCATAAGTCTTCTTTACTTGATAGAAAGCTCTAGCATTAATTTGCATGTGAGTCCATTTAACATTACCATCCCAAGAAGTATCAGAAAGAGTAAATTGCGTTGAAGACATTTCTACAAAAGGAACCCTTACATAATCATAATCCATTGATTGAATTTCAACCATCCAAGGACCTGATAACGCACCTGATTCACCTGAGGCAGGGTTTATGCCTGATGTAGAAGATGAAGAGTAAAACTGAGAACCCGTAGGGTTATATGGGATTGTGGGGACTGGTGTTCCAGGTGCGCCCCATGCTGGCATTGTTGGTGGCATATGTTATCTCCTTATGTGATTATTAGGGGGTGTTAGTATAATCATGTCTGTCTTTCCTGTAACCAGGAACCCTTCTTCCTGACTCAGCCGTATAGCTCGTTAAAGTACCTGCGGCTATTTTTGTCCCAATAAGATCGAGTATTTGAGGTAGGAATGCTCCTCTTAAATAATCATTATCTGGGTCGTAATTTCCGTTAATAGACCCTCCAGGCATATTAGTTATCATCTGTGCCCCTTCTACCCCTAATGGGTTAGTAGTAGGAGACCACCAAGCGTAATCATTTCCGAAGATTTCATCTTCTGTTTTCCCCCCTAGTCCAGCTATACGGAAATTATATGCCTGAGAAGCATTGAATTGGTGCGTAGTGCTATCCGTAGCAGAAAGCCAAGGTCTCCTATTATACCAAGGTCTTGAAGTATAGATGGATCCTCGTACACCTAACGCAGAAGCGGGAAGATTTGTTCCGTTAGGCGCATCAGCATTATATGTAACCCCTTCTTGGTCAGTGTTGTTAGACTGTAGCTCAAACAACTGGGTGCGAGTTTGTATAGCAGAAACATAAATATCCGTGGTGTAGGTGCGACTATACATAGCATTAACTTGTACCCATAAATCTGTATAAGCGACATTTAATGATTGAGAACAATCACTTAGGTTAAGGTGAAGACCTGATGGTGTAATTCTAGGAACACGCCAATATTGTACTGTCATGGCTTGTTCTTCAATCATCCAAGGTCCACTAGCACCGTAATCACCCCCGTCATAAACATTAGAAAAGCTGTTTACTGCTGTGGTAGGTAATAAGGCTGTTGCCGTGTAAGACAGTGATGATACTGATGATGGTGAAAATGTAGGCATTTAAAACTCCTATGTCCTTTAAAATATATAGGCGAGCGCAGCGAGCCCCACGCGAAAATTTTTAGGTATTATTTTGTTTAAGGTTTATCCTCTGGATGTTCTTTATAGTGTTTGCGTATTCTTTTAATGTGTCCAGCCATTCTTCCTCTATGTGCTGAACCCTTCTTTTTAGAAGCTTCTATCTCTTTTACTCCTCTTCCTCTTGAAGGTTTAGACTGCTGACCTACTGTAGGATCACCTGCTCCAGAAGAGTATCTATAGCCTCTTTTTCTTTTTTCTTCTTCTTCTAAAAAAGAATTAAATAACTTATCTTTCCAACTCATAATTTCTCCTAATGTTTAAATTGATTTTGCGAAGGAGTTTTATCTTCTCCTTCTGGTGTACTTCCATTCTCAACAATTCCCTTAAGAATAGTCGATAAATTAGTCACAACAAGCGTGATTAAACCTGCAACTACTGCAATACTAGTTTCGGGAATAAACTTTATACTAAAAATGAAGGCAAGAACTAAGATAAGTAGGTACAAACCTGCAAATCTAGCTAAGTGTTTCGACGCACTTTCTTTTGCTGACTCTTTAAATATTAACTCTTGCATACGAGCTTTGCTCTCCGCACCTTTCATTCTCTCATCAGCTTTAGCTTCAGTCTGTTTAAGCTTTACAGCAGACTTAACATCAATGTAACCTTGCTTATTTATAATGGGTTTATCAGTCATAATTAACTCCTAATTAGCTACCCCGCCCGATATACTAAACTATTTTTTTCCTCGTTTTCTTTTACTTGGAGCATCACCTAATCCTGCTTGCTTAATGTTTTGCTCTTGTCTCCAGGCTCTCCCAGACCTAAATGGAGTCTCACCCGTTGTTTGATACTTCTTTCTTGCTTTCTCATAAGCTTTTTGCTGTGCAGGAGTTCTCTTACTTGGATGCGTCATAGCAGCTTTTTTTGCTACATTACGAGTCCCAGCCGTCTTAGCTTGCGTACCAGATCTTTTACCCTTTGGTTTGCGAGGACCGAATTGTGCCTCTGTTAAACTCTCATAAATTCTTTGTTTCCAATTCATTTTTTACCTCTGCTAGGTCTTCCTTTATACATGGTCATAGCTTCTCGCTTCTTCCCTGCTTTCTGTAGTCTACTAAGCTTAGACTTGATAAAGCTGCGTTCACTAGAAGTATATACCTTACTTTTCAACTTACGCTTAAGTTTTCCTGTGCGACCCCCTGAAAGGGGGCTTGTGCTGTGCTGACCTTTTCGCGTTCTGATCCTTTGTCTTCTCGACCCAGGATCTAACCCAGGCTCATCTTCAGGCCTAATCTTCCATCCTAGTGCTTTTTTAACTTTAATCTCTGTTTTAGAAGGTGTATCTTCTAAAAGTGAAAGCAGTGTATTTTTCCAAGACATATTAAACCTCTACTGTATATAGGAAGCATATATTTATTCAAAAACCAAAAAATCCCACTATTATACTATATAAAAATGAGTCGCCATTTTGGGACTCATAACCCCTTGTCGAAAGAAAGGAGAATTACAATGGGAAACTTTTATTGGACTAATTTTGATTATATTTGGAAAGATCTCGATATGGTCCTTCGAGACTGGCAACGACTGGTTATTGAACCAAAAAAGCAATTAGCTTCACTTCCAAATTATCCTCACTCCGATTGCTGGCTTGATGATGACGGCAACAAACTGTGGTTGAGGTTTGCGTTGGCTGGATACGCGAAAGAACATCTTAAAATTCGCGCCAGCAAAAATATTTTACGCATTACCGCAAATGGAGAAAAGGAAGAAGGTGTAAAATTTGTACACCACGGCATTTCTAAAAAGGATGTCGATTTTTCGCTTGTTATAGACGAAGCGTTTAACTTAAAAAAAGCGGAGACGGATTTTGTCAATGGTCTTCTTACAATTACCGTACCCCGCGCAAAAGATGCTGAAATCGTCGAATTAATGTAAGTTCAGATTCACTTCTTTATGCTTAGGGCTCCTAGTTAATTCTAGGAGCCCTATTTTCTATTTACCTTCTGTTTTAGGACCTCTCTTACCCTCTTCTCTTCTTCCCCTGATTTTATCACCTTTGCCTTCCCAAGCTTTAAGTCGCTCAGGTGCTTGTGATATTCGGGCTCTCATCGAAGTGCAAGTTTGGCATCCCTTTTTAGGGGATTGACCAAGCCAAAACGAACCAACCATGAGAAATGTAAGAACAGAAAGAGTAAGAGGTAAGTGCTTCATTAAGTCTTTCATATGAAATACCTCCTTGTCTATATAGGCTTAAGTTACTCTCTTTGCTATTCTTTTTGATTTTTCGGGAGTTCTCCACTCCCCTTTCTTGGATTTCTTCGACATAGCCCTATTCCATACCCTCTTTTGAGCATCAGTCATCCCTTTTCGTAATTTAGAGAGTTGAGACAATTTAGGAAACTCCTCACTCTCACCCATCTCCCTCTTTATTTGGCGATTCCTATAGGTCATGTTTCTTGTAGCAGATCTTACTCCCGCTCCAGTAGGCTTATTACCCCCATAAACATTGGGAGCCTTAGGATGTTTCCTTTCAACGGAAGCAACTTCCTTAGCTTGCCTCTTTTTAGCTCCTCTATAAGCTTTAATAGCTCCTTTATGCCCACCTTCCTCTCTTCCTTTAAGGTAAGCTTTTACTTTTCCTTTTTGATAAGCTCCCCTAGCTAGTTTTGCTAGTTGGCGAGGCTCTTGCGCTGATGGTCCTCTTGGATTATCTCTTGCAACAGCCCCCGCTATATCTAAATCAACGCGCCTATTGTGAATAGCCTGTTTAATCTTTTCTCTACCTCTTTGAGTATCGCCTATCTCATTAATAAGTGCCTCGTAAATGCGTTGATAAGGATTCATGGTTTCCGTTGTTGTAATTTATCGTAAGCTTTTTGTAATTGCGCTCTTTGAATACCCGTTAATGAGGGTTTCTTTAATGCAGAAAGAAGGCGACTTCCTAACATTACATCCTTAGTTGTTTTTGCAGATGCAGACATTCTATCATCTTGAGCTTTAGAAGCAGTATCCCCACTCTGAGAACGAGGAGCAAACCTAGCTTGGCGTTTCATAGGGACTTGGGATAATCCCGCTTTGTAGCGTTGTCGTTGTGGGCCTCCTTGCGTCTCTAAAAGGTTTTTAAGCCTAAGATAAGCTTCTCCAAGCCCCGCTTTTTGTTTTATTTTCTTCTGAGCCGTAGGCCCCATTTTTCGTAGTTCAGCTTGTTTCTGTCTCTTTATTTTAAGTTCTTCTTGAGGAGAGAGACCTTCTAGTAAATTATAAAGTCTAGCATATGCTTCCAAAACGGTTGTTCTCTCTTTTTTAGGTTTTTTCATTGGTTCTTCCTCTTCCTCTTTCTCTTTTGTTACAATTCTAAACTGAGACCTAGGCCCCGTTTTAGCTTGCTCCTTTTCTTTCTCTTTCTCTTTCTCTTTTGTTACAATTCTAAACTGAGACCTAGGTGCTACTACTTTAGAGGCAGCTTTAGAAGCTCCAGTCGCAACCTTAGAGGCAGCTTTAGAAGCTCCAGTCGAAACCTTTTTAACAGCCCCTCCAACAGCCTTCCCTACGCCCCCTATGCCTTTTGCAAGCAAACCTAGAAGTCCTTCGTCTACCTCTTCAGTCTCAACTAATATATTATAAATTCTATCGTAGGAGTTCATTTTTTCTTAGGCTTCTTGTTTATTTTACGCCAAGGGCCTCCTTCCTTATCTCTTACCTTCTTACCAGTCTCTGTATGTCTAAAAATCTTTCCTGTTAAGGAGTCTGTCTTAAGAGGTCGTTGTTGCATTTCTACTAACAAGTTATATATTCTATCGTAGGTGTTCATTTTTTATCTATAGGTGTGTCGGGAAGCGGCTCTTCCTGCCCCTCTTTGTCTTTTTGCAACGATATCTCTTTCTTTTGCATGAGAAGTTAGTGCTCTCTTTGCAACTTCTGAAGCTGCTGTACCTTTTCCTCCATGCTCTTTTGCTGCTTT